AAAAAAAAAAAAACAAAATGAAGGAAGTAACTAACAAAGAGATTCGAGATATTGCCGAAGGAATCGTAACAAAAACAACTGAGTCAATTAATGATTATGACGCTGTTGATAGTGTTTCGACTATTTTAAAGGACATGTTCTCTAAGATGAATATTGCAGTGGAGGCTATAAAAAATAACCCAGACTGTAAATGCACAAATTGTAGCTGCGACAAGTAAGCTTATTGTTTAACTAATATTTTTACATGAAGAATAAGTTAAGAGATTTTATAGAAATGTTTACATTTGGAGTAGTGCTTTTTACACTAACTCTAATAGCAATTCAAGTAGTAATGAATCTTGTAAATTATGTTTCAGAAGGAAAACCAATTTCTTTAGAATTTAATTTAAGATTATTTTTTTCACTTGAGATTTTAATCATATCTTTGTCAACACTTATATCATTGATATATGTTTACGCATTTAATAATTACAAAAACATTCCAGATGACAAATGAAGAAATAGAAAAAGGAGTTAAAATAAGCTGCAGCGTATCTGACGATGGAGAACAAGGTTTCATATTCAACGAAGCCTCAGAAAAGCTTTTCGCCAGAATAAACTTCTATGAATCTGGATTCAATCTATCTATAGGAGAAAAGAAGGCTATATTAGAAAAAACAGTACATTCTATTTTCGAAACTATAGAGAATGAAGACGAAAAAAGAAAAAGCAAATCCTGGAGCACAAGATGCGAAGCGTTTAAAGACGCTTATCAGTATGAGCCTAAAGAAAAAGGTCACATTGTATGGCTCATGACATCTATTCTTGACCTCTCAAGAGAGGAGGCAGATAGAAGATGGGCTATTGCAAGCGATTTAATGCAACACCCAGACTTCAAAGACAAGCAAAGCATCGTTATGAACAAAGTTTATTTAAACAATAAACATCTAAAAAATAGCGATTTAGATGATGTCGAATATATTAGAACAAATTAAATAGAACATTTTATAATAATAATCGTATAAAGAATATGGAAACAGCAAACACAGGAACTGGCTCAGAAACGCTAAGCCAAGAAGAAAAAATTGAAATATTAAAAGCAATGTTCTCAACTCTTGAAGTTGATAATAAAGCTGTCTTTACTCAATGGTGTCACGAGGAAATCGAAAGAGGAACTGGAGCGCTGCTTGGAGAGAAGATGACAAAGATGAACGAGCAAATGAATTCATTCGTTGCAAAAGCTTATGATAAAGTCGTTAAGGCTGGAACAGAAGTTTACGATAGAACAAATGAAGCGTTTAAGTTTGCAAATGAAGAAGAAATTGAAAAGTCTCCAAACTCAAGCAGCAGCAAGGGTATTTGGGACTAAAGATATATAACGTCTGTATCTAAGGATGGTCATCTATGCGTCTCGCAATTGACATCTTTATTTATTGGTTCAAAGAAAAAGCCTCCAGCAATGGGGGCTTTTTCGATTTTAAGAATAATAAGAGCCGTAAACTTCAGAATTTAAACCATAATCAATAATCACAACCCTTTCTATTCCACCCTCTTTAACGACACCGTAGGAGCTAAGTCTTGTTAAATCCCCTGCAGGTATTCCAAAATTTCCTATGTACTGAAATATTCCATACACAAACTCGTCTTCCCACATCTCTTCTACAACAGCTTTATCAATATCTTGCTTATACGAACTTCTGTCACCAATCCCATTCGCATCTTCTCCATAATTGTGAATAGCTACAGCAAAATCTCTAAAATCAAATCCAGTAATTTTTTTAAAATCAGCCACTTTAAGCTTTTGGGCCAATTCCATTTCGGTCCACAAGCTATTTGGGTCATAGTCATAAATTGTAGCCAAAACATCATCTAAGCCTTCTTTTGCAAAGTCAATCTCAACCTGGTTTTGAGCAATACCTTTTTTGTTCTTAGCAAGCTTTAAAACTTTCTCATCATCAATTTTATATACAATTCTTGACGAACCAGAAGAAATCCTTTGAAGAAATGCTTCACAATATCTAATTCTCTCTGCAAACGTTGTAAGAGTCTTAAACTCCTCTATCTTAAACATTTCAGGATAACCCTCTTCCAAAGAATCTTCTTTCACCATGGTTCCAAATTTGTGCTGCCCAGTCGTAGGATAGCTCCTCATCTGTGGGTTGAACTGTGGGTCAAAAAAGTCTGGAAAGTCTTTGTAGTCACTATAGACAACAGCTTCAAAAACCTTTTTAAGTTCTTCTTGTATTATTTTTTTTATATTCATTGTTCGTTAAACCAGTTATAGTCATCGTAGTCTTCTTCAGGCTCCATCTATTTTTGTGTTGTCTTAATAAATAGTTTTTATTTTTGGAAATTTTTTCATTTATTCGTACCTTCGCTGCAATGAAAACAAGAGCAAGAAAAATGAAGTGGGATAAAGCGGGGGAGCAATTGCATAAAATTTTAACAGAAAGACTTAAGGACCCTAAGTTTGCTAATACAGCTTTTGTAAAAAGAGGTTTGTGGATGACAAGGCAAAGTCTTATCTTTTCTATTGAGGAGAAAAATAAATACATCTTAAAAAAATATTGCTAATGTTAGAAGAAGACAAAATAAGAAGACTTCCAGAACATCTCAGAAACAAGAAATTTGTTCACTTGTCATCTAAAGACTTGCGCATAATAGTAAACAACGGGCTTTCAGATTATCAAGTAAATTATTTGATTAAAGGGTATGAAAGAAATTACCACGAAATGTTTAGAGAAATTTTTATAAAACATTGCATATGAAAAAGAAGCACAGAAATATAACGATAGATGGGGGCGACTTATGGGCGTGGTCAGTAATAAGAGGCTATCAAGGAGTTTCAACTATTAAAATATGGAAGGATAAAAAACTTAAGTATGAAAAAAGATATATTTCAGAACCTGAGTGGGTTAATCCTCCGACTGGAATGCCAACTGTAACTCCAGGGTTAATTTCCAGGTTCATTAAAATACATTTGGTAAATAAATAAATTTTAACTAAATTTGAGCAGTGAAAAAAGCAACACAATTAATGCAAATATTGTCATACGAGCACACCAAGCCCTTGTCGGAGAAGTATGCAAAAAGTTGTGCTCCAGGTTGCCACAATGGAAGAAAGAATCAAAATAATGATGAGCTTCGGAATGGTTGACAAAGCAGATGAGGCCAATAAATTGTTAATGGAGCTTTTGGTAGCAATTAGAGAAGAGTTTATTAACGAACAAAATGGCGAGTAAATATGAGCGAAGATAAAGACGTTGTATACGGAATACATCAAGGCTGCATCTACGAAGGTGGAGGAGTCAACAAAAACCTCTTCAAAGATAAAGAAGCTGCAGTTGCTGAAGCGACAAGGATTTTTGAAATGGAGATAGCTCGCCAAGAAGAATATAGAAAACTTGAAGTAGAAGATGAAGACCATGAAGTTATGTTAAGGCACTATGAAGAGTTTAAGTGGAGAAAATGTGACAAGAGAGAAAATAGATGGCACAACACTGTTGATGAAATACAAGTTGTAGATTTTACAATTCAATAATATGAACTGGGAAGAACACTTAGAGTAGCTCAACTCCTCAAGCATTGAAGAACTTGATGTTGAGATTGAAAAAATCATAGAGGAACAAAACGAAGCCGCCAAGACAGCTATGAATCAAATTCACTTCACTCTTAGGCTTGCGAAGACAAAGGAGGAAATACTAAAGACGGTTGAAGAAATTGAATTAGATTACCACAATACGTCCATGCATTCAATAACTCCTTGGAGACTTAAGAATAGAAAAGAAAAATATAACGAAGACCCAGAGGTATATGAAAAAGAGTGGAACGAACTCCAGGAATTTGCTGAAAAACTAAGAAAAGAAGCTTGATATGGTTTATAAAATTGCCTCAATATTTTTTTTATGTAATCGGAATCGTTGTAATGTTTATTCCAATGATGACTGGAAGGCCAGACTTAAAATACACACTTGTACCTGCAGGTTTTGTTGTGTCAATTATAGGTCGATTATTAATGGGGTGGGAAAAAGAAAAAGTTAGCAACAAAGATATACTTGATGATGGAGAATTTTGACTTATAAAAATTTAAGAAATACGTTAACACTTATGATGGCCAGATGGGTCACAAGAAATATAGCGTGAAAACAATCATAGACGATTTCCTTTATGGAATAGGTATCTGCTTGGACGAAGAAGGGTTTGAGAATGCTGACGGATATAGAAAATTTAAAGAAAAACTAATGGAGCACCTGGACGCAGTTCCAGCTTCAGAAGTTCCAAAGAAATGTTATTGCGGACAACCCGTTGATACAACTAACCAAGATTGCGTTGACTATAACTTATGTTCAGACCACGTAATGGACTCATAAAAAAATAAATAATTATGTATATTGATAAAATAGAAGACATCCCAAGTGATGTAATGGTAGTTCTTAAGAAAGTGTTTGCAGAATACTTTCAAGAGGAAGAAGGTGAGGGCGAAGAAATGACTATCGAGGAGGTAGTAGAATGCCTAAGAGAAAGTTATGATGACTATGACGAGACTACAGGCTCGTGCTATATCACATGCACATACCACACTACAATAGATGGTTTTAGATTTGAAGTTGATGGGAGTTCTTACAGAAAAGACCAATCTGTCTGTGATGAAGAAATGGGTGATGGATTTTCAGTAGTCTCTCTTGATGAAGAAAAGAAGAAGAAAGAGAAGGCTAAAAACGCTAAGAGAGCAAAGTCTGATGAGAACTGGAGAGAGTTCTTTGTTAAAATTGATGGCTATATAACTCCAGAGAAAGCTTTTGAGCTTTTAAAAGATTATAAGTTTCCAACCAAGTGGAAACAAACAGCTTAGTCGAGATAAATAGAACACTTTCTTTTATTTATCGTATAACCTAAGTATGGAAGCTACTAAAGAATCAGTAATCGAATTTTTGAGAAAAGAATATGAAGAAAGTGTCCTTCAGCATTTAGTTGAAGAGGCAATCTATAATTATCTTGATGAAGATTGGGAAGACGAGTATGAAGACGAGCAAGATGCTTATCGAGAAACTGGTCGTGGAGAAGCTGAGTCTGAAGTAAGCACTGACATTCAAAACGAAATCCTTAAGCAACTTGGGTTTACTCACGAACAATACTGTGAAGTTATTGGCCAAGACGTTTGGGATACAGTCACAGAAGTTTACGAATTTTTAGAACACTAAACATGAAAGATAACGTTAAAGACGCAATCGAAGAATACCAGTGCCCAGGATGCATGGCTGGAAGCGACATTACATGCTTCAAGAAAGATGACGAAGGATTAAGTTCAGCTTGTGGAAATCACAGAGCTGGAACTGCAGCAGTTGGCATAGGTAAGTTTTTTCTTGGAATGCCGAAAGGATTCAATAGACTTGGAGCAGGATTTGGCGGAGACAAAAATCTTAGAATTGATATGTTCGAAACTTATGATGATAGCTGGGCAAAAAATGATGATGCAGGTTATAAGAAGTGGAACATCCCAGTGTGGAAGTACAAAAACAAGAATGGACACACCATGTTAAGAGGTTTGTCTCCAAGAAACAACAGCTCTTTCTTGCATGTAATTCTTGAGGATTGCATGGATAAATTTGATTGTCTTGAGATTACTCAAGATGATGTAGATGGAATGGATTAATTATGAAGCACTTTAGCGGAAAAGAACTTGAACCAAGTAAGTTTTACCAAATGGGCGACTTCATTGTAGAATTCATTAAGGACACTGGTGAATTGATAGAATCCTATCCAGGAAAGTTTTCTGGCGTTTATCTATGCAAGTTAACTAACTTCACAAATAGTTCTAAACACAACTTAGGAGAATTAGAACGTGAAATGAAACTGGTGAAAAATCAAAACTACCCGTGTTTTCAAGAAATAAGCAAAGAAGATATTCAAAAATATATTGACTCTAAAGAAAGAGGCATTAAGTTAGAGCAGGAAAGAATTTGTTTTTTAAAGAAATTTCTATAAAAAAATAATACAATTTTTTCATCGCACAGTCATTGCCGACAGGCGGATTCCGACAAAATTTTTTCACCATTAATTAAATTTAAAAATATTCTAATTAAATTTCTTCTTATTTATTGTATATTTATTATTAAGACTTATAATAAGCAAATAGATGAGCAAGGAAGATGCGTGTTTTATCCACAACGGAGAAATATACTACATAGTTGGAGCAGCCGAACGAGATATTGAGAGGTACCTCGAAAATATTGTTGACTTTTATGAGACTGACGAATATCAATCGCTCAATCTAATAAGAATAAAGGCTCAAAAATACCTTATAGATAGACAAATTCAGCTAATAATGAGCAAATATTGCATTTAAAATTTGCAAGGGTTAAAAAGTTTCTATAGATTTGTAGTCTAATTTAATTACAAAACAAAAATTTATGGAAACGAAAAATGATACTGCACAAGATGCAGCATTCGCAAAGATGTCCGACATTAAAATCTGGATTTCTACACAGTATGAAAAGTTCGTACTAAGCGAATTCAACAGAGACCCGTCTCACTACAAAAAAGTTAAAGAGTCAATCGAAGCAAACGATTATACTCAATATCAACCAATCCTTGTTAACAAGCAAATGGAGATTGTCGATGGACAAAACAGATACCTTGCATGTAAAGAGCTTGGCCTTCCAATTCATTTCATCGTATCAGAAGATATTCATATCTATGCTGCTGCAGACATCAACAGAGCTGCTAAGAACTGGAACGCTATGGATTATGCTCGTCACTATGCTAAGAGAGGGAAAGACTCTTACATCATGCTTTTAGACCTTTGTGCTAAATACGACCAGAGAATTTCTGTAGTTGGTGCATTCGGTAAAATCTCAAAGAACGCACGTTCTCACTCACACAACATTAAACAAGGTTCTTTCGAATTTAGAGAAGACATCGACATTGACGATTTCTTTACTCACATGGCTATCTTCGAAAATTACTATGATTTCGCTAAGAAAGAAAAGTTTGTTAAGGCAATGCTTAAACTTTATATGCACCCTAACTATGTTCATGAGAAAATGACTACCAAGCTTAAACTTAACTCAGGTATCGTTCGTGAACAATCTAAAGTTGGAGACATGGTCAATGAGCTTGTTAAGCTATACAACTTCCACACAAGAACTGGTAAAATACACTTCTAAGTGGGAAGACTTGTCTTAAATATAAGATTCGTCCAACATGGAGAAAAACATGATTACACCATCCAGAGGAAAACTTTCTTTGGATGGCGTAGTTATAGATACGAAGTTGGCGGTTGTGGCGGAGGCTCTGTCTTATATGAATACACTGATACAGATAAATCTGCCCTCCTCGACAAAAATAATCGAATCCATATACTTGACAAAGAAAGAATTTGTCAAAGTAATTGAGCATCCAATGATTAAAAAATACTAAGATGAACGAAGAAGAATTTTTGGAGAAAACCAGAGAACATCGTGAATATAAAAGGCTCCTGGAATACCAAGATGCTGAACAGGTTGACGCTGCCATTCTTAGAATTAAAAACGGCTACGGCATCACTGAAAGCAATTACGAACTTAGATTCTATGTTGAGTCAGAAAGTATTACAGAGGTAAACATTCACTTCAGAGATTTCATGGCTGACATCTCTGCTTTGTTCGAAAAATACAAGGGAAAAGGAATCACAGAAGGAGACCTTGACAGAAAAGGAAGCACTCGCCCTGCAGCGCTTGACATTGTTACAGATACTTTAAATAAAATATAATGACAACACTAAGATTAGATGATAAAATATTTACAGCTGAATACATTGAGACGATTTCAGAATTGGAGGAGTATATTCCAGAATTGGAGACAAAATCTTTTTTAGATATAACAAAAGACATCATCAATCCAAAAAAGAAAACCGTTCACGTACAATTCACAATTCAACTTGTGTCTGGTGAAAAATTGACTAAAAGATTCGGAGCAGGAGGTTTATCTGAAGAAGTGAAGAGCGTTGCTAATGAAAAGTATCAAGAAATATCTAAAGATTGCGGTATTGCTGAACTCATCAGAATCAAAGAGGAGAAAGGCGAAATGATAGTAGCCCAAGAATACGATAGAGCCGCTAAACTTCGTGATGATGAAAAGAAAGCTTGGGATAATGTAGAGGGGAAAAACTTCTACGAGAGAATCAAAAAAGAAGTCCTTACAGACATCGTTATGAAAAATCTAAGAGATATTGCCGAAGAGAAGAGAACGTGGCTCCAGGAGATTGTAAACAGCACCAAAGCGCCAATTAATATATGAAAGAACCACACAATAGCTTTTTAGATTACTTTCTAAAGATACTCCCAGGAATCCTTGGGATGATACTTCTGGTAATCGTAATTAACGCAATACACGTAACCAAGCTATCAACAAGACTCGACAGTCCAATGGAGCCAACACTTGAGATTTCCGCAGAAGGAGATACAACTTATATTTACGAAATGCATAACAACGATACAACAGATGTTACATTTCACATAGACTTTAAATAATGGGATATTTTTTATAGCAGTGATTGCATTTGCAATTGGATACATAATCGGAATTAAGTCTAAGGCTATTGCCAAGATTAAAGCCAGAGAAAAAATTAAGGAAGAACCCAAGTTTAACATTAATGAATTTATTCGTGATGAAGGAGGTGCAATCAAAAAGGTAATCAAAGGTAGAGTTGCTCCACCACCTCCGCCACCATCAAGGATAATTAAAGAAGGCACAATGCCAACTCCACCAAAGAAGAAAGTTGAGCATGTTAAACCTGGCATCACATACTATAGAGGAACATTTACAAAAGTCAACAGATGCGGTAACTGCGAAGCGATAGGAATGCAAAGTGATATGTGGGCTCACAATCCTTGCCCTAAGTGTGGTGGTAATGTTAAATATTATGGCGCTGGCAAATGGGAAAATAGCAGCTGGGTAATGTCAAAGGTCTAAAATAAAAAAAGTCACTCTAAATTTAGAATGACCGTTTTTACGTAAAAATTTTTTGACCTCTTAATCGTTTTTAAGCTTCAGCTTCTTAACGTCATCACCGTCATAGTAAACAGTGTCTATTTTATAAACTTTCCTGTCAATCACAGTGTCTTTGTGGACTATGTTGTATACAATAGAGTCTTTCTCAACAATATTCCACTGTACAGAATCTTTGTAAATATAGTTGTAAATAATTGAGTCAAGAACTATTTCGCTAATCGTCATGCCAGCGTCAATTATAATAACACCCTTGGCATCTTGAGCATCCTTCAATAGCTTCTGCGCATCTTTCACTTTCTTTTTAAGTTTCTCAACCTCTTCTACTGTAAGGTTATCGTTTAGGACGATGTTGTTCAAGCTGTCAATCTCACTGCTGTACATATTTCTCCTGGTATCAAGGTCATGAAGCATCTCTGTTAGCAAGCTGTCGCTCTCGTGCTGCAACTCTCCTAACTTTTTTATATCCTCCTTATCCTTCTGGTAAATCTTTGTGAAATCTTCTGACTTGCACATTTTAACCATGAACATCAGCGCCAATCCTGATACCGCTATTAATATAGCTTTCTTATATTCTTTTTTCATATTTTTTAGTGATTGTGAAGCTCTTTGAGTGACTCAATGAACTTCTCGTTTAATTCTTTGTAATCCTCTTTGAGGGTTTTAATGTCCTCTTGCAATGTCTCCACTTGTGACGTTAAGGTACTCTTATTATCGTAATAAAGGTAACCCACCGCCATTAGGGACATGAAGAGTAATGCCACTATCGGATTCTTTACGAATTCCTTAAATGATACTCCTGGTAATGCCATAATTGTTTTGTTTTTGTGTTGTTTTGTTATATTTAATAAATATACATTCTTTTTGAAAATTGACCATTTTTTCATAACTTTGAGCACATGAACGAATCGAATAAAACAGAGATTGTCTGGAACCAGACTGGTACCAATATTGTGGGATTTGTGGTTGACGGAGAAAATATGGGAGCCGAAGCATTCAATGAGATGATGCAAATAGCAGGACTTTCAACAATTAGCATAAGCACGCAGCTAACAAATCTTAAGGAGAGAATTACGCATGAGCGAACAATTACAGAAAAATTATTGACGCTCGATACAATAATAGGAGTTATGATGAAGAAAATAAAAATAGACCACTGCTAATGACAAAAGAAGAGATAAAATTGCCAACAGAAGAATACACCTATGAATTCCATGGCACCGAGTTCTCAATTAAGCCTGTTTCACAAGAAACAAGAGAGCTGTTGGAACTGTATGGCATTGACATAGAAGCAGCTCTCACAAGCATTCTTAAAAAAGAAATTGATAAGGAAATAGCTAAAACAAAAACAATTGAACTTAGCACTCTTTCTCTGGAGGGAAGAGTAGAGAAGATGAAGTCAATGCTTGATACAGATATTCCAGACTTTCTTAGGAAAGATATTCTGGCAAACCTCTTGACTGTGATGGAGAAGAAAATAAGAAAGGACTACTGTGAGTGAACAGAATATATATGACCCCAACGAGTTCAAGCCCAAGAAATGCATCCACCTAATGCACTATAACATAAAAGAGAAGCATTGTGAGTAAGGATAATAAAAGAACGTTTGTCGTGTATCCAAATACAGTTAGCGATGAGGATATGGAACGGTTTCTTGCAAGTTTGAGGAAATCGCTTAGAATGCCACCCATTCATATGAGGGACATTTTTATTGATACCAAGGATAGCATTGAGAATAATGTTGAATCTCATAAGAGATATTCAGATGCTTACTTTAAACAAGGAGAGTATAAAGATGAGTTTACCATGTATCACCTGGAGAAATATTTGTATTACATGAATTTATTAATTTTAAAAAAACACTGTGCATAAAGGAAAAGAATTTATACCGCCAGGGATTATAACTCCAAAAGGAGAACTTATATATTTAAACTTCCAAGTTACTTCTACTGAAAAAATCATAGAACAGACTTTTTCCCTGGAGGACAACATTCGTCACTACGACATTAATTATGAATGCAACAAAGACTCCATGTTATCTCTTGGGAGAGCATGTGACGCACTTATGAAATCAATTTACTACAGGATGAAAAAGATACTTAGAGACCATGGCGAATATTAGAAGAAGGAGGGGAGGCAAGGTCACCGAGAACCAAATTATTAACTGGGAAACCGTCCATCAAGAATATTTAGACAATCTCTACGATAATACCATTGAAATGTCATATGAAGAATGTGCTGAAATGTCAGTGTTTTCAATATTTAAGGTAATACAACTTAGAATGATAAAAATAAAACAAGACCACTGTGGATGATTTTAGAAATGATATAAACGAATTGGAATATAGGACCAAAATTTATGACCTTGATTATGTTAAGTACTGCAAGGCTATGGATTGCGGATATGTAAGTCACATTAGAAGTGACGGTTCAGTTCAGAATAGACTTGGCTCCAAGAGAGGGTGGGAAGAAACCGCACTCTTCTGTGTAACAAATTCAATTGAATATAGGATGATGTTAATTAAATTGAAGCATTGTGATAAATAACCTAACAAAAGAAGAAGTCAATGGAGTTCTCAAGCAACAAGGTTTGACGCTGGAGCAATTGTTGAATCTAATGGAAAGTAATTTAAGAATCATGGGAGAAGACAAACAAGAGGAGTCTCACTATTGGATTATTAAATTGCATTACCATAAAATATATAGAAAACACTGTGAGTAAGATTACAAGAGAAGAAATAATTAAGTGGGAAACCAGGTGCAACCAATCAATAGGAGATTATGAAACTGAAGTCCATTTCTGGGGCCTCAGCACAGGTACTCATGAACTCGTTAGAGCTTATCGTTTCCTGGATTTGGCTGTCAGGTGTAGGCGTGAAAAAATAATACAAGATTACTGCTAATGAATGAAGATATAGAACTCTGGGAATTTAAGTACGAAGAATATACTCGAACATTTGAAGAGAAAAAAGATGGGCCTATCAGAAACTTCGTTGCTGCACCTTGCATATAAGTGTCTTGTCATTTCTCACATACATAGAATGAAGAAACTATTCAAAGACCACTGTTAACTTGTTCCCAAAATTTACAATAAAAAATTTGGGAAAAAATTTTTAAGGATTCACTTTTTGTAAGTCCATAGGAAAAAGGGGCACCCCCTTATACGGACCCCCTACCCCCCAGAGAAAGTTTCTTGTTCGTCATGACGAATGAACAATATCTTTGAGTGCGGCAAATAGAACACCTAATCGCAGCGCTTTATGCGGCAAATAATTCCGATGGTCATTCCGCTCGTTAAAGCTTTGCTATCAGTGTTGTGTAGAGGTTTTTTCTCAGAGAGATTCCGATGGTCATTCCGAGCGTAATTGGTCCAGAAATTAGCTTAAAAAATTTGGGAAAAAATTTTTAAGGATTGACTTATTAACAAAGAGAAAACTTTTCCTCGTCATGATGAAAGAACTATTTATTCCGAACGTTACGGCAGTTAGCTATCCTAATCGCAGTAAAGGATGCGGCAAATAAGTATTAAGAAAATTCCGATGGTCATTCCGAACGTATTATAAGCCCAGGAGCTTATATTGTCCTTTATAAGCAATATAGCTTATATTCACAATTCTCAAAGACATTCTATAGGACATTTTGTCCTTGACGGGATTGGTTGAGAAAAATAATAATAAACCTGGAGCAACAATGCGTATGATAGGGAATATACGTTGGTTGAGAATATTGTAAAAAAAATGGGGAAAAATTCGTGAGAGGTCTTGGACCCCCTATGGAGGGGCGGCTTTTTTAGGGGCTTATTTTCCTTCCGAGCCTTAAATAGACCCCTTAAATAAGAGCCTATCTGTAAGGGGCTTAAACAGGGTAGGGGGTTAGTACCTCTTACCTTTGTGCTTTGCCTTTCGTGTGTACGTCTTCTTAGACTTGTGTACGCTATGCTTCATTGCATCTTGTATCTCACCTTGCGTCAATTGAATGACTTCAAACTTTGGTGCTTTAATATCTTTGCTCATAATTTCTACTTGTTTGGTTACATTAATATAACGACAGGAATTTAAAAAGTTACAATTTTAATTTTACAAGCATTATCTTTGTATATTCATCAAGAATATCACCAGCGCTTTTAGAGACAAGAATGTTTTTGTTTTTGTTTTTTAAGGTATATACCCTGTCGGCATAGAATCCAGGCTGCTTGTTAATATTAATATTGGTTACTGTTACTTCACCGTCAGCTGAATGGTACTCTTCAAAGCAAATGACTCCTGAATCTCTTACAGTATTCTCCTGAATTTTGTTCTTTTGCTCTTGCGTTAAATCAATCATCTTTTAATGTTTTTATTGGTTACATATATATAACGACCAAAATTCAAAAAGTTACAAAGATATAGAACATTAATTTTTATTTGCGTATAAGAAAGTAAGCGAACTTTCTAAGGTAGAAATTTGATTTTGTAACTTTTTAAAAACATATCGTTATAAGTATGTAACCAATAATAAAACAAACATTATGAAAAATTTAGTAAGAATTACAAGAGACCAAGCAGTAACAATGTTCACTAACTACAAAAAAGAAGTTTCGGCTTCGGGTGTAGCATTTTCAAACATTGCATACTTAGTAGACGAGTCAAAGTCTAAAACTGTAAAAGGTAAGAAAGTTTTACAGAAAATGGTTGAAACGAACGCAACAATAGGGAGTGATTATGCAAAGAAAGTTAACAAAATTCTTGACAGAGAGGGAAAGGAAATTGTTTTTGAAGCGCAACCAATGAGAGGTAAAGATTATGTTTCAGAAGGAAACCCAGTGTGTATGGACACAAAGACACAAGAAAAAAGATACTTAGTATTCATTGTTGAAGGACATTCAAAGCCACAAACACAATTGATTTTAGATGGAAAGTTAGTTGACCGTAAAGATGTTTGGAATGATACTTACATTACACCTGCGGGATTGAAACCAAATGCAGTTGCAGGACGTGGAACGATTAACGAAGAAAATAACTTCTTTTTCAGAACGCTTGACTTTAACAACTTAATTTCTTTCAATATGAATGGTAATATGTACCTAATTGAGGGATAAGAAACGAAACAACAACGAGGGGGGCGAATTGCTCCCCTTTTTTTTTATAAACTTAGAAACTCTCCCTAATGGCAAAGATAGTATTATTAGAAGATGCAAAAAAGATGATTGGCGGACTTGTTAAGGCAGTTGGTACGTGTGGCATTGGCGATGGCGTTACTGTGCATGGAATACTATTAGAACTCTCCCCAATACCTATTGTATTGGTCTTAAAAGGTAACGGGCATAGCCAGCCTTACTCAGTAGATAAAAACACCTTAGAACGCATTGAAACTCTCCCTAATTAGATTGTAACTTTTTGAATTGCTATCGTTATATCTATGTAACCAATAAAGATAAACAAAATGGCAATAGGATTCAACACACCGTCAAAAAGACAAGCAGAAGAGTTAGAAGGACAAAACTCTCCCCAACCTCAACAAATGGGCGAAATGCCTACGGGTCACTTACAAGCTCAGACAATACAAAAAATGCAAGCCTTGGGCGATATGATTTGCTCACCAAATTTTGCAACTCTCCCCGTGGCACAAAAAGAAATGATGTTAATTGATTTTGCATATTTCACAAACCTTGCAAACGTTTTGTAACTTTTTAAATTCATTTCGTTATACACTTGTAACCAATAAAGACAAACAAAATGGCAAAGCATTATAAGTACGAAAAATTAATGGAGCATAACCCGACAAGCTACGGAGCAATGACAAACTCAAAGGGTCAAGAGATAGAGTTCTTTGAGCACCCAATGCAAGGAGATATGTCAGTTGTTATATGTGTATGCCACAAATTAGAGAAAGCGGCAGATAGCACGTTTTTTGAAACTGATGACATGGAAGCAGAGCATGGAGAATATGAGCCAAGTTTTCAAAATGGAAAATTATATATTGGAGATTTTGAAGCTTAGATAATTGTAACTTTTTGAAATCGTATCGTTATACACTTGTAACCAAAAACAAAAGACATGAAAATTATTTTAGATAAAGTAGAAGTTTTAGAGATGGTGCATAACGCACTTTGCAACGGAGGGTTAAGCGAACTCGCAATGTGTTCGGTTCGATTAAACATAGTTCAAGAGGACTATGAGGAAGCGAAAAACACTTGGAACGCAGAGAATGACAATAGCCCGTGTCGTGAGGACATTTACGCTCAAATTCTTAAAAGCGGAAAGCCTTTACAGTTTTTTGACTATGAGGGGGATGAAGCGTTAGAATTCACGCTTGAGGGTGCGATAGAAGCCCTTAGCAATGAAGATGCGTCTGAAATAGTGTTGACCTACAAAGAAGAGGGGGATGATGCGATAACGGCTACTGAATTGCTTCAGCACTGTTTATATGGAGAAGTAATTTTTGGATAAGATGGTTGATAAAATTTATTACATAACAAACCCTTATAGTGATGAGGGTAGAACCACCAAAAACTTTGACATTCCAAAGTGTGGAAAAGAAAAGCGCAGAGAGAAGAGAAAAGCGCAGAGAAAGAAATTGTAACTTTTTGAAATCGTATCGTTATATGTATGTAACATAAAAACAACGACAATGAAAGACTTAACAAAAGAAATGCACTTCGAGGAAAACTGTAAGACAACCCTTGGAGAACTTGAAAGATTAGCAAACAGATTACTTGCAACGATTTGGACAATTGATATTTACAGTTTCAAAGAAGCAAGTGTTATTAACTTAAAAGAATTGGGGTGGAAGTTTGAGTATAATTCAAGAAAAAGAGCAGCAGGTCTTTGTAATTACAGAAACAAAACGATTTACCTTTCAAAGTATTTGGTAACTCAAAACTTAAGCAAAGGATTAGAATTTGAAAACACATTGCGTCACGAATTAGCGCACGCACTTGATGGAGCAATGGGAGGAAGAAACCACCACAACAACGTGTGGAAAGCAATAGCAAGAAAAGTACTTTGCACCGCAGAAAGATGCTACAAGTCGGAGGACATTAGCGACACTCAAAGTAAATACACATTAGTTTGTGAAAATGGATGCGGGAAAAAAAGTGCGAGTCACAAAAAGAAGAAAAGAATTAGTGCTTGTGGAAAATGTTGTAACGAACACAACAACGGAAGATACACCGAAAAGTATGCACTAACACAGATACAGAACTATTAAGAGATTATTGTTTGTGTGGTTACGACAATAAGGGGAGGCTGAAAAGTCTCCCTTTTCTTTGTTTGCCCCGAACGAGCGAAGCGTTGTAACTTTTTAAATAACCATCGTTATATGAATGTAGGTAGGAAACTGATACGGGCATGACATTTCAAAAATGGCGGAAGAGTAGACTCCAACACGCCCTCTTTTTTTAAAACTCTCCCTTGTAACTTTTTAAAACCTCATCGTTATACAGATATGAAACTAACGCAGACACCCAACGCAGAATTAAACGCTAAGGCAATGGATAATGCTTTGCCTGATGGAAATTACTTAACCTGCCCTAAGTGGGGATACAGTGAGCGTGAGGTGGTCATAAAGGATGGAATACTCTCTCTTGTAAATGACAGTGAACATAAGTTCACACAACATTGGTTTTTCAAAGTCAATGATGTATTAAAGTCTTTGTAACTTTTTAAAACTGTGTCGTTATACATACATAACCAACAAGACAATTATGAAATTTTTATTTGGATTTAGCAACGGATGTTACTGGCTGATTATTAGAACCGCAGAGGAACTGGAATTTGCCCTGAAGCATATGAACATGACCAACAGAGCAATGGATGTTTATTTGGAGGCGTTGACAAACAATAAAGTAATTTACCTTAATGAAGCAGGCGGATACCATACTGGCAGAATTCAGAATACAGATAAAACTCAAATGATTGAGAAAGACGCTTCAAGATTTCCAACGAAGATGGATAGGGTTGAGGTTTTGAAAGAGGAATTACTGGTAGAAATAAATGAACTGGAAGAGGCTTTAAATATGCCATTAACTAAAAAAATTATACTGGACTAATGGAAGATATTTTAAACATATTAAAAGAACTTTTGATAGGGTTAGAGTTCAATGATAGGACTAATTATATTGTTGTATGCAAATTCAGCATGAGCAATGTTAGAGCGTGGGAAAGAGATGGGTTACCAGCCTCAATGAAAGGTGAGAAGCCAGACCAAGTAATTTACCTGATGCCAGAGATTTCTCACAGACTTAACCAGAAGGAGCAGGTGTATAATTCAGCAAAAGCTCTGGAAGAACTTATGGGCTTGGGATACAAAGTGGATGTGTGCGCTACAAAGAATGATTTTATTATGGGAGATGACAATTTTATAACTCTCCCTTTGTAACTTTTTAAACCTGAATCGTTATACAGATATGAAAACAGCAAAGAAAGATTTACAAGAGTGGGCAAAAGCAACCATAGCCGCAAAGGTTCAGGAGCTTGAGGCTGCAATGAGATTCATTCTAAGAAACCAGCAGTATGACGGATTCTTTGATGCTGATGACGACAAGAACGAAGGTAGAGGCAGACAGGGAAGGGTGTATATTGAGATGGACGGTGAAACGCCTGTGTTATATGTCAACTGGGATGAGGTTTACGCTATTAATGAGCAGGAGGCGTTATTTGAAGAACTTTTTGAAGGTGATTTCTCCAGCAACAAAGTAGTTAGAATTACAGGCGTGAAATTATGAACAGGGCTTGGATAGTATTCACCATTGATGACCAGCAGGTGTACCAGATAGAGTACAGGGGATGTACTGGACAGGATGTGATTGACGGATACAAAACCATGATTGCTGGTGAATACAGGATACAGGAGTCGGATGTTCAGGTAAGTTTTAAGGATGACCTGAAGCAAGACCAGAAGACCGTCCTGAAGACAAAAGAAAAAATTACCAGCTCGGAGCTGGTCAGGGATACCTTAGAGATGTTAGTCCAGAAGGTGAACCAGAACTAAAAATATTATTGTTTGTTATATGTTACAATGTTACAAATAGAGAAGGCAGGGAGTTGTTACCCTGCCTTTTCGCATTTCTGTAACTTTTTAAAATGTCATCGTTATATAGATATAACCAATAAAACAAAAAATATGTCAAATCAAGAAGTAATAAAAAAAGTAGAAAAAGAATTACCAGAATTCGTAAAAGCCTGTTCTGGAGATGAAGGAACAATTTTATTAACTCAAGAAGCTTTTGCAAACGAAGAAGCTGAGTTATTAGGTATTGCAATTAAGTATGCTGGTATTAAAAACAAAGAAATAATGATAATACCAGCTTAGTATTTCTTGAATATACGATAATTAAGAGGGCTTATGTCCTCTTTTTTAGTTTGTAACTTTTTAAACATTCATCGTTATATAGATGTAACCAAAACAAAAGACATGACAAATCCAGTACAACAAGGCTCTCAAATTAAATTTTATGGAACTGATTACACAGTAGATTCAGTTGGTTCAGCAAAGAATGATGAGATTATGGATGCCGTTGTGGTGACAATGGGCAACGGAGTTCAAAAGACTTTGTGGTGGACGGATAGAGAAGGGTGTACAGTAGTTAAGTTTTAATTGTAACTTTTTAAAACCTCATCGTTATACTGCTGTAACAGATGGTTGTATGAGTAGTTTCTGAATTAAAAACTAAAGAAATTGGAAGAAGAACAAGAGAAATTAAGAGATGAATTTGAGAAAAAGACCTATAATAAATGTTGGTCTGAACCTCATTTTAATGATGTATTATTTAGCGATAGGTATGTTAAATGGTTGGAGGAGCAATTACTTATACAACGTGTTAGCAATAGCGAAGCGTAGTTTTAATGTGTGACAACATAAAAACAACAGAAATGAAAAGAATAATTTTTAGCGGATTAGATAAGTACATTTTTTCAAACATAGAGGACGGTATGTTAATTGAAAAGAATGGTCAAGAAGTTGGGGTGTATCCAGGATTTGAAGTTGGCGAAAATTTGGAGGGTGATTATTTGATTGAATTGGCTGAAGAATTTGAAGAAGACCTTGAAGAGGATTAAATTGTAACTTTTTAAAATACAGTCGTTATACAGATAAGAACCAATAAAATAAAGAAGCCATGAAAAAAAGATTCTGATACAGCAAAGTCTGAACTTCCAAAAAACAGAGATTAACAACTGCAAGAGCAGACCTGATTTTTCCTAATCATAACTCGTCCTCACAAGGGGCGGGAAAAACGTGATTTGTAACTTTTTGAAATCGTATCGTTATACAAATAGGAAACGGGCCTGGCTTTATAAGTCGGAAGAGTAGACTCCAACCTGCCTTATATTTTCCTTGTTCGTCATGACGAATGAAATTGTAACTTTTTGAATTACTATCGTTATATGCTTGTAACCAATACAAAAGACATGGAAATTAAGAAAGAAAACATCCGTTCAATACGTGCATTAAGAAGTGCAAAGGGCGGACGTGACTTGACACCTGTATTTAAAGGAGAAATGTTTCCTGTGTTTGTTCACGTTACAACAGAAGAGTTTGAAGGCGTTAGAGGTAATGACGAGTCAATGAAAGATTTAGCCATTCAAAAAATAAATTCACCTTCATTTGTTCCAAGTAGATTGTAACTTTTTAAATTAATTTCGTTATACAGATATAACCAAACAAAAAAGATATGAAAACGATTGTACAGAACTTATTAGGAGGAATTAATTATTTTGGAAGCAGTTCAAGAAACTCTGATGAGTTTAATAAATTCTTCAGATTATTCAAAAAAGAGTTTACAAAAGAGTTGTTAAACATTGCAGCAACAAGTATTGAATTTAGTAAAGGTCATTTTGGATTGAGCGGATTTTTTAAAGTTGATGAGCAATTTTATTACTTCTCAATTTCAGATGTTAGAGGTGGATTCGGTTTTAATAGAAACAATGAGCCAGAAATGTTAGTTCGTACAGCAAAACACAACAAAGATTATTCAGGAGGTTCAAATAACTATGTTGTAATTAAGCCAGAAATGCACAAAGAAATAGCCAGAAAGTTTAGACTGGACTAATTGTAACTTTTTAAATTCCTATCGTTATACCTATGTAACCAATACATAAAGACAATGAGCGAAATTAAGACATACCTAGCAAATTTAATTGAAGAGAAAGGTAAAAGTGTTGATGCTGAAATTAAAATTGAAGGTCACATTGGGATTACATACCAAAACCTTATAGAATTCATTGAAGGCATTCCTAATGAGATGCAAAAAGAAATTCGTACAATGCTTGTAAAAATAGATTTTCATAATGGAGATGTATTTGACTATTTGTTGCACCTTGCAAAAGGAATGGCAAAACAAGCCGAAGCCAATATGGGTTGGTAATTGTAACTTTTTAAATTACTGTCGTTATACAGATATAACCAAATAAAAATAAAATTATGATAGCAATAACACTTATAGAGTTAGACAACTGTGAAGCACCGAACATTGGTACAATTATTTCTAATACTACAGACGAAGAAGAGTTGGTTAAAAAAGCTACCAAAGCAATTGAAAGTCATTTTGACGCTAAAGTTACGTCTATTAAAATTCAAGACGGTCTTGGGTTTTCTGATGTTAAAAATAGCCCACCTTTAGATGTTGTTGTTAGAGTTGAAGCAGAAGTAGGAGAGGAAGATTTTAAAATAGAGATTCAACAAACTTGGGTTTACTAATTTGTAACTTTTTAAATTCGTGTCGTTATACCTATGTAACCAATAAACAAAAGGAAATTATGAAAGTAGGAGACGTTTTAAACCCAGCAGAAATAGGAGAAAGAGGATTTGACCCAAAGGATTTGTTTAACAACCTTAGAAGACTTCAAACAGTATGGTGCTGGGGTGCGCACGCTTGGACAATTAACAAAGACAAGTTTTTAAGATTCAAGTCAGAAGGATTTTTGCATAAGGGACACGTTTACATTATTTTAGGGTGGGATGATACATTCAAAGTAATTTTAACCACGCTTAAAGGCAAAGTAATTAGCATTGATGAAAACGTTTACGTTGACGTATTGGTGCAGACAATTGACCACAGAATAGAAAGAAAATAAAACAAAAGCCCTCAATTAGTTTGGGGGCTTTTTTGTAACTTTTTAAATATTCATCGTTATACTTATGTAACCAAAACATAACAAGATGAGATTTGACAAAGATGAAATAATAGACGGATTGGCAGGATTGCCATTCGAATTCACAGAAGAAATTGCTAAACTTAAATTAGAGGTTTTCGATTCAAATGGAATTGGAATTATGCCCGACAACCATGCGGATGTTACAGAGGCAATTCAAAAAGCAAACAGATATTCTCAACTACTTTCAAAAAGAAATACATTTTGGAAGGCAACACTGAACTAAGATATGAAAAACTGGATTAAAAAAAGGTTGATAAAACTTTTCACCTGCATAGGTTTGTCGAGTTTTCAAACAAAAGATGGTAGAAGCTATAGAGTGACTGGGTACTACTTTTGTTACAACTTTTCAGACGGAGATAGAAGGTTTGTAAGGTGTCATAAAGTTTTCGCCAACACAATAGGTGGATATGGCGTTGCAGGAGCTTACATTCCATTTAAAGACGTAGCTTCAATTAAATTTAGTTTAAAGCGTTGGCATTTCTTTAGAGATTCATTTAAAAGTAGAAAACGTCAAATAAAAAAAGACAAAGATACTTTTGATTTTTTAAAGTCAATTGAAAAGGGTTTAACTAAAAACGAATTTGAAGATTTAGCGTGGGAATTGACATGGAAAAGTTTTGAAAGTTTATAAATTCTCCCTATATTTATAGAAGTAATTAAATACACTCAAAATGACAATTAATCAAGCGCTCGACCAACTGACACAAGGACAAAATTTAAACCAAGAACAACAAGATTTAAGACTCTCCCTAATAAAGGTTAAAGTTGAATTTGGTGGTAAGACTGTTATTGAAAATTGTGAGCAAGTCAAAAACATTATTAAGTTCGGTAACAAAAACGGAACTCTCCCTTTGTAAGCAAAGCTGAAAAACGTTAGTTTGTAACTTTTTAAATTCGCATCGTTATATAATTGTAACAAATTAATATAACAACTTATGTACGAAATTAGTAAAGCTTTAGGAGAAGATGACTTCGAAAACCACTGCCTTCAACCAAGTGATGGGGGTCAGTATAGCGCAGAAAATGCAATTAACATTCTTGAAAACGGATACGGTGGCTCGATTCAGCACGCTGAAACGGGAAGAGGATTTATTGTAAGTCCTAATAGGGAAGGTAACGCATGGTTAAGAAAAGAACTAAAGATAAAATAATGGAGCAGAAAATAATTACTTCAAGACACGCAAGCGGTCTTAATAAAAAGATTGCTGACATGCAAGCTGAAGGGTGGGAGCCGTTGGGTTCTCACCAAGTGGTGACGGTACACCAACAAAACAGATTTTCGGGAACTCAACACAAAGATACTACTTTTGAAAATGAGTATTCACAAACAATGATAAAGAAATGAGAAAGTTAAATATAGCCAGCTGGTTAAAAAGTGAAATAACTACCAGCGAATTAGTCAAAGATATTATTAAAGCTGGTGGTTTTTTAGGAAAGATGCCCAGCATGAAAAAGGCTAACGCTATTGGTTTTGAGTTGCTGGGGCAATTGGACAAGCAGAGAACGATAACAGAGAAAAGGTTGGGTCGTTTTTACGTGAGTTCAGAGTTCGACAACAATAAAGCGCATTTTTATTATAATGCGCAGTCAAAACTTTTAACAATTGAGATTCGTTAAATTGTAACTTTTTAAACTTCAATCGTTATACAGATATGGACGCACAATTTTATATAGACAGAGCATTTGGACACCCTATTTTTATTAACGTAAAAGATGGTGTTATTACAGATTTTCCTCACGAAGGAAAGATGGAAGACAAACTAAATGAAAAATATGCTGGCAAAAGCATTTCAGAATTCAAAACAGAGTTCGAAGAAATTATGAAGCCTTCATTTCATTGTGTAAAGTCTTTAGAATATACAGGAGCGCTTCAAACCAAGGAAAGTATTATAAACCGAATTAAGGCTGAAAAAGAGCGCATAAACCGTACCTTCTTTCATAAAAGAATTAGAGTCGATGGACTCATTGAAGAAGTTGAAGCGAAGTATTCAAAAAAACTTGATGAAGCGATTAAAGAAGTAGCGATTCAAAGAGAAATTCTTGAAAAACACCACAACTTTTACTTAAAGTCATAATTGTAAGCGAAGCGGAAAAGCGTCAGCTTGTAACTTTTTAAATACTCATCGTTATACACTTGTAACAAAAACATTATAACATGAGCGCAACAGCAGAAGCACAAGAATTTGCAAAAGAGTTTTTAGGAAAGAACCCTGAATTAAAAGATGAAGTTAACGATATGTTTCAACTTATGCAAGATGAAATAGAAGCGGGAGAGTCAGAGCAGAACGAATTAGATTTATTCATTGGGGCTTGTAAAGATTTATTAGAAGATGAGTAAGCGAAAATTATTTAAAGACCTGAAGTCTGTGGTGCTATGGGACTTAGCAGAAGAACGTCAGGAGGAAGAGGAAGAAAAATCTACCATTGCATTTGGAAAGTTCTATGATGAAGCAACAAAGGATTCAAATTCTGATATGTTGTTTGATGGAGTTAAGGAGTTCAACGAACTTTATTCTGATAGATACCACGCAATTTTGGTGTATGGAGATAAATACAATTACGTGCAAGTAATTACGCTTGAGTACTTGGTAAAGAACTACAAAGAACTTTCAAGAGAGTTCAACGGATTGCCTGATTTAGAGAAGACAAAAAAGATTATTAATATATTGTAACTTTTTAAAAACAAATCGTTATACAAACATAACCAATAAAACTTTAAGACATGGCAGAATTTGATTCAGCAGACGACATTATAGACTTCATTGACTTTAATAAGTTAAGAGAGCAAAAGGAAGCATTGATTGAAATATTGGGTGCAGTTAAAGGTGTAAAGAATGGGATAATTAAAACCGTTAGTGAAGAAAAAATTAACGAAGTGCAAGGCATTATTCATTTGATTGACCACATTCAAGACTACGCAGTTGATGTATTGGGTAAGGATGAAAATGAAGTGTTTAACTTAGAAGATTGATTGTAACTTTTTAAAAACAAATCGTTATAAACATAACTAAAAACACTAAAGCAATAGCAAAAGGATTTAAAGATAAATTAGAGGAAATTGAGCAAGAGGTTATTCAGAAAATAATTGAACTTGTTAATACAAAAGGGATAGGAGTAAAAAGCAATGTTGTCAGCGAGAACGTTCTAAAATTAGAAAACGGCAAAGATGATGAATTGATGTACAACATTGATGGAGCTTCAACTTATGTTGTTGCAGTTTCTCCATACGCATTGATTAGCGAAAGCGGTTACAGTTATGCACATAGTGGAATTGAGTTTGAACAACTTTGCGAAATAGTGGACGCATTTACACCAATAGAAGATGTAAATGATAAAACTCAATTAGAATTTACTGATAGAGAATTAACAGCAGTTTTGCAATTGATTAATAATAACATTAGCGACAGAAAATGTGACGAAAACGAACTTGGCTATATGGGATTATTGGACTTGAAAAACAAGTTGCAAAAATAGATATTTGTTTGTTTGGTTATGAACATAGAGAGAGGGTAATGACTGAGGTTGTTATCCTCTTTCGCTTTTTGTAACTTTTTAAAAAACCATCGTTATACAGATATGGACACACAGACACAGATAGTAGAAATTAAAGTAGAGAACGCCTTCAAAGGTGCGTCTAACTACATTTCAAGAAACTTACTTGAATGTATGAGATTCTGGAACAATACGGGAATTGCTGAATTGCAAATTGCCAGAGAGGAAGAGCCAGACGAACATACAAAAGCATTTGATGATGAAGTTCTGGATAAGATGCTGATTGATTGCAGAACTTTCTGTAATTCTGATACTGCAAAAAGAACAGGAAAGTTTGAATGTGGAAGAACCAGAAGTCATGTCTGGGTTCACATGAATGACGAGAGAATGTTCATGTTTTACACAAACGTAGCAATATGAATGTAGTTGTTGTGGGATGCGGTAGCGGTGGTTCTGCTGGTGCAAAGTTAGCTTTGATGGAACTTGCAATGGAGCAAGGCTATACCATAGTAGTTGATGACGTTAAGAATGTTTTTGAGCCAGAGCCAGAAGTATTTCTAATTACCAGAAATGATATTTTAGAAATGCCAGAGGTTTTTATTGAACCAGATAAAGTTCCATTTTCTAAATTTAGAGAAACAAAACAAAAAGGTAAACATTTGGCTAAAAAAAGAAATTTTAGCCATAGAAGAAGATAATTGTAACTTTTTAAATTGATTTCGTTATACAAATAGGAAACGATATGTTCATATAATGGTAGAATGGTGATACCTACTATTAAAACACTTATGGCAACGGTGTTGAACAGTGTTATATGCTGTATAATTGCAAGGGTGGTGTTACACACTAATAAAACTTTTACATTGCATATAACGAACAATATGAGAGCCCAGAGGATTTTCTTCTGGGCTTTTTTTGTAACTTTTTAAAAATTAATCGTTATACAGATATAACCAAAAAAAAGAAATTATGGAAACTACAACATTAGTAAAAAGCGAAATTAGAGTAATAGCAATTGATGAAACAAGATTTTGGAAACAACAACTTCAAGATGCTTGTGGAAAGATTGAAACGGTTTATATGTACGATAGTTCTGTAACTACAAACCTTTGTGAGATTACACCTTCTTATGAGTTAACACCTCTTTACTACGTGATTGAGAATGAAGTGAGTGATGAGATTCGTGATAAAGTTGATGAGAACATTTCAGATGAAGAGCCAATTTATATGCACTGTAACGTTGTTGATGAATTGGAAAGCATTTCAAGTGAGAATGGATTTGACTTTGAGAGTTCTGAAAGTGATGAGTACAAAGAAGAGTTTGAGAGTGCAAGAGAATATTTGAATGGAAACCATTTAATTTAATATATATGAAAAACTTTGAAATTAAAATTGCAGGAAGTGGTACAGTTGACCAAATTGCAACAAGACTATTAGATATTGCAAGAAAAATGCAAGTTGCAAATGTTCATGGCGGCGTTGATGAATTAGAGGGAACTTATGATGATGATATTTTGATTACAGAAATTACAGAAGATTAATTGTAACTTTTTAAATTCGTGTCGTTATACACTTGTAACCAAAAAACACACAGATGAGTTTCGCAAGACAATTAGAAAGAAAAATTATAGGAAACATTAGCAAGGTTTCCAAAGGAGAATTAACAGTTAAGGACGCTGGGATAGGCAAATTGATTACCCGTCTCAAGGAGATGGATGAAGCCGCAGCAGAAGACCTACAGACAAAGTACGTCTCTACAGTGAAAGCCTTGAATGATAAAAATTAAATGGAGGGTTTGTCTCCTCTGCTGGGTCTCGTACCCATTCCGTAGGTAGCCGATAATGGCGGTTACCACTTTTGTTTGAATGGTTAAAACCATTTGTCAGTCCAGAATGCCCCAGCCTACAAGTTGGGGTATTTGTGTTTTGTAACTTTTTAAATCTGGGTCGTTATAACACCAGACTAAAACAAAAGATATGAGAAAATTTGAACATGAGGGCTGGGTTCTTGAGATTACCACGCCAACAACCATTGTAGTAACCAAACTCGGAGAGAGTAGAGAATACGATGTGAGAACAATTGTAGAAGCAAACCATGATGAGGGCGTGGAAGATTATGTGTACCTTACTCACGAGGACAATTCTTTTACGCAAGTTAAATTTGAAGATGAAGACTTCTTGGTCATAGATTTATTTGATGTAGATGGAGAATTTATTGATTCAATTGGAAGTCACGTATTTGGAGAAGGGGTGAAGATGAATAAGCCAACAAAAGAGAGAATTAAGAGATTTAGAGAAGACTGGGGGCAAAGTCATGAGGAAATTTGCAGCTGTCTGGGATATGACGAAGAGGATTCTGATGACATGATTATGGGAGATGACTACTTCTGGGATGAAGCCGCTGAACTATGGTGCAACAAAAGCGCCTCTGGCCTTCAAGGAGATGACCAAGAAGTTGCTGATTATTTGAGAGCTTTGTAACTTTTTAAATACTCATCGTTATACACTTGTAACCAAAAAACACATAGACATGAGCGTATTGACAAGAGAAGAGTTGACAGCGGAATTAGAAGGAATGTTTCCAAAAATGTTACTAAGAACAACAGAACAGTTTGACGGAGCAGAGGGAGGCATATGGACTTCTGGAGAGGACGGGATTGATGGTCCTATTATGAACCACCTGCCTTTATTCAACTACTACTCACAAGACGGTGGAAGCAACTACTACACATTCGGAGTGAACAACAAGTTTTATGAGTTCCTTGAAGAGCGTGGATGGTATGCAGAGTTCAACGACCCTGGAACCGTAATGTTATGGGAGGCGTAAGCCTTTTGTAACTTTTTGAAATCCTATCGTTATATATTTAGAACCAAAGGCGAACTGATTTAAGATGCTGCAACGGTATTGGTACGATTCCCTTAACCTCGTATCTATCCAGTAAGATGCTGGCGTGACTCAACACAAAAAATAAATTATGACACCAAAAGAAAAAGCAAACGAATTAGGTAACAAATTTTACCAAGGGAGTGTATTTGATTATGATAAACAAGGACACTTAAAGGAGATTGAAAGAGCAAAAGAACGCACAAAAATTTGTGTACAAGCTATATTAGATGCAGTTACAACAATAGCAGATAAAAAGTTTGATTACTACACAGAGGTAATGAAAGAGATTGATAACCTCTAATGTTTGCTAACGGTTTGTACAAGAATATGAGTAGTAGCGGTAAAAAGCAAGATAACCCTTTCGGATGGTCAACAATGCTAATAACCTGCAAAAGATGGTTTAAAAACCAAGTGAAGCTATTGCTCATTCTTTTTTAAAAATACGCTTCGATTACCACTTGATATTCTAAAAATACTTTTATATATTGTCTACACGAAGGAGAGGTAGCTCAGAGAGTTCTGTAAAAGAATCAGGTAGAGCAGCGGCGCTGAACACCCGTGTGTCGCAAGTTCGAATCTTGCTCTCTCCACTAAAAAAGACTCACTTAGATTTTTAATCAATTTATAAGTGAGTCTTTTTATTTTTCATACTATTTATGATGAAAAATAAAGACAGAGAAAAAGATATTATTCGATTATATACCGAAGAAGGAGAAACTTGTACTAATATTTCTAAGATTGTAAAAATACAAAGAAAAAATGTATACCTAATTCTTGAAAGAAATGGGGTTCAACTAAGGAAGTCTGTAAATATAAAATGTTCAATCTGTAGAAGAGAAATAACTAACAATTCAAGAAAAAGAACAAAATGCGGTACTTGTATGACTAAGGTTAGAAGGTATATTGAAAGAAAAACATCTGTTGAATATCTTGGAAATAAATGTAAAAGATGCGACTGGTCTGGTGATATATCTGGATTTGATTTTCACCACAGAGTTTCAGAAGAAAAAAGTTTTGGAATTAGTGCTCTAACAGTTGCAAATAAAACATGGAAACTTGTTAAGCAGGAGCTTGATAAATGTGATTTACTTTGCGCTTTGTGTCATCGACTTGAACATTCAGATTATCAAAATGAAAATTTAATTAAAGAATCAAAAAATTATAGTGGAATTTTATTCAAAGAGTAACTTGATTTTTAATATCTAATTTATTATATTAACACAACGATTGTTTTCATATTCAGTTGTTTTGTTATTTATATTAGTTAGAGCTCAGAGGAAATTCTTCTGGGCTTTTTCTATTTGTAACTTTTTGAAACCTCATCGTTATACTAATATGAAAAAATTAACAATAAATACTGGCGACCTAACGGATGCACAAACAAGTTTGCTTATGGATTTATTCTGTGACGTTCTTGGTGGAGATGAAATGAATGAGATGACACTTAAACCCCATTCATTCACATTGTCAGTAGAAGAGGTAGGAACCTCAAAAGACCAAAAGATTGCTGAGATAAAAAGAATTCTTAGAAAGTGTTGTGATGACAGTACGTCAACTTGCGACCTTGAAGCAGATGGCTCTCCTTGTATTAGTAGCACAGGAACTAACAGAAATAATATTTCAGTTTTAGTTGAAAGATTCTCGACAGATGGTGTGGGTATTTTTACTTACCACAATGAAACTGAAATTTCAGAAGGAGATTTGAGCTACGAAGAGCTTGAGGAAGACATTATTGATGAGATTCTTGAATTGCTTGAACAAAAAGAAATTGAAGACGACAAAACAATGGAGCGTTGCATGTAATTGTAACTTTTCAAATTCATGTCGTTATATACTTGTAACAAAAAACAAAAAAACATGGCACACAACAACAAATACAGAGCATTAAGAATTAGTCCTCCAAAGTTGGAGGTAAGCAAACAGTCGAGAGAGGTTATTTTCACAACAATAAGTTGTATGTGTGATAACGTTGGGACGCTTAGATTCAGAAAAAATGATAGTGGTGACTTTAAAATGTCAGGGATGGGATTTGCCTTAAGCAATTGGCAAATGAAACATACAATTCACGATATTGAGTGGGCTGCTGATGCAGGAGAGTGGAAAGAAGTGATTAAAATGATTAACTCAGGAACTGAGGCAATTGAAAAAGTTAAGAGCAGATAAGAAATTGTAACTTTTTAAATTACCATCGTTATACAAACAAGAATAGCAAACGAGCCATTCAAAAAGTACAAATCTGAAATAATAAACTGACCTAAAGAGTGGTCACAACGAAATTTGTAACTTTTTGATAACTCATCGTTATATAAATGAACCAATAAATTAATTAAAACCCAAAAGAATGAAAAAATTATTTGCGATAGCCGTAGTCGGCTTGATGGTAGCATTTTCCTCAAATGCCTTTGCTTCAGATTCTGATAGCAATAACGACAACACAGAGTTTGTCATTGAAAGCGCACACGTTGATGCAGTAGCATTTGAATTCGTGCCAGTGGTAACTGAATTTACCTTTAACGTTGAAACTGAGCAAGTCAGTTATGACTTTCAGTCAGCAGACGTGTCTGTGAATAGCGCAAGTGTGGGGGAGGACTTTGAGTTTGCCGTGAACACGGAAGGCTTGTACACCTCTAACTTAAAGTTTGACATACCTATTGATGACGGCTATTCCACGAATATAGATAAGTTTACCTTGAATGAACCCATACCAAATTTGACAGAGTTTACTTTGAGCGACAATAAACCTATACCAAATTTGACCGAGTTTACCTTTAGTGTTAATAACTTTACATTGAATGAACCCATACCAAATTTGACCGAGTACGTCACCAATTACAACGAAATATATGGTTATGCCAGTCCCAAGTTAGTCAAGGACATTGCAACCAACGTGGGTAAGTTTACCAAATACAACTTATAAACATTATATTATATTGAAAGTCCTTACTATTGAGTAAGGACTTTTTTGTGCATTAAAAATTAATTTCTTCAGCTGTTGTAACTTTTTAGATTCTCATCGTTATATTTGTAGGGACCAAGAGAGGGACCATGATACTTTGAAATATATTACGATGTGGGACCTATGGTCCATGCGTTTTTCGAGCGCTCGCATGCATCAAGCCTTTAAGAGGTTTTAGGGACCATGCAAATTTAGGCCAGCGCTTTTAAGAGGTTTTAAGCGCTGGCTTTTTTGTGTCTTGTAACTTTTTGAATTGCTATCGTTATACATACATAACCAAACAATACATTATGAAAATATTATTAGCAGGAGCAATTATAGACTTCTACATAAGCCCAAAGAAATACGAAACCTACAAGACCAATGCAGGCAAGCACAATTACATTTACCGTGAGCTTAAAAAGTACTTAGACTCTTTAACGGGAAAGGTTGTAAATGGTATTACCATTAGAGATGCAAGTATTACTTCAAACAACTTTTGGGGTATTAAAAAATTCTGCAAACCAAATGACCTCAACTACTCATGTAACAATGAAGTGCCTTTGAGAGAAGATAAGACTACAATTCGAATTTTCATGATTGACATTGTGGGAGTTTACGAAGGAGAAGTAGAACTTCAAGACCAATTCTTTCAAGTTAGTGATAAGAATTTTCACCTAAAATTAAGTAACGTAAAAACTGTATAATTATGGCTTGTGATTTAACGTACCCTGAGTGTGGAAACAACTTAGGCAAAGATACTGAAAACCCAAAACTTGCATACTGTGATAGATGTGAGGAGGAAGATATTAAGAACCCACGGGGCTATGAAGTTGATGAGGACGGAAACGAAATTTAGATTTGTAACTTTTTGAAAACCTATCGTTATACAAATGTCCGATAGGTTTTCTTTTTTACCTATCGTAAGAGTAATCCACTCCTGCCCGAAAGTCTGGTGCTATCATCATGACGAATGGAATTGTAACTTTTTGAATTCATATCGTTATATAGGTATAACCAAATAAAAACATTATGGCACACGATAATATTACTCTAAAAAAACAAAACAACTTTGTTGAAGCAATTAAAAAGGGCTTATTAGATATGGGCGCAACAATTGTAAAGCAAGAGTTTAGTGATACTCAATTTGTTTTGAATACAATTGCAGGTAAGTTGAATATTACGCTGTATGGCTCTCAAAAATTTCTTTATACTGTTTACAGTAGATTTGAAGAGGTTGACAAAGCAAAAGGTAAATTTAACTGTAACCCTTATAGCGGAAAGTACAATGTACATTTGTCAGCAAAAGGTAATACAGAAAAATATGCTATTGCAGACGCATTGCAACATTTTGAATGTACATTGAATTGATTTTGTAACTTTTTAAATTCCTATCGTTATATAGGTATAACCAAATAAATAAAAGAAATTATGAGTGAGTCAGTAGATTATAAAGGATATTCAATTGAGATTGAAAGTGATGATTGTCCAATGAACCCACGTACAGCTTGGGACAATGAAACAATAATGGTTTGTCAACACGGACGTTACTCTTTAGGTGACGAAAAGCATGGGGTTGACCTTGACGGATGCAATAGTTGGGCTGATGTTAAAAAAGCAATTGTAAAGCAAAAAAAGCCAATTGTAATTTTGCCACTTTACTTGTATGACCATTCAGGAATTACAATGAACACAACGGGATTCAGTTGTGGTTGGGATTCAGGACAAGTAGGATTCATTTTCATTAATGAAGCAAAGGCTAAAGAAATTGGATGGACAAAAGCATATGCCAAAACTTTAGCAAAAGGTGATGACGAAAAATACAAAGGTAAGACAAGAGAAGAAATTCTTACAGACTTTATGGTGAGTGACGTTGAAACATACGACAACTACATTAGCGGACAAGTTTACCAATTCACTGTTAAAGATAAAGACGGTGAAGAAGTTGAGGACGGTTCTTGTGGTGGATTCTACGGGTATGACCACGACAAAAGCGGACTTCTTGACCATGCACAAAGCACAATTGATGGAGAAATTAATTGGAACATTAAGCAAAGAGTTGAAAAACTTAAAGAGTTGATTAAAGCAAAAGTGCCAGTAATTTACAGAGTACTACCAAGTTTATAAATTTGCGACCAGCAAAGCAGGTCTATACCTGCGGTCAGAAAGGGGGATTTTCAAAGTCTCCCTTTTTGTTTTGTAACTTTTTGAATTCCTATCGTTATATAGTTGTAACCAAATAAAAATAAATTATGTTAAGCTCAATAAATAAAGAACAGAAATTATATGTAACTCCCTGCGGAGGTGGATTCTCTTGTTTAGGCTTTGACGTTTGCCACAACAAAACTATTAAGTTAGCAAAAGAATTGGATAGAGAAGATTTGATTCCAACACGCAAAGGAACAAAGAAGGCATACAACAATTACGAAACGCTTGTCTCCCTTGCAAGAGAGAAAAACATTGCTACTGGATGGCAAAGCAAAGCAGGGCTTACTCCAGAATTAATTGGCAAAGAAGGTCATAGAGTAGAGGTTGTTACTTCTTATGGAGAAAAAGTTCGTTTCATTGTAGGAAAGTCTACGGGATGGATTCCTTGCCACCTTGAAATTAAAAGAACAGATTCTTCTGGAGGTGGTGGCGCAATTGGTTCTCCATACAAAAGTATTAAGATTGTAGAATACAATGCAAGATAAATTGTAACTTTTTGAATTCCTATCGTTATACTATTGTAACCAAATAAGAAAGAGATGAAAAGAAATATAGCAACCATAGTAGAACATTATTTAGTAGCCGCTTTATGGACAAATGAGATTGACGATATGTCAGTTAAGTGCAATGTAAGTAGCAAGTCAATTAAAGATGCTATATTGCAAGTGCAATGCTTCTTAGGTGCAGCTCTCCCTTTGCTTACTGAGGAATGGACAGACGAACAAATAGGTCATGACTTATGGCTTACTCGTGGCGGACATGGTGCAGGATTTTGGGATAGAGATTTGCCAAACGGAAAAGAACTTACTGCAATTTGTGAATTGTGTAGATTCAATAGTGAAGTGTGGGCAGACCGTGAAAATGATATTGTTCATATTGATGGTGATGAAGAGGCACTTAACTTATTTGAACACTACGAACTTCTTCCTCAAAACGTACAAGACCTTTTAATTGAACTTGGTGAATTAGAGGACACTTATGAAGATTGCGACAAACTTATTGCAAGGCTTGAAGAATTAGGCTACACTTGTAGTTACTACCTCAACGCTGAACCTTATGATTTAAGGTTAAATGAAGAGCCAACTTTTGAAGGTCAAAGCGAACCTTATAATTCTAAAGCATAATTGTAACTTTTTAAATTCATATCGTTATACATACATAACCAATACATTAGACATGACAAATTCAGCAAAGAAAAAGAAAATAAAAGCATTAGCAAAGAAAATGTTAAAAACCTCCCTTAAAGAAATGGAGGCTAAGATTGATAAGGCTTTAAACTCTGGAGCGTTGGATGTTGACGAATGGGATGAAAACTCAAACCCTTCAATTCTCCCTAAAGTAATTGTTATTGCAATTATGGAAGATGAGGCAGAGCAATACAAAGCAAAAGGCACTTCATTTGAGAAAGAAATGAAGAAAGATGTTTCTAACTTAAAATGTTTTATATAATGATTTACGAAGTAGAAACATTCAAACTCATAGGGCTAACCATTTTCTTATACCAAGAAGTTGATTACTTAGAATTGGTGAAAGAAAAGAATATGCCAGAGAGACTAATTAACACGAGAGTTAATAAGCCTGTGGTAAAACACCCAAGAAGATTTTACGTAAGTGACCTGAAAGAAATTCAGGGTAAGGACATTCAGGTTCTCAATAGAGAAGAGAGCTCAGACAAGCTGCCTTATTTCGCAGATGTAACGTCAGACATTCCAGGATACCTCAATATTGAGCCAGACACTTACAAGAGCTGTCAGCTAATGGCAGAGACTCATGGAGGCTACCTACAATTTTTCGATAACAAGACGGAGAAGATTTTAAGAATTGCAATTAATTCAAATACTTACTCTCCCTTAAAAAGCAAATAAAAATGAAAAAGGTAACTTTATACTCAAAAGATTTTAACTTCTTTCTTCAGGAGCAAATAGGAATTGTGACTACTGGCAACGGTAGAGAGTCACGATTTTTCTCAAGACTTGACAGTGCTTTGTTTAAAGAGACAAGGCGTAATGAAAAAATGAGTGAAGAGAAGGAAAAAGAAATTTGCAAAGACATTCATTTAGGACTAAAATATTATAAAGATTAAAAATATTGTTTGGTTACAATAGGGGGGAGGCTTAGGTCTCCCTTTCTTGTTTTTGCTTCGGTACGAACAATGAAATTGTAACTTTTTAAATTGCTATCGTTATACAGATATAACCAAAGAAAAAGAAATTATGAGACAGTTAAAAAAAGAATTAGAAACATATTGTGAGTTACACTGGTGGAACATGGGCTCAAAAACTCTGTCCTTCAAAGGAGATTTGAAAGATTTGTTGGAAAAGCAGAACATTACTTTTACCAAGAAAAAAAACAGAAACAGAAGGAATTTTTACATACACCTTCAAAAGCTCTTATGGTATTAGTTTTAAAACAACTGGCTTGATACATGACTTTCCACACCTTGCAAAGCAGTTTATTCAAATGGAATTAGTACGAATGGGTGATAAGTCGCAGCTACGTGTTAGTGGAGCTTGGAGACCTGTTGTAAATGTAAACTATTAATTGAGACACAAGATAAATTGTAACTTTTTAAAAACCTGTCGTTATACAATTATGAAATTATCCATAGCACATATACTCAGAACATTTCCAGAAGCACTTTCTCTGGCGTTCATAGAAACGGAAGCGAACACAACTGAACACCCAGAGTTTGGATTAAAAAAATTGACTCTGGCGCAGTTCAAAGCTTCACCTGGACATTACAAGCAAAGGCTTTATAGAAATATTCAGTCAGCTATTCAAACGGAAGTAGATTCTATTTTGAGTGGTGAGGCTTACCAAGATTGCTTAGATGCACCACTGGTGAACTCTCCCTTAGTTGGATTGCTCTGGAACAAAGATGTTGAAGGTGCGCATGAGATTAACAAAAGGTTAAAGTACCCAGAGTTAATGAATGTAGTTGACGAATTGTATAAGGAGCTTACAGACAAAGTTGATGTCTCCCTTGCTAAAGCCAAAGGCGTTGAGTCAAAGATGCCTTACAAAGGTCAGTTCGTATTAGAAGAGATTATTCAAATGACACAAGAGAAGTGGTCAAAAAGCGTTTAATTGTAAGCGCAGCGGAAAAGCGTCAGCTTGTAACTTTTTAAAAACCTATCGTTATACATATATGGAAAAAGATACTACATACTTAATTAGCGTTGCCATTCGAGATGAGAACGGCAAGGTCGTAGAAGACAAAAAAGGAATTAAAACTACTGGAATGAATTTCGAAATAACAGTATTCAACGATAAGCAGTTGGAATTTCAAATGAAAACATTGCACCGTCAGTTTAGAGCATTTTTACCAAACCATAAAATTAACATTGAAGCAGGTTTGCTTAATAAAATTTCAAGAACTGTAATGTGTATGGCTTCATTTTATGGTAGTGAAGAGAGGTTTGTAAAACACTAATTGTAACTTTTTAAAACCCTATCGTTATATTAATATGAAACAAATAGAACTTACCATAGAAACATTTTAAGAGATGAGAAAATTCGTAGATACATATTTAACTGGAACAACTTACCCAGCAATTGGAATAGACAAACCAGAGAACCATGAAGAGATTGTTGATTTCATTGTGGATGATGTCAAAGAGACAGCTGACCCAAAAGATTGGCACAGCGGAGATGTTGACATTGCATTCAGAAGATTTTTAGAGAGCAAATAATTCTAATTTTATAAAACACGACATAATGAAAAGCAAATTCACAGAAATTCTTACAGACCACGTTGATGAAAACGGAGTTGTACACATGGATGGTTATAAAACAAATGACAGCGATGAAGAAGGAGTTGTTATTGGAGTTGTAATAAACGGTGAGCCATACTGGAGAGACCCAGAGTACCAGTTTGACCCTTATGTTATAGAAACTGTTGCAGAAGTAAAGAAATGGCAACAGGAGCAGCGAGAGGCTTTAAAAAATGAGATTAAAAAAGCTGTTACCAACGTTGTTTATGATTTAAACGCAAAACCAAGGTTAACTTTTACTGACGGCTCTCCCTTAGAAAAGAAACTCTCCCTTATTGATGGTGGAGTTGATGAGATTATGAAACTAATAAAGACTGACATTTTGTAACTTTTTAAAATAACTGGACGTTGAATAACGACTAAGAACTAAATTCCTCCCCCTGTGCCTCATTTAATTTTGGTAATTAAAATCTTTATTCATACATTTGTGTAAATTAAAACATAAATTATGAACAAAGAAGAGATTTTCGAAGAAATGCAAGAGTTGTGGACAACTTTTGAAACTGAACACAGCGGAGGAACTAAAGCATCTGCAGGAAGAGCAAGAAAAGCTATTGGTGAAATCAAAAAATTAGTTACTGCTTATAGAGCTGCATCTGTTGAGGCTGACAAATAAGAAAACTTAAACTAAACTACAAAAAGCGTTATCATTAATTTGGTAACGCTTTTCTATTTTTATTATAAATAGATAAAAAATATAAAATCGAACCCCAATTTCACAATTAAGTTTATAGGGCTATTAACTTGCACTCCGTATCGGATTCAAACCGATGGTCTTCTCATAGAAAGTGAGACGTGTTGGGTCGCTACACTAACGGAGCGTTTGGTCTTGCGTATCGGATTCGAACCGATGAACCTTTCGGGCTGCCTTGAAAGGGCAGTTACTTTGAGCCGCTTGTATAACGCAAGAAATATAAGCACAAAAAAAGAGGATAACACTTGTGCTATCCTCTTGACTACGATTTTGCGATTTAAAAATCCCTCAATCTGGTTTGTTAACTTAGAGCATAGCGAAGTAGTGGAGTCTCCTCCAAACGTTCACTGTTCTCTATGTTTACAAATCTTTTCATTTTCTTATTTTTTGTTGCGCAGGCCAGACTCGAACTGACGACCTCAAGATTATGAGCCTTGCGAGCTACCAACTGCTCCACCGCACTATATATAAATAGTAATCTTTTTTATTTATTATACGCAAATATAAGAATAAAGTTCTATTAAATCCAAATGTTTTTGTAACTTTTTTAAAATTAATCGTTATACACGTATGAAAAGAACAGCTCTATTTACACTCACAGGTCAAACATACTGGCACTTTCACGCCATTGGCACAGGCATTATTTTTAATTACCATATTAATGCAAAACAAGTAATAACTACGTGTGAACTTTCAGGTCAAATGATAGAGGTTAAGGATTATTACCAAGAAGGAGGATTTGATTCACCTGAGGAATTCAGACAAAACTGTATTACAATTTACCAAGAGATGATTCAAGACGGAGCGACCATAGTGTTGGACTACATAGACAACCCCGATATTTTTATGAGTGGTGAAGTTGCTATTGGATATGACCCAAAGGTGATTTGTAACTGATTGTCTAATTTGTAACTTTTTAAATTCCTGTCGTTATACAGACACGAACCAATAAAACACGACATGAATATTACAGAAGACAATTTTGACGAGGTATTCAAACCTCAAACCAACCACCTTGACGACAACGCAGGATTCAACGGATGTATGTATGAAACATACGGAGAAGAAGTTGACTACGTTTTCAACCTCGCTAAAACTACAAAGAAAGTTTGGACAATTATTGAGGGGGATGATGATACAATGTTTTACGTTGCAGGATTCCACTATGTAAACAGAATAGGATTCCTTGTATGTGAAGTTGAGTATGAAGATGGACAAGAGGACATTCAATTAGATACTGATTTTTAAAAACACGAAAATGAAAATAACAGACGCACAAGACATATTGATTAATGTAATTAATTGTTACCTTGAAGATTGTTCAAGCGAAGACCCAGAAGAGCAGGAGAGAGTTAGAAAAGCTTGGGCAACATTGACTCAACAAAAATTTACTGTCAAAGTACCTCTGGAAGAGGATGAGTTGGAACGGATGCAACATGAAGGCGAAGAGTTTGAGTGGGAATTTCCAACCGAAGAGAATGACACCCAGAACGTCACGATAATTATTAGTAAGAGAGAGAGCGAATAAGCTCTCTTTTTTTGTTTGTAACTTTTTGAATTGCTATCGTTATACAACCAGACTAAAACAAAAGACAATGAAAGATTTCAAACAAGAGTACGAAGAGAGACAAAATAATTATGAAAAGGAATGTCAGGCTGAATTAAAAGCAGACAAGAAATTCCAACTCTCCCTAACTCCTGAACAAGCAGTTATTGTTCTTGAGCCAAGCCATGCGCCTGAAAACTTTTACTGTGATGGAGAAGTTAGCCATGCTCAGGGTCTGGCAATGTGGAAAGGTAGATTAAAAAATTCAGGATTGAACCCTGATAATGTTAACATGATTGTTAAATACATTTTCGGATAATGACGACAAAACTTTAAATATATGATGAATCAAAAAGAATGGCTTGAAAGAGCAGTAAAATTTGACTTAGGAGAGTGCATTTTTTACAAAAGACCCATTGTAATTGAAAGAAGATTGCAAATAGATGATACTGAAAAATGGGTTCTGAAAATGCACGAATGGGTATTGGGTAAAGATGGTGAATTTCATAGAGAACCAATGCCGTCAAGTAGAACTGATGAATTTATTGAGAACACAAGATTTAACAGCCCTGACGAATGCCATTCTTTTTGGGTTGAAAACGTGAACTCTGAAAAACCATTGTACGCTTAGCATTGTGTACAACGTATTGCTATATGAATAGTGCGACATTAAATGCACGGAACCTTGAATTAATAACAGAACTAAATAATTAAATTTCTAAAAAATGAAAACATACTTAAATATTGAATTGCCTAAAAACTTTATGAATGTAGGAATTACTAATAATAACGAATTAGTAGCCGACACAAACAATAGTGCTGAATGGGACACTTTAAAATTTCCACTACCAAAAGGTAAATGGAGAATACATAGTTATAAGGCGGAATTAGATACGCAGACTACAAAAACAATACTAAAGTTAATTGATACTAGAAGTTGGATACGTAGATTTTTAGAAATTTAATTATGGCATTAAAAGCACTAAACTTTAATTACAGCACGAACGTTTTGTGTATGTGTAGTAAGGCTATGCACGTACATTGAATAGAAGAGCTGAACTAATTTAGCCTTATTACATATACACTTTGTTAGCGTTTCGTTTTTGAGCGTTGGCAGTAAACAACAATAAAATGAAAAAAGTAGATAAAAATTTATGGGTATGTACAACTGCTGATATTAAAAAATCAAAACCATCAGACTTTGGAAATGGTGCAGTAATATACGTGAAACCTAATACTAAGGGTGATTATAAGTATATTATAAATTTAGACAAAAAAGGATATAAAACATATTCTCTTGGAAGTAGGGTTGAAGATGCTAATACTGGTAAAAAACTAACAACGGCAGGTTCTAAAAAAGGTATGCGACCATATTTTATAGACGATTTTTTAAGTAGATAGAAATGCGTTGGCAAATGAACGCTAACGTTTTGTGTATGTGTAGTAGCGAGGCACGAGCTATGCACTATATTTTGTGTTGTGCTTAGTTTTTGTTGCGACTTTATGTGTACTGCATTTGGTACTCTCAATTTTATTTAGTACCTTTGTTGGTACAATGATTAATTATAGAACTATGGTGATTTATGCAATACAGCTTAGTAATAGCGTTGAAACTTCTTATGACTTAAACGTTATAGAACGGAAAGCAAAGAAATACGCTGAACAAAAAAAGACAGCAACTATAACCGAGAACGGAAACGAGATTGGATGGATAGGTGAGGATTTAACTAAAATAAAAGGTTGGGGATGGAATATAAAGAAATAACAGCATTTGAACTTTGCGGAAACTACCAAGACCAAAAGTTTAAGTTGAAAGGTGGTAGAGTTGTGTGGGAAAGCATTTCTTATGCTCAAAATACAGATAAATGTTACTTAACTCGAATAGTAAAAAGCGGTGGAAAACCTTTTATTTTAGGATTGAGGTACAAAAGTATGTATGTGAAACCCGAAACAAAGGTTATAGTGTTATGAGTATAGAAGAATTTTTAAAAGACAGACCAAGCCTTTCTTTGCGTAGACTGGAAACAGAGGCTGATTTGCCAACTAAAACTTTAAGTCATTACGTTAATGGTAGAAGAAAATTGAGTGCTGAACATATTGAAAAACTGACGCCTGTATTGTCGAAGTACGGATTTAAGCAACAATTTGAAAATGATGGATGGTCAGTTGACGACTTGTTGGCCAAGTTGTAACTTTTTAAATTCCTGTCGTTATACCAGTACCTAAGAATAATTAATTAAAACCTCAAAATTATGCGTTACTTCAACGAAATGAGCATGACTCTGCTTATTCAACAAAACGAGAGTCTTCAAAAAGAATTTGCTAACCTTGGCTATGATGCCAGTGAAAAGGGATTAGAGCAAATAAAACTTCTTATTAACAACCATTTTCTGAACCACAAGTGCAAGAAAGTACTAACAAAGATTTTCAAAGAACACGTTGAGAATGCCACAGGATATATTCCAGCAATGTATGACGGCTTTGATGATGTATGCAGTGTATTTGAACCTTTTGAAGGTCAACGTTTCTACACTTACTCTATTGATGAGAGAAACGGAGAATACGAATACACCCACAAAGGAGTTGTTGCATTGGATGATGGAACAAACGCTGATGAGTGGCTTGAAGAGTATACAAGCGACTTCTACGGTGGCGGTGGAGATGAAGAAGATGGTGGCTACTGGTTCAATGGAGAAATTATGTGTTTCGCAGGTGGAACGCAGGAGATTTCTAAGGATGTTTTTGATGTAGTAAAGAAATACATTTAATAATACAGGGGGGCAGAAATGTCCCCTTTGTGCGTTTACGCCAAGTAGCTAAGCGGATTGTAACTTTTTAAATTCCTGTCGTTATAACCTTGAGCATTAAAAACTTCAACAAATGAAAAACGTAAAGATTATTCAATTAACAATAGTATTTGATAGACTATTACAATTTAGCCCAAACATTGGCGCAGTAACTCTAAGCAGGGGCGGTAGAGAATACATTTTAGATGTATGTTATAGCGAAACCTATGGAGAACCTGATTGTGGAGAAGCAACAGAAATTATTTGTAAACTTGAAGTTGACAAAGAAATTTTTGAAGACTGTAAGTACGACTTAACACAGGAAGATTTGTTAAGCGAAGATTTGTTAGCCTTATTCTTTGTAGAAAGTGATGAAGAAGAATTTGAAATTGAAAGTATTAAATTAGAATTTGAAATTGATGGAGAACGAAAGTCAATTGATGCTCACAATGAAATGGAATACGAAGAGTCAACTGTGACGGCTATGGACGTTCTTAATTGGCACGGAAGTGACCACAGCATTGAAGAACTTGCTCAAGTGCTGGCTGATGTTGTAAATGGAAAGTATAACTTTGTGCTTTGTAGAGAAGAAATTCTTAACCTAAAAGGATAATTGTAACTTTTTAAATACTCATCGTTATACAAATATAACACTTTAAAACCTCAACAAATGAAAATTTTAAAAAAAGGAAACGCATTCATTGCGTACAGAACACAAAAAGGAGAACTTGGCTCTCCAATTGCAGAAGCAGGCTCAGAGATTGGAAGAATTTCAATTACTACTGGTAAATATACAGGAGGAACAGGTGCGCTTGTAGAACTTTCAAAACACCTTGACGATTTCAATAAACCAAAAGAAGAAGAACTTCAAAAACTTGTTGATGAAGTTATAGAGCAAGTGGTAGCAGATGCTAACTCTGGCGATACAACGGTATTGGACGAAATTCTAAAGAATGTACCAAAAGAAGTATTAATTCAAAGCCTACCCGAAGAAGCGTGGGCAAAATATAAATAAACCTCAAAAACTAAAACCTCATGGGAGTATTTGCAGAAGGTAGCATACAAATATACCTTAACAGCGAAGAAGAAGCTGTAAAAGTATGCGAAATGATTAAGAACATTAAAGAGCGAACCGATAAACGCCTAAAGCAAGATGGTCACTTTGCTGTTCACGATTCGGATGTACACGGAGAAATGGTCGAGATAAGACTTTCCTCTGGTAGAACTCAAAACTGTGAATTTCAAATGGAAATGGTTGTTGACGAACTTAAAGTAATGGTCCAGTCTGGAGAAATTACAGAAGTTGCAGAGTACAGCTCCAGCATGATGATAGACGGTGGAGGTCAGTACATGGAAACAGAAGATTTCCTCGAACCTCCAAGACAGCCTAAAGAAGAATAAGCCTACAAGCCTCCGTAACAGGGGGCTTTTTTGTGCTTTGTAACTTTTTGAATTCCTATCGTTATACACATGGAGACGGGCACGACATTCAAAAATGGCGGAAGAGTAGACTCCAACCTGCCTTAAACTTTTTTGACCTATATTTTATTGTTTTAGGCGTTTTGTAACTTTTTGAATTGCCATCGTTATATAGTCATAACCAATAAAAAAACATTAAGACAATGGCAGTTTATACACTACATAACAACTCTGGAGATTACCTGCACGCCAAGTCAATAAGCAAGCAAAAAATGATTGATGCCTGCAATAGTTTGAGATTTGGAGCAAAAGTTTGTGAAGAGTATTTAGCTCCATCTCCCTGGGATAAAGCAAAAATTACCAAGCACGCTAGAGAAATTTATAACAATAAAAAATAAGAAAGCAATGTCAAGATTTAGAATTAAAGATAGAGATACAGTTAAAGCAACAGCAACCTGCTCAAGAAGTGGAAAGCTTTTAGCAACACTATACGATAGTGGCTTTACAACAATTAATAGCGCTAGGTCAGCTTTGATGAGGAAGATACCCTTCTATGGCGGAAAGTTAATAAGCATTTCAATTACAAATATTGATGAAGAGACACATAAGTCTTTTGACGTTAAAGTAAACCGATAGTTTGTAACTTTTTAAATTCCTGTCGTTATACACTTGTAACCAATAAAAACATTAGACATGAAGACTGTAAAATTAAACAACAAGACTTATTATATTGACGGTGTTTCAGGAGCACTTAAGGAGCTGTTGAATAGAGCCAGCAAAGAACGCAAAGAAGCTCTTTTATTCGAACAGCCAGAAGCAATTTGCTTTTACAACCACAAAAACTTTCAGGGCAACCCAGATTACTTAGGTGATGCTGTAGGAATTCTTGAGAATGTTAAACAACCAACAGCTCAACAGGTACGCCACGCAATGATATGGGGTCTTGGATACCCAGGTGAAGGTCTGGATTACATGATTAAAGCAGGAGGTGAAAGTAATTCTGATAGTATGTTCTCTTCATGCCTTAAGGTAATGATAGCTCACCCAAAGACTGGTCTGGATACTGATGTTGTTGTTCTTAAGAAGTACAGCACAAAAATTGAAGACGTTTATATTACTGAGGCTGAGGTACGTGAATTATACAAATTGTGCCAAACGCCAGAAGAGACAAAAAAGATTAACCAGACAAAGGTTGAAGGAGCTATTGGAATGCTCTGGAGAACTTTCCAAGGCTTCAAAGTTAACATTAGTGGAAACAATAGAATTGCAACAAAGAAGCACGTTGAAATGATGACGCAGTTTCTTTTTGAAGTTGGTACGCCAGAAGCAATTGAAATTCATATTAATAGAATGATTAAGAACCAAACTCGAAACCTTTCCACAACTTTAAATGAAGAGGCTTCAAGCCAGACAACAGCAGAATTTCACGCAACAGCAAGAGAGAGGTTGGCATTGCTTGACAATTTCAAAGTCTCCCTATTAGATAGGCAAGCAGCATAAGTAAAGTCTCCCTTTGTGCGTTTACGCCAAGTAGCGAAGCGGATTGTAACTTTTTAAATAATAATCGTTATAAAATAAAAACACGATACCATGAACAAAGAAATTTACCAAGGAATTACCAAAGATGACGTATGGGGTGAATACACTGAAGCAGGTGACCCAAGAGGTTCTCACAAAAAGATTAGTCAAGGAATGATTATAGCTCAAGGAATTCCTTATAAGCCAAACTCACCAGAAGGTAAAGACCTTTCAAAAAAGATTGGCGTTCCTGCTATTTGTCCAATAACAAAAAAGACTCTACCTTATAAGAGTGTAAGTGTTGTATGCAAAGCAGAAGACCAAGGAGCAGTTGAATACTGGTTGGAATATGTACACGGAGCACACAGCATTGATGGTACAGCAACGCTTGATGATGGTAAGGTTGTTATAATTTCTAACTATATGTGTTGGTAGTTTTGTAACTTTTTAAATCCGTGTCGTTATATACTTGTAACATAAAAAATATAACAACATGAGTATTAAAAACACATTGGCGACAGCCTCAGAATTAAAGATTACTTTAAAAAAGTTAAAGACCTTTCCAGGACATGATGGAATGGAGGGATTTGACGCAGATATTTGTGTGGATGGCAAAGCTGTCCTGCACGTATATGACAGCGCACATGGTGGATGCTTTGAGTACAGCCCAATTGGAACTGACTACAAACAAGCAAGAAACGTTGAGGCTGAATTAGAAGAGAAGTTGAAAACCTTTCCTGAACATGAAACAGAGATGGGTGGTGGACGAACTTACTCAAGCCGTGATACACTTGATTGTGTAATTGGTGCGCTTGTTTCTGAAGCAGGATTTCAAAAACAATTAAATAGAGATGCTAAAAAAGGAATTCTTATTGAAGTACCGAATGGCTACAGCATTATTTCATTCAAAGCAGGTACAATTACAGCAATGCTTAAAAAGTACAAGCAGGAGGCTGTGGCAACTATGCTTCAGGGCGTAGTGAAGAGAGAACTTAAAGCAGGAAACAAAATTCTAAACTTAGAATACCTAAAGTCAATAGGTGTAAAAGCATAAAACTAAAGCCCTCATTGACGTGGGGGCTTTTTGTAACTTTTTAAATTACCATCGTTATACACTTGAACTAATAAAAAAACATTATGAAAAAATTAATTTTTACAGTAGAAATAGAATTTGAAGATAAGGTGTGTTCAGATGGAGATATTCGTGAAGTCATGCACAATGTTGCAGATGGTTTGTCATTTGCAGCTGATAGAGAAGGGCTTGCACCTGAAGATAGTGAAACATTTACAAGAAAAATTAAAGTTTCTTCAAGTGTTATTGATGATTCTGTTGAGAAAGTTATAGTTTAATTGTAACTTTTTAAATTGCCATCGTTATACAAGTGAACCAATAAACAAATACATATTATGAAAATAATTCAAAAAAGTGATTTTTACAAAGTAGCATTAGCAGCAATAATTGTTGAGAAGGGATTCAACGTCAGAACAGACCTTGGAGACATTGATGCGCTCGCTCAGTCAATTGCAAAACTTGGACAGCAGACTCCAATTATTGCAACGAAAGTTCGTGGAGAGGACAAATTCCTCTTGACAGCAGGACACCGTAGATTGGCAGCAATTGCGATTGCCAACAAAAAGTATGGTGCAAACATTACTCACGTAAATGTGATGAGCGCAAAAGGAGATGAGAAAGGTCGTGTCTTAACAATGTTGCTTGATGGAGAGGCTTCAAAGAAACTTTCAGCCTCTGAGATGGCTACTGGGTTTGCAAGACTTAAAGCAATGGGAATGAAGCCGTTGGAGATTGGTGCAAACGTAGGTCTTTCACAAGCGCAGGTGTACAACATTATTAATGTCACCAAAGCACCTCAGACCATTCAAGACATGGTTGAGAAAGGATTGATTTCTGTGGCTCTTGTGAATGAGATTCAGAGAACAACCAAAGACCCAGAAGAGCAAGTGAAGTTGGCAGAAGAGGCTGTGGCAAATGCGAATGTTGATGCAGGGGATGAGGATGGAGAGCCAAAGAAAAAGAAGGCTACCTCAGCAAATGCTAACACAAAGAAATTGTCAGCGGATGTTGCCAAGTTGGAAGCAGCAATTGAACTTGCAATTGAGGATAACCCTGCAAGTGGTAAAGCAGCAGTACTTAAAGCAATTGTTAACAAATTGAAGTCTAAGGCTTCGGCAGAAGATATTGCCAAGCTATTGAAATAAGATTGATAGGGAGGAATTCACACCTCTCCCTTTTTTCGCTCCTATCAGTTGGTAGAAAGCTGGGCTTCTAAAACCCGCAGTCCACGGTTCGAACCCGTGTGGGAGCACAAGTTGTAACTTTTTAAATCACCATCGTTATATAATTAACTAATAAAAAACCAAAATAAAATGTTTAGAATTAAAGAAACAGATACAATTAAAGCAACTGTATGTTGCTCAAAAAGTAGAAAAATTTTAGCTTCAGTATATGATAGCGGATTTACAAGAATTAGCCAAGTTGAGTCAGCGTTAATGAGAAAGATACCTTTCTACAGCGGTAAATTGCTATATGTTTCGATTGTAAATATAGACAAAGAACTATGTAAGACTTTTGATGTTAAGGTTAACTGATAGAATTGTAGGGATGTCTCACCCAGTTGTGGGTCACGGAAGAGTTAAGAAGGATAAGATTCTAATTCGAAGTCTCCCTAAGTGGTACCAGAAATTTGGATTCGTTAAGACTCCTGAATACACTGAGAAAAAAAAAAAACGTACAATGTTGTACACTCCAAAAACTAAATAACATGAGCAGCATAGATAATAAATTCGAACAGTACCTGAATACCTTGGACCAAGTAGTGGCAAATATGTTAAGAGCAGCTGTTGAAGTAATTCCACAGGACCAGAGAAGAAAGTTCATTATTGATAACTGTCCAGTGAAAGCCCCTGTAGCAAATGACGCTAACTCAGACATGGCAGAGCACTGCTTGCCTGAAGAACCTAAGTCAAGAATATGGACTGTTGAAGTTTGTCGAACAACTCACGCCTTCAGAACAATGAAAGTTGTAGCAACAACTGAACAAGAAGCTTGTGAGAATGCAATTGACGCTGCTGGTGATGTAGAGTTCGGAAGTGGTGAGGCAGATTATTCAACTCCAGACGGAGCATACTAAAATTATAAATTTAGAAAACGTTCTTTGAAGTATTGTTTTATAAAAATAGAAAACAGAGTTATTTTGGTTTTTCATTTTTATTTTATATATTTATTAATATGAAAGATATATTAATAAAATTTAAAAAGGTTCATGGTGAATTGTATGATTATTCATACGTAGATTATAAAGACAGATTAACTAAAGTAGCTATAGGGTGTAAAGTTCATGGTGAATTCCTTCAAACTACAGCAGCCCACATTAGTGGCCAAGGTTGTCCAGAGTGTGGTAAAATTAAAAGAAGGATAGGGAAGAGAATTACTTTTGATGACTTCCTGATAAGAGCTAAAGATAAACATGGAAACAAATTTTCTTATAATAAAGAATCTTATGTTGATATAGAAAAAGCTTTTGTTATTGTATGCCCTAATCATGGTGAGTTTACACAGTCTCCCAAAACTCATATAAAGAGTCACGGTTGTCCAAGATGTGGAAACAACTCTGCATCACACAAACTCTCCCTTACTCGTCAAGAGTTTGTAGATAAAACTATCAGCGTTCATGGTGACAAATTCATTTATGATAAAGTCAAATATATCAACAATAGAACTCCTATTATTATAACTTGTAAGTTTCATGGAGATTTTAATCAAAAACCTAATTATCATTTATCTGGAAATGGTTGTCCTAAATGTGGAGGCACCTCTAAACTTTCTCTTGAAGGCTTTATAGATAGGAGTAATTTGATTCACGATTTTAAATATGATTACTCTAAATCAGAATTAATCAATAGCAAAAAAAAAGTTAAAATAATTTGCTTAAAGCATGGAGAATTTATGCAATCTCCCTCTCACCATATGATGGGCTCAGGATGCCCAACATGTAATGAGTCTAAAGGAGAAAAGTTGGTTGCAAAAATTCTTAAAGAAAAAAGCGTTAACTTTGTAAGACAAAAGAGATTTAAATATTGCAAAAATAAAGCAGTTCTCCCTTTTGATTTTTATTTACCAGACTTAAATGTTTTGATTGAATTTGATGGTGCGCAGCATTTTTATCCTTGGAGATTAAAAGATACAGAAGTTGCAAAATTAAAACTTAAGAAGACACAAGAAAATGACCTTATCAAGACTGAATTTTGTAAAAAAAATGAAATTAAATTATTAAGAATTCGTTTTGATGAGAATGTTAAAAATAAATTAGATAAACTATTAAAATGAAGCCAGGCCAAAACATAATTAAACAAATAGAAGACGGGAATTTCAATTTAAGTTCGCATCCAGTTTTTAGTCATAATCCAAAAAGATTAATGGATATTGGTTTTAATAAATCTCTTGAGTTAATTAAAAGAAGAGTTGGAGACCACAATCTCTCCCCAGTATATTTATTTAATTTATATAAAACGTATCAATTTAAAATAGATATTATTGAGAGTAGCATTAAATCAGAGCTTGAACAAATAGCGGAAGATACAATTAGAGAAATGTATGATGTACCAGAAGATATAAATATTAAACCAAAGATTGTTAATCAAGATGATATTGAATATGATTTTGACTCTGAAAATGAAAAAATAGAAGTCTCCCCAGAAAGACTAAGATTAATAAAAGAAGAAGCAAATAAAAGAATAATACTAAATTCTATTGTTCATGGTTCATCTGTTATGATTTGGTCAAGCGCATATTATATTGTAAAAGAAAAACTTGATGAATTAAATAATAAATTAATTGAACTATATGATATTTATTCTGCAGTTGTTAGTTATTTACTTTGGCTTCAGGAACCAAGTCAAGATTTGTCTGGAGTAGAAAAACAAGGAGTTTGTGAAATTGATTTTGAAGATGGATTAAGTTGTGAAGGAATAAATTTTCCAGTACTTTTATTGGAGACAAATAAAGTGGTGATTGATTATCTTATTTGTAAAGGTATACCAACCGATTTTAGTGAAGAAGAGTTAAAATTATATTATGCTCTTTCAGATGATTATAATCAAGAAATTTGGCATAATACATTGTCTCCAGTTATATATTCTGATTTTTTAGAAACAATAGAAATAGAATCAAATAAATTACCTGATGTAATATCAAAATTATCTCAACTAAATTATGAAGAATTAAAAACTGTGTTCATATCTATACAACAAGATTCAAAAGAATCAGGAAAAATAGAACTTTTAAAATTTAAAATCGTATAATATAAGATGAGGAATATACAGATGATTGAACCTTTGGTAGAACCAAAGCCAGTTACGAAACCATCTCCAACGGAAAAGCCCAAGGAGAAACCAAGGAGAGGAGACCCATGGACAGTGCCCGCACCGAAAGTGAACCCCACTCCAAAGGCCTGAATAATACAGACTGTAACTTTTTAAATATTAATCGTTATAAACATAATAGTCATGAAGAAGAGAGATTTTAGCATAAAGAAAAAGATTATAAACAAAGGAGAGTATGATATGCTTAGAGGGATGATGACTGATGAAGCATTTTTCGATACATTCATAGTGTGTGACAAGTTGGTCACAAGAATGCTCGCTGCTGAGGCAGTAACATATGTAGCATTTACAGATGTTTCTCCAGTATACAATGATACAGCAAAATTAAACTAAGATAAAGATGAAAACGAAAAGAACATATGATGAAGTTGAGATTATTAATACTCCGTCTATTAAGACAGGGATTAAAACTCTTGACCTGTTCCTTTCTAACAATGGAGGGTTCGAACTTGGAAACCTGATTCTTATGACAGGAACTTCAGGTGCAGGTAAGACAACTCTTTGCAAACTGATTCAAAGAGAAATTAAAAAACCAACATTATTTCACGCCTTAGAAAGTTTAGCGTCTTCAGTTAAGAGACAAACTCTTAGAATTAAAACACATTCCAACTGTTTTATTACTGACGGGAAAGATTACCAAGACTTTGATGAGTTCATGGATTTCATTTATAGAGATAAGCCAAGATTTGTTATGGTTGATTCACTTCAACACGCTGTGAAACAACTTAGGAAAAAAGGCATGGGAAAAGATGAGGCTTACCACCACGTACTGGACTCTTTATACAGATGGAAAGATGAGACGCAAGGAATTGTAATTCTTATTTGTCAGTTGAATAAAGACAACACGTTTTCAGGACCGTCAGGAATGTTGTTCGATGCGGATGTTCAGGTACACTTAGAGTACAACTCTAAAACAGGAGTTAGAACAATGGATACGAAGAAAAATAGAATGGGTCAACTGGACTCGATTTATTATGAGTTCTCTTCAGGAGTTGAGGTGATGAAGTTCTACACTCAAGAAGAATGGGATGTAATTAAAATGGGTGTCACTTTGCCAGAGATGTTAATGAACATCATCTTCCAGTATTCAAACGCCTACAGGAACCACGATTCGTATTCTGTATTTAAGAAAGAATTCAACAAGAAGATTAAGGTGATTTATAATTCTATTGATGATGACCTTGAGATTTGTTTATCAGTTACAAAACTGATGAGTGAATTAACTAAAAAGTATTTTGTAACTTTTTAAATAACCATCGTTATACATACACGAACCAATAAATAGAGAGAGATATGACAAACGTAAAGAAAGATTCAGAACAAGCTACTAAAGATAAAGCAAACGTAGCAGTGCTTCAAGATATTAATGCCACAGCAAGAGCAAAAGATGATGCTTTTAGTAAGCTGTATGGTAGACACAACCAACAAGTCCGCATTCACTTCCTCAAGAGATTGAGAGATACAGATGTTGCTGAGGATTTGCTTATGATAACTTTTGTAAAGGCGCATGAGAACATTAACACTTATGACCCAAAAGTGGGTGCATTTTCTACTTGGTTGTACAAGATTGCAAACAACTCTTTGATTGACTTGTTGAGAAAAGCAAAGTTCGAAGTTCTTTCTTTGGATTCGCTTCAAAGTAAGACGTCAGACGACAATGATGGAATGGAATTTCAATTAGATTCAGATACTCCAAACCCATTGCAAATTCTTGTTCATGATGAGGTAACAAAACAAGTTTCTGATGCAGTTAATTCTATTAAGTCCAAAAAAGTTCGTGAATTAATGATTTGCAGATACATTGATGAAATGAGTTTTGAAGAAACGGCAAAGGCTCTTGGTCTTGAATTGAATTCAACACTTAGAACAGCTGTTGCAAGAGGTAAAGAGATTCTTAAAAAGAAATTAGCTAACCTTGAAAATAATGTCTCATAACATAAAACCAACGGTCTTATGACCGACCCCATACTACTGGGATGTGATAGTGTAGTGACTATTGTCTGGAAGTAGTGTTATGATAAAAAGCTATTAGTTCGGTGAATGAAGCAAAGCGTTAGCGCCAATAGTTTAAGTGCCCCGTGGTTATGATACACCACGGGGTTTTTTGTGCGTTGCCCCGAACGAGCGCAGCGTTGTAACTTTTTAAATATCCATCGTTATACAAATAAGAAAAGGGCCTGGCGGAGAAAGTCGGAAGAGTAGACTCCAACGTGCGTTGGATTTTGTGAACAAGCTCCAACCTGCCCAATACTCTCGTGAAATATAAATTTATAATTTTAGAAAAATAAAGCCCGTTATTAACATATCGCCTAAAAAAGATTGTTTTAGGTAGAACATTTTAAAATCTCTTACGTATAAGATAATGAAAGAACAAATAGATTTATATTTTTTACACTTTGTAACATTTTGTAACATTTTGTAACTTTTTAAATCTATGTCGTTATACAGTCATAACCAATGACCGCAGGGCAAGACCTGCTTTGCAGTCGCAAAAAACAATTATTATGAAAAATGAAAATGCATTTAACTGGGACATTAAGCAAACAGGAATTCTTGACATTAATGGAAACCCTATAAAAGGGTACAAAGAAATTACTCGTGATGACAATGGGTCAAGCATTGCTGTTATGAAAGAGTCTTATACGCCAATGACAACTCAACAATTCTCTGATACAGCAAACGAAGTTGCAGGTGCAATTGGAGGTTCTGGACTTATTTTTAAGGATTGGAATGACAATAGTGTTGAAGGGCAAATGGGAGCTAACAAGCCCGTGATTACTTGTCAGATGGAAATGAGCGAGCCTCTTGAGATTGCAGGCTCAAAGATTGAAGGTAAGTTAACAATTGGTGTTGGATTTGACGGAGGGCGTAGCTTCTTTATTGGTCACACAAATACTTACCTTAGATGCACAAATGAATTCTCTTCAATTGTGAAGGACTTCAAAAGCAGACTTACTGTAAATAACATGGTAAGAGTTGAAGACATTATTAAAAACATTCAAACGTATAGAGATTACGAAAGAAATTTATACGAAAACTTTGAGAGATTTCATAACACAAAAATTGATGAAAAGATTGTTCAAGAATGTCTTGCACGTCTTGTTGATTTGACTGTTGAAGAGAGAGCAATGACTGTTAAGGAGAGAAACACAGAGTTGTCTTCTCAAAAGTTGAACAAGATTGATGACATTACTGCAAGTATTAGAACAGAAATGGCAGAGCTTGGTAACAACGCTTGGGGATTATTCAATGGGGTCACACATTATTCTACACATATTATGAACTCAAGAGGTTCAAATGAGTTGAGTACAATGTTCGGAGCAAAGAACAAAGCAAACCAAATTGTTTATGGCTTAGGTCTTGAATTACTTGATGCATAAGATGCTAAACAACAAACTTAAGGAGAGCAGAAATGTTCTCCTTTTTTTGTGACCAATTTTGTCTAAGGAAAGTTTAGGGCAGGGGTGGATTGCCTGTCAAGGCTGTGCTCTTGACTTTAAGGCACAGGGCACTTATTCTTACCTTGCCTGTTTCACTCAAGGGACATAGTTATAACGATAATGGTTTAAAAAGTTACAACCGTTGGAATTCTGGTTTTTAATTCATATTTATCAGAAAATCTAAAACCAACAACCATGAACCTAAAAGAAGCAAAACAATTGTTTGAAGAAATAGTAGAACTTTGTTACCAGACAGAAAATCAACAACTGATTGAAACCATTGAACAAATTTATCCAGAAGTAGAAGAAGCAACAGCAGTTTTTAAAGTAATATCTTCAGCTGAAGAATTACAAGTTATCATAAACGAAATAGAATTCCTTCCTGAAGAAGAAGAGGATGTCCAGGAGCTGCAGGAGATAATCGAAAAGTTGTCAGAATAACATAAATAATTTTTATTTGTAAAAGTCTTTGCGTATCTTTGTGCAAAGACTTTTTTTATGCACAGAGGAATTATCATATACTTATCAATCCTGATAGGCTTAGCTCTTACAGCTGGGGGTAGCTATTTTATTATTGACAACCTAATAAAACCACAGGGGTTTATGTTCGAAGGAATCATGGCAGCAGGCCTGGGAATAACATTGCTTATGTCAGTAATCGTTGCCGCAACAATCGGAAAGGCAATTATGCTGTTCGGTGAAATCCTGGAGCAGACAACAAAGCTAAATCAGGAAATTGTAAAACAAAGCCAGCCGCAATCCATATCCAGTATATTTCAGGGAATGATGCCGCCAGGCTCAAACATGACTGTTACAAACCTGAACACAGGAGAAACATCATCCAATAAACCTGAACTGGGAAAAATGAGTGAGATGATTTTTAACGCAATGGCTGCTGGCTTGAGCGGCAAGACAAATGTAGAACTTAAAGATATGAGTGTCAAGGAGTTAGAGAAACTCTTGGCAAAAGCTATTAAGGATGATGACTATGAATCTGCAACAGAGATTAGTGCAATCCTGAAGGAGAAGAAGAATCCTGGTTCAGGTGACTCTGAAAATAATTCATAAAAAATAGAACATTCTAAATTTATAAACGTATAAGATAATGTAGGCTGAAAGATACCTACATTCTAACGAGATTTCCTTTTGGAAGTTTTAGTTGTCTATCCTGAAGGTGGAATATCCTGACGGAATTGTCTCTTATCAGAAAAGCTCGGTTTTGTCACCGAGCTTTTCGCTTTTATAGTAAGTTGCTTCGTTACGAACAACGAAGTTGCAAGCAAAGCGGAAAATGAATTTATTCATTGTAACTTTTTAAATTCCTGTCGTTATACAATCATGGGAAACCCAAATTCAAAAAAACACAAAGCAAACCACGCAGGCTACAGAGATAAGCCAGGGCGTAGAGCAATTGACGCACTTTGCGGAATGTACGCTGCAATTGGTAATGTAGAAATTCTGGTTGGAACGCCAGGAGAAGGAAAGCCGAGACTCGGAACTCCAGTAAACAAAACACAGCCAAAACCAGGTACACAGCTTAGTTTATTCTAAATTGTAACTTTTTAAATTGACATCGTTATACACTTAAATTAAAAACAATTATTATGAAAAAGTATTTATTAGTATTAGCATTAGCAGGATTGTTCACTTCAATTTCAAGTTGCAAGAAAGAAACAATTGAACCGAAACCTGAACCAGACACAACAGTTGTCACAACCAATGAACCAGTAGCAATGAACCTTCAGGTTTATTCTTTTGATGACGGCAATGGATTTGCAGGATATGACTTCAAAGTTGTCATAAAAAGCCCAAATGAGTCCGTTGACTCTTTGTCTACAACATTCTCCAATTATTCTGATGGAGTTACTTCACCAAACTTTGCAACACTTCAATGTAATGTAGATACCAGTCTCGTTTATACGATAGACATATATGATAATGCAAATAATTATTTGTTAACTGTTCCTTTAGAGTTTCATTGGGAAGATTATATTCTGGCAGTCAATGATGATGCAAGTAGTACAATTACTGGAGAAGTATTTAACCATGATAACATAGAAACACAAAACGCCTCACAGGCTCATGTTGTTTTAGCTATTGGTAAGTAAACTTTGTAACTTTTTAAATTCCTGTCGTTATACAGATATAACATAACCTGCGTGAGATTGTTCATGCAGGTTTTTTAACCACATTAAAACTTAGAGATATGAAATTCGTTTACATTATTGAAATTGGACAGCTTAGCAAATTAGAGAACAAATTTAACTTCTATGACATGGAAGTGTTCCCAAGTCAAAAGGCAGCTGACCATGTTGTTAAAAATATGATTGAGTGTAATACCTCTGGAGATTTTGAAGAACTTGTTAAGCAAGGTGATGTTAGAATTGAGAAGTCTGAAGAAGGCGGATTCAAGAGAGGTGAAGTTAGTCATACTGTTTATACTTACAATTGCATGGGGTCTGGATTCAATAACGTTCCTACCAAAATGACAGTGAGATACGTAGTTAGAAAAATGTTAGTAAACAGAAACTTTTAATATTATGGCAGACGCAAGAACAAAACAAACAAGAGTGCTTACTATTACAATAGAAGTCTCTTCAGATGTAAAACTTCCTTCAGACCATGAGATGGTCTTAATTGCTGCAGCAGCTTCAGGAGCTATGGCAGACAAAGCAAAAGAGAAAGGGTTGACGCTCGATAACTTAATAACTCATAGCAATGACTAATTTATTCTGGATACAAAAATATAGACAACAAATTTTCGCTCTGGAGCTTCTGGTGGCGATTATTTTTGGACCTGCTCTGGCAAACATCCTGAGCGGCTCCGTCCTGTTAAGCCTGGTAATGATTGCAGCAGTTTTTCTATTTTTAGAAATTACTCTGGCTTTTACCAGGGTCACCTTTGCGAAGGTAGCCCATGAGAATACCAAGAAGATTTATGATAAGACACAGGCAGCACACAAAAAGATTAAACAGGACTACCAGGATATGACTGGTGAGCAACTGGACAAGCGCAGGGCAATACAGCATTCAAAAAAGAAACGTAAGCCCTAAGAAGGCAAAAACAATATAAACTAAAAAGAGATTATCATTTGGTAGTCTCTTTTTTAATCACTACATTTGCTTACATAAAAATTAATTAGAGATGAGACTTACAGTACACGTATCAGGCGCAAAGAAAGACACGCACGAAAAGAAGACCAAAGAAGGAATTGTTAATGTTAAAAAAACATTTAACACTCTATCGTTCTCAAGTGTGAACCCAGAAGATGTTGGAAGCATCCTAAACAAGATTAAAGCTGAAGGGCTTGGAGAGCCTACCAAGCATTACCTCTCTAACGAGAAGATTCCTGGTCACGCCAGAGGGAAAAGAAAAGCCTAAACCCTGAACACAAATATATGAAAACCTTCAGCTATGCTGGGGGTTTTTTTTTGTCCAGTCGGGACTGGTCAAATTCAGATTTGTAACTTTTTAAAAACACATCGTTATACAAATGTCGATGCGAACAGCGAGACGGGTCTGGTCACCGAGGTGAACCGAAAGAGTAGACTCCAGCCTGCCTTATATTTTCTTGCCAACCATTTTGTAAGCGAATCGGAAAAAGATTTTATTCTTTGTAACTTTTTAAATTCTTATCGTTATACAAGTGTAGACAATGAGAGACACATCTACTACCCCAGAACTGAAAAACTTATGGCAGGGTTAATCCACTCCTGCCCCAAACTTTTTTGCCCAATTTATTATTTGAGCCTGCTCCATCGAGCACGCAGTGCTTATGCAGAATCATTCTTAATAAGCATCATTTAAAAAGTTACAATTTTATAGAACATTTGTTGATAACTTACGTATAAGATAATACTAAGTAACTAACGAAAAAACACATTATGAAAAATTACTGACATATAGAAATCTCCAAAACTTTTTAAGCAAACACCGACCATGCTCTGAACTCGTTTCTTAGCTCTTCTACGCACGCCATGCTTAGTGGTCCAATATGCGCTTAAGAATCCTAAAGATTTCTTAGATTATTTCCCATAATTTCTATGACAGTATTTTGCACCTTCGGATGCAAGACTAAATAGGACGACCCAGAGCTCGACTTGCTTCTTGCACTCAAGCTTTGGTATAGTCCTATTTTTTAGAAATTTAGGTGATGCACATGTACGAACAATTTCAATATCGCCTAAATTTTGGAAATTTGGATGGTTGAGAAAATTCAGTACTATGGTGTGGGGAAATGTGGGATGTGCAGCACCGAATATTAAACTACCTCTTTTCGATGTTTTTAATACCTAACTATCTGATTATTAGAAAAAATAGTTATTAACATTACCAACCTTTCCCTAAATGCACCCCCTAAATTTCCATTTTTTAGGCTATTATTTTATCCCACATTTCCCCACCCTCCACCACATAAAATTGCACCCTCTCCCGCTCCCTCCCAGCTCTCCCCAGAATCGACCTCAAATATTACCCACTTCTCCCTGATTTTATACCCCTAATATAAGCTGCTGGTTGGGGATAAAACTATGCCAATCCAGAGACAAAATCCCCTTATCTCCCCAGAGATATTACCCAGGTCATCGTGACATATTTACACCCCTCCCCTTGCTCACTCTGACGTTTCACAACTCTCCCTATGCAAATTGTTATAAATTTAGAAAATGCCTATACAATACATCTATTTAATGTTTCTATTTAATCGTGATGCTCTGGGTACAATCTGCTCCTGCAGAATCAAAATATCCCTATACAAAAAAAGGAGAACTGCTTTCACAACTCTCCCTATTAATAACGCAAATTATAATGACAGGACTCGAACCTGCAGCTAACTGAACCATTCAGTCGGATGGAGTCGAACCATCACTTCCTCTACCAGTAGGGTAGGTCGGATACCAATTTCGACACATTACAATATTACATTAATCTTCTATCAATATATTTACCTCCAGACCAAATCTCTACCTTGTTACTATCTTTAATTAATTTAATTTCAGTTTCTCCTTCTGAAAAAAGAAATTTAACTAATGATTCTAAATCGTTTGGTTTAATTTGTTCTGGCTTTAGTTCATCTACCACAGATACTTGTACTGAATTTAAAAACCATTCCCAGCGTTCCTTTACAAAGCCTTTTGCTTCTTCTAAGGATTCAAATGACTCGCTTTCATTTGCTGTATCATTTTGCATGGTTGGAAAGTGGCAAGTAACAAAAAAAGCGACCTCACCTTTAACTTCCAATCTGGTTATCCAGGCAATCCTAATATTATTGTAAGATGCTGTTCTTGCCCACCTACCCATTTTATCTGGTTGGTCTGTGCTGCTGTATCTATTCGAGTATTCAATCATTTTTTTTAAGTTTGCACCATAGTTGACCACTCTTGTCTCTTGTGGTATTAATTTGTTCAACGTACCCTCTATCTCTATATGGAGATTCCTTAGAGAAAGGAATGGTTGAAATTGTTTCCATCTCAAACTCTATTGGAAAATATTTTTTAGATTGTTCTAAATACATAGGAATGTCTTTGTCTACGAAGAATGTAGATGCTACTATGTTATTAACTTGCGGGCTTTTAACATAATCAGCATCGCCAGAATGATATATTTTATTCGTAAAAGAATCGTGGTAATACCCTTTTATATCAGCAATTTCATCAACTACAACTGTTCCTTGTGGTAATTTAATTCTTTTCATTGTTCTTTTTATTAAAAATAAATAAATTTGGAATTCACCTTTACTACGCTTTAATCTTATCTATGATTTCGTTAGCCAATTCAAGCTGTGTTTTTGCGTGGTCAAAGATTTCCTTTGTAATAACTTCTGCTCCATACAATTCATCTGCAGACATATTATCATTACAATCTCTAAGAGCATTCTTTATGTTTGAGAACTGAACTTTCTCTCCTATGACATCATAGAGTTGTTCCCATTCAGTATCCATGCTTCCAGGCTTAATGCTATCAATTCTAATGTAGTCAACATCAAGTCCGAATGTGGCATCCTCATCTCTCACTTTTATATATACACCAGTGAAGTCGCTGCATACTTTATCATCATTGCTTAGTTTAGCCTTACGCTCTGCCTCAAGCTCTTTACCAAACTTATCGACAAGTTGTGCCACTGTAATAGATTTAATGTCTTCAGGGGCATCTTTAAGCATTCTCCATATTCTTGACTTATTTTTCATCTTATAATTTTTTAAAAGAAGACAGTGCGCTTTCTAAGTCAGCATCAAACTGTTCCTTTGTTCTTGTGTAGTAATCTTCCTCCAGTAGCATTCTACTTATTTCTGCAGCCTTACTTTTTTCTTCTCTATTAATATGGTTTTCAATCATACTAACTCTTACATTAAACCTTTCAACTATGCACTCCATGCTTTGATAAACACAAGTAACTTCAAGTTCATATACATCTCCTTTTTTATTGTATTGATTGCCTTCCCACGTAACAAAAGTTGGAACTATTCTAATAGCTCTTCTAACTCCTGTCTGAAAACAATAGAATGGTTTTTCTGGAATGAATATTTCAGTTTCTTCTACTGGAACTTTCTCGTATTCGTATGTAGTTATCTTCATGTCTTCTTATGAATTTTGTTTAAAGATTTCTGCAGACATTACAATAGAGCAATCTTCTTGAATTCCTTTTACTATAGCATCAATTGATTTCTTAAATCCTTGAATATCTACTTCACCGTTTTGGTCTAAGTAATTTTTCAAAAACAATTTACATTCAAGAGAATTAATCATTGACGTATCTATTTCTGATATATGAACAGTTTCAACAGTATGGTCATGTATATTATTTTTTTCAAGTGTATAGATACCACACCCATCTGACTCAAAGCCTTTATTTCTAAGTGACTTTTGAACTCCTGCAGCAGCGCTATACTTAGATGGTGGGTCAACAGTTACTTCAATAGAGTATAGACTATCCTTAACTCTAACTCCACCTTGTTCAATACCCATAGAGTATTCGTCCTCAATAGTTTCTAATAGTGTTCTAAAATCTTCAAACATAGTTAATTATTTATAATCTATTATACGCAAGAAATTTAGAAATGTTCTAAAATTTATCTTATAAAAGTTTAATTAGTATTTAAGCTTCACCACTTTGGATACAATATCATTCCAGATTAATTCAGCTTCTTTACGCCTTGTCCTATGCGTGTTGCAATTAAAACACTGACTCTCTTTACCAGATAGAAATTCGTAGCTAACACTTTTTGTGTATCCTGTCGTAATGAATTCTTCGAATCTAAGTTCTATCTTATCCTGGATGCCTTGGTCTAACAGAAATTTAAAAGTTTTCTGTATCATCTCAGATTTAGACTTAGATTTTCCATCTCTCATTTTACCAAGTTCTTCCAGTGGATTATTAGATACGAAATAATAGAAAGGAGTGTTTCTAACACCTTTAATATACACTCCGAATACAGCGTGCATATTTTTATTCCAAATGTCTATAGAGGGTTCGAAATCACTTTGTACAGAAATCTTATCTCTAAGTATAGAAATTTCCTCTGACATTTCAATAACATCTCTACCAAAGCTCATAATCTTCTGGTTCTTTTTATCAATTTCGCATTGCAATTTTTTCTCTTTATCAATGAGCCTTCCTATTCTCTTAGAGATTCTTCCTATCTCCTTATAACCTTCTTTAATCATTTTTTCGAACTTCATCTCACTATCGTTAAGTCTTTGTTCTATTGAGCGTATTTTTAAATTGGTATAGTCATACTCTTCTTTAACAAGATGTAAGTCTATATGACTATCGTAGTCCTTAAATTTAACTCCAGTCATCTCTAACTTTCCATACTGGTTTTCAATAAGGTGATTTACTTTTTCAAAGTCAAATTCTTTTGTAAGATGTTTTTTGGATAAACCCAGTTTATTGGATGGAATAGAGGAATTATATTTTGGCTTGAACTTACCTATGAAATATGCCTCCAAGTTATTTAGGTGGATGTTGTCTTCAACTATTATGTAAGCTACTCCATCAAAAGTTTTATCATTGTGCCCGCCAAAAGACCTTGATATTACGTTAAGGGATTGTCCAACGTAAACAACTCTATTATCGTGTACGAGAAAGTATATACCAGAGCCTCCACTAATATTAGAATCCTTAGATGATGAAATAACATCCTTATGATTTACTTTTGTTATTGCCATGCCTTATTATAAATTTCACAATTATGAATTGCCATAACCACATCTCTCATAGAATAGAATCTATATCTACTGCTTCCTCCATCATTGTCATAATCATATTCAGCATTAGGATTTTCTTCAGCACAAGTTTCTTGTGGGTGGGCTACATAATCTTTCTTAGCGTAATGTTCTTTTAATTCTGACACTGGATAGTATTTCATACTAAACAAAGCGTAGGCATCAGAGTAATCTGCTGGACAAATTGCATACTTTACTTCCCCATTGTTATCAGATAGATAAATTACTTTAAACTTTGGATTTATGTTTTCACTGGATACTGTCAGTTTTTTATCTGCCTTATCAATAATATTTTGAAGTCTTGTCTCTATTGTTATAAAGTCAATCACTTTAATTTCATCTACGAAAAAGTTTCTTGGATAGTCACTATTAGATTTTGTGTATCCGCTTATGTGCAATGCTTCAACTTTACCTGCACCAACAAAGTTTATAGGATATATAACTCTTTCGCTTCCTTTGTATGTTATGTTAATATAAGAGTTTTCATCTATGGCTTTTTGAATTGAATCAATTGTATTTTTTACTTGCTTTGTTATTATGAATTCTCTTACTGGAGCTTTTGGTTTTGGCTTGGGTTTAATTATTTCTTCAAAAGCCTTGCATGCATCAATTGTATTTTTAATTTCTTTTCTTGATTGCTCCAGCAGTATTGTTAATTTGTCACGTTTCTTGTTTACAATATATTCATCTACCTCTTTAGTTTTATCAAAAGCCTGTTCAAGCATTTCTTGAAGTTTACAGTTCTCTCTGTAGTTAAAATCTTTTATAAGGATTGACTGCTCCTTTAGGAGTGTTTTAAGTTTGCTACAGTTTTCTTCGAGGTGTGACAAGAAGTAATCTTCACTATGGGAACAACTATACTTATTTGCATATGTTTCTTTACCAGTTCTCTTATACATTAGATTATCGAACATCGTTATTTTGGAACGTGTTCCATTGTATATTTTAAAGAAATAATTGCTTAAATTCATATATTATTATACGCAAGAAATTTAGAAATGTTCTATTTTTATGACACAACAGCCTCTTTCTCTTTGCTAAGATAGAATTCTTTGTGCATGTTTTTTATAAAATTCATTGTTGTAATTTTTTTGTTAAAGTCTTACCTTACTCTTAAGAGAGGTTTTGATGGTATCGTACTTGCTTTCAAACAACAGAGGGAAGTTTGATGGCATGGCAGTTTCTTCTATGACTGTTTCATAAAAGTATCTTCTTTCAGTGTCTGGGTCTTCTATTCTTGAAAGGCTCACGCTTTCTTCTACAGTATAAGTGTATGTGTTTGTGTTTCCTTTGGTCCATGCTATTAGGTGAATCATAAAAACGCCTATGACCAATGACAATAATGTTCTATTTAAGTTTTTCATAATTTTATCTTCTTCTGGTGTAACGTGTGTTCCAAACTTCATCTGAAGTTCTATTATAAAGTTTCATGTCGCCATCATTAAACATAATGAGCAGAGTAAGCATTGACATTCCAAATGACATAAGCAAAATCCAAATCAAGTTTAAATATTGATGCCATTCTCCAGTGAATCCATTGAATAATACTCCAAACACTGTTGATATGATTACAGTCCATGCAGACATTAATACTGAAGTCATTGATGATGTTGATTCATAGAATATTCCCTTAAGTCTTCTTAGGGATGAGAACTCTTCTTTTCCCCACTTGTGAATGAAGACAAACTTTTCTAATTCACCACGCTCTGTTCTAACTTTGTACACAAGTATTAGGTCTGTCTTGGCTGATGGCTTTGCATCTGAGTACTCCAGGTCGAATGAGTTCTCTGGAGCGATGATGTAGAATGACTCACTTACTGCTCCAATCTCTGGGTGCTCGGCTACAAATGCCTTAAGCTTTTCAGCAACTTCTGTATCGAGGTCTCCTCTAAAGTGTTTTGTTGGCAAGAGTCTAAGGTCATACTTAATGCATATATCCTTAATCTCTTCTTCAGTAAATACAAAGCCCTTATAGGTATCTTCAAGGTTCTTTCTATCTATCTCAAGTCCTTTGATTTTCTCAGCTTCCTTAATGTCGTGGTCAAGACCAGTTCTTTTAAGGATTTCTCTATCACCGTCTTCTCCAGACATAAGAAGTTTAACTGAAGGAACGTTCTCTGTCTTATCAACAGACATTTGTCTCTTACTTTCCAGTTCTTCCTTTATTCCTTTTATTTCGCTCATAATTTTGTTTTTATAACCACTGTACAATCATGCACAATAGCATTATTATTTAACATACGACTAACACTGTTATCGTGTTGTCTTTTGGTTCTTTATTTTTCATCGTGTTATTTTAAAATAATTCCTCTATATGATTCCCTTTTTAGGAATATAAAACCATCTTCTTTTGCATACACCATAAGAGAGCATTCTCCTTTGTAATGTTCACCTGGGTCAACTCTTGAGTAAACCTTTGTCAATGCGCCAGAATGGTCATAGAATAAATCCTCATTAAGGATAAGCATTTTATATTTAAGTCTTCCATCATCTGACTCTACAGGCTCATATATGAAGCAGCTGATTACATCCTCTTCTAATATAATCTTTCTACCGATTAAGTCGCATTCATCACAACCGAGATAGTGTGGGAATTCTGACAAATTAATTCGTTTATCCAATTCTTTTATTAGACCACCGACTTCGCTTGGTTTATATTCTCCAGCAAGGTCTGATATATCAATTGTCTTTTCCTTCTTCATCTTGTTCTAATTTGTATAGATAATCAAACTCCTTTGCCTTAAACTTTTCCTTAAGCTCTTCGACTGTGAAAGTTTCCAATGTGCTTATGTTTGTAATCTTCACATTATCTTTCGCCTTATCATGTGAAATGAATCCTTTTATGTTTTCTATAATTTCTCTCATGGCTTCTTCTTGTGTTTCATGTCCTACAAATAAATTACCTGTCAATGACTTGCAATGTTCTTCAAGTTCCTTCTGTGTCTTTTTAGCTATAGAATCTCCAGTGTACTTGTAATAAGTAAAGTTTTCTATGAGTATGACTTGCTCTACAATGTAGTATGTCTTGTATGCATTATCATTAAGACTCCATCTATCATACTTGTGGATTAGGAACTCCAGCGTCCTAACGTGCTCCTGGCTTTTTATCATGAATAAAAATCCAATCAAGAATGTTAGAGTTGGGATAATAGACAAAAGGAACAATGCTACCATATCTTTGAGTGGCATGCTCCAGAATCCTGTGTTGATGGATGCGACAATCATGAATGTGCTCCACGAAATTAATAGAATTATCCAGACTGTTGTACAGACGATTTCACGAGCATCCCTCTTTCTTGTTTCTCCTGGGAGAATATAACCTTTTCCTACTTTTGTTTCCATAATTATTTGTTTCTACAAAGCCCTGTACAATTGCATTGTCTAACATTATCTCCATAGCAGAAATCTTTTCCTACTACTTCAACTGCAGTTACTCTGTCTATGTCAATTTTAGCTTGTTGTCCTTTTTTGAATATGTCTATAACAACTTCGGACCACATGTTTCTTTCAATCCTTTCAGCTTCACCAACAAAGGTTCCATCTAAGTCAATAAACTTCACTCTAACCCATGTCAATAGTCTTCTAAAATTAGAATCCCTCTTGTAGGCTGTTTCGTAATTATAGCTTTGATTGGTAGAGATAACTTTTCCTGTAGTAACATCAACAAGATAAGGCACCTCAACAAGTTGTCCTTCTTTTATTTCCATTATTCGAATTCTTGGTCAATTATTTTTTGAATGAAGGCTGGTTTGGCAACTTTTATTAGCATCCACCCACATGTCTCAGCGTTTTCTATTCTACGCAAATAATCATTTACACATCTTTCTCTTGCGTTGCACTCTGTAATGTACTTAGATAGTTTGTTGGTATAATTCTCCAGTACTCCATTGAACTTTAACTCTGGATACTTAATCATAAGTGCGCTTATGTTTTCCACATCACTTGGATTCATGTTCTTGAACATTTCCTTTTCGTAATCTGGGTACAGCTTGGTCAAGGAGTCGGTTATCTCATCCTTATATTCACTCATCTCTTTCTTAATGGACTTAACATCTCTTAGGTTCTCTTTGATTTCGTTGAAGTGTCTGTTTATCTCATTTCTAAACTCCATGTTACGAAATGCTGATATGATAAGAGTAACGGTGCTTGCTATTAGTCCTATGACTCCTACAGTAATTGCAGCGTTCCACCAATTGCCAGCAGGCAAGAAAGTACCAGTAGTAAATCCTACTGCGGATATGAATGCGAATAATAGTATTGTGTAGATAAAATTCATTGTGTAGTTTTTTAGTTATGCGTTATACGTTCTAAATTTAGAAATGTTCTATTTAATCCATTCCAATTATAATCTTATGGTTCTTCATAAGGAATTCTTTTGCTTTCTTCGGGTCTTTTACTTTATCTCCAAGGAGTTTAATTACTTGTGTAATGATTCTCTCGCCTCTATCCTCCATCTTTCTAAATTTATGGTTAAGAAGCGTTTCACCGAAATCAAGCACTCTCTTGGGAACTTGTTCCTCTGGGAGTCTATTACTTTCTGCTCCAGCTGATTGCTTCAAGTAAAGTCTCAGGCACATATCTAATTTATTGTCGGTAAGGAACTCATATCTATTATCTTCAGTGTCTATTGAATACTTCTTCATCTTCCTAAGGAAGTCACTTGAGTGGTTTCCGTGTCCATCGTATGCCATTCCAGTTGCAACAGCTTTAAGTGGTTCACGAGAGTAGTGGGACAATCTGTATATTACAAATATCTCATCACCAATTCTATATATGTAACTTGCCTTATGCTTTCTCATTATTTACTAAATTGTTCAGTGTCAAAAATTTTATACCTAAAAGGCCTTCGGCTTGCCAAAATGATTAAAATTTCTATGGTTCAATTTTTAGAGGATTTCTTTAAAAAGTTTTCCTCAATATTTTTTTTGTTTGCGTGTTCTAACATCTGCTCATTCAAAAACCATTCATCAATAAATTCAGCCACTCTTTTTCTTAATTCTTTTATCTTCAACTCTTTATCATCATCTTCAAGGTTAGAAGCTATTCTTGGATATACATCATATAGATTAAAAAGAACAAGGTTTGCATCAAAACCATCTTTATCTAAATCACCCATAAAACGATACCAATCAAAACTAATTCCAATAGACATATCGGTTTCAATCATAACAACATTGCCATCAGAAGAATTAACAATTTCTTCAATCTCTTCTTGTGTAAGTTTTTCTTCTTTATAATGCAACCTACTCAACAGATAATCAATAGTATGCTTAATGCTATTATTAAGGTCAATATTTACGTCTTCTATTCCTGCAAGTTCATTAATCATTCTTTCATATAAAAAGACTTTGAAGTCATTTATAAACAAATCAATTATAAATTCTTTTTCCCTTCTACTGTGGTACATATTTTATAGTTTAATTTTTTATTATTTATTTACCGTTTTATTATACGTTTCTAAACTTAGAATGTTCTATTTTTCCCCCGCTTATTTATGGAATAGTGTTTAAAACTTTTGAGAATTCAGCTATTGGTGAATCGTCTAATTAATCAACAGTTGTGTGGTTTTTCTTATTTCTCCTGGCTATTAGCCAGTCTGTTAATTTTTCTATCATACGTCAAATCCTTCAATCTTCAGCTTATCGTAAGCAATCTTTACAAGTTGTTCATGAGAGAACAATTTGCTCATGCTATCGTAGCTTGTTCCTGTAAGCAATTCGAAAGACTCTTCCTTAAGATTTGTCTTTTGCTGTTCTGTTAAAGTTTCATACCAAGTCATTGACTCAGTGCCTTCAAGAGCGTCATCCACAGGGCTCATTGCTCCTAATGATAACGAAAGTGCTGTTAATATTTTCATGTTATTTTTTTTTAAAAACGGTTATTTGTTTTTAAGTTAATTAATTTTCAAAATAATTATCACACATACCACAGTGCCACATATCATTACACATATATTCAGTGTATGTACTGCCACAATCACACATAACTCCAGGAATAGTTGGTTCGCCAGAAATCATATAATCTTTAACTTCAACTTCAGATTTTCCTATTTCTCCTGGAACTAATCTTCCATCTTGCTGCACGCTGTACGATTGATACGGTTCGAGTTTCTGAATGTCTGTGTTTAGATTAACTAAAAAATCAAAATACTTCTCTGCATCTTTTCTTAGCATTTCATCAGATTTATCCCATTTTTTAATCACTGCATCAATTGAATAATTGTATTGTTCATATATTTCATCATGATATGTTCTATCAGGAGCTATATGTCCAATTTTTTTGAATTCAATTTTCATTACATCAGGTGTATTAAAATTTAAAATATCTTTTCCATAAGATTCATCTACAGCATCAACAATTTTTTCAATAAAATCGTCTTCATCACTATATAATTTTTCACCTTCTTCAGAATCAAAAAATTCATCCCTTTCATCTTCATTAGTAAAAGCATTTCTTATCTTTTCTCTTTTTATGTTTAATAAAACAGCGTTTTTAAAAAGAGAAAAGATATAATCATTAAATTTAAGTTTTGAGTTCATTTTTAGTTATTAAGTTCAACAATGTAAGCAATCGTGCATCTCTTTGATTCATAGACAATAATCTCATCATTATACAAAGAGCTTCCAGCGTGTGCGAAAGTACAATCGTAATCACCTTTGCTATCAAGTTTGCTTTGACAAAGACTTGAGTCTGATGAAGTTACATCATATTGTCTTCCTATGTGTACATCAAACAAAGCCAAGTATCCTTTATTGTCATTTCCTCTTGCCCAGTAAGAGCCAGAAAGAGATGAATATCCAATAGACTTCTGTGCTTTGTTGGAAAAGTAAATACCATCACCAAACATTGACCCTGTGTGTTGAACACCAGATGGACGAATAAGAAGTCCAGTCTGAATAATGTTAAACCAGTTCTCATTTCTTGAACCGTGCCACAATAGCAATCTATTTTTTAAATTGGCATTGGCATAGTGTGCATCAAACTTTGCTTGAGTTGATTTATTTACACACTTGAACAGTCTGCTTAATTGATTTGCGTTATTTCCAAGCAATTTCTTTACAAGAGCAATTGCTTTTGGGTCTTTCTCTTCTGTAACTTCAAGCCCCATCTTATCAAGAAGGTCTGGCGCTGCTTTGACTTCATCCTCTTCTTCCTCATCTTCATCAGATGCGTTTTGAGTAATCATTGCCACCTGACCAGCCATTGTATCAAGAATAGACTGCTCATTGGCAATGAAGTCTTTCATTTCTTCAATGGTGTAATCATCTTCATTTAGCAAGAAGTCTTTAACGTTGCTCATCTTTCTTGGGATGGTAGCATAAAGTTCCAATAATTTTTCATTTATTGGCTCTATCTTATTTGCCTTGGTAGAATTGTTTCTCACAATTACTGCGGCAGCATCAATGATTGCTTGTGCGTTGTCAACCTGCTTCTGTGTTACATCTTCTTGTGTAATCTTATAGTTGGCACCAATGGACTTGTTTGCGTATGCCATAAGGTCATCAAACAATGCTTGCACCTCTGCTTCAGAGATATTTACAATTCCAGTAGATTTTTGTGCTTGCTTAATTACAGCTTCATCAGTCTTGTCTACATAACCTTTTCGAGCTGAAGTCTTTTGGTTATATGTAGCATTCCACTTAGATGAAGATTTAACATCAACAGCCATTTTTGTACCAATCCTTCCATAGGTACATCTAATTGTTCCATTGGATTGCTCTTCCATTATGTAGACTTTGTTGGACTGACTTGTCTTTCCGTTGTCTACACTAACATGTATTAGTTTGGCATATCTCAGCCCGTCCTCTTTTGTTATCATTTGTGTGGTTTATATCAATTCTTTTTCTTTTAAGTAATCGTAAAGACAAGGTAAGTTCAATAAATATTGATTATGATATGTTGAACCTCCGTAGTAATCTCCTTCTCTAAATTCACGAACACTAACGCAATTGTTGGCAATGTTCTTATATTGCAAGAATGATATTGATGGTGCTACTTTTTCAAGAAGCTCATCAAGTTCTGTCATTGAGTCTGGCGCTTTACTTGGAGACACAGAACCAGAATTGCCCCAGCAATCCTGCCAAGTTCCTCCAAGGCTCCATGAATCACCCTTAACAACCCCTTCTTCATTTGCATAAAGCTGATGCTCATCAGAAAACATTTTCCATTCTGGCTTTCTCTGAACATTATAAGTTTTTTTGCTAAACTTTATCTTCTTATATTTTTCAATATCTTTGACCTCCATTATTTCATTAATAGAATCAATTTTAGCATTCTCTATGGTGATTGCAGAGTCTTCATCTCTTCTGTGCGTGTCGTTCCAGATGCAAGCTTCTACGTTTGGATTCCAATAGTGAATTATTACGTGTGATGGAAGCCTGTTTCTATCACAAGCAATTTCAAGAACCTTTTCAACATCTTTTCTTGTAAGAAATAACCCATCAAGAAAAGTATGTCTATCAAACAAGCTGCTTCTATCTTTAATAAGCTCTTCCATGTTTTTATATCTTCCTCCTCTTGCTCCATGCAAATATTGGTCGCACTCAATTAAGTTGGCGAGTCTACCCATTTCCTTGTGAAGTATTTTGAATGCGGATGTCTTTCCGCTTCCTGGAAGTCCGACTGATATGTGTAATTCTCTATGCATTAACGCTGTTGTTTGAAAGTTATACGAAAAAAAAAGAGGAATGTTCTAAAAACTTCCTCTTTTATTATATCTTGTAAAAACAACCAAGTGGCTTACATGGCCAGTACCAGTTGCATGGTAGCAACCTAACACATGGAGAGTATCGACCTCCCTTTAACCAAAATCAGCCTACTTGGTATATCTTTAAGCTTCTTATTTCTTAAAAGAGCTTGCTACAGCAAAGAAGTATTCTTCTTTTTCTCTTTCAATATCTTCCAGTTCATCAAAACTACAAAGTCTTGGATTGGTTTTGTTTCTGGTAGAATAATCAGGCCCATATTCCCAACCATCTTTTCTCTTTCCAATTACAAAATTGTAGTGAGCTTCTTGTGGGCTTCTTACAATTCCTTTTACGATTTTCTCTACTGAGTCAGCAACAATTGCATGATGCTCTGGAGACTTATCTTCCCAAGGAATTACTTGCATTCCATTGTTTTTGCAAAGTACGTTATGCACCTCGTGGCACGTCTTTGCAATTTGTAACTTTTTCTTGTTTTTCATATTCTTTTTTTATGATTTTTAATACACAAATATACGACAAATTTGTCAAAAATTCAATACTATTTTTTCTCTTTTTTCTGACAATATCTGTTGAAGCTTCCAAAGTCTTCGCTGATGATTTCGCACATCTTTACCTTGCTGATGTTATCAGTTTTCACACCTATGGAGTGAAGGAATTCTTTTATGACTTCAGTTCGTTCGCCTTTTGTCTTGAATCCTTTTTTAACCAAGTAGTTATTAACTCCGTTGCTTGGGTTTGACATCCCATTTCTTGAACTGTTACCCTCCATTGTTCTTGGATAACCGACTCCTGGTCCAATATATTCTCCTGTCTGTTCGTCAAGGATTCCATCAAGAATCATGTCTGCTATATCTCCCATCTTGTAAATTTTATTGTTGTAACTTCATCTTCAAATGTTATTTCTGGATAGAATCTCTTCATCTGCTCCCACATGTCGTGATGGTCTTTTAAATCCATCGTTCTGAAGGTCTCCTATGTATACGTTTGCCAACCTGCAGTAATGCACATTGATTACGTTTACAATCTCTTGTCTATTTTCTTCAACGCTCTCCAGCTTCAAGTCGCCCAACTGAATGTCTCTTCGACCTTTTCTTATGGTTGTTTGCTTCCCAGTTTCAAGGGCATCAAATATGTCTTCTGCTAATTTTAAAGTCTGCATTGTAATTATTTTAAATACCTAAAGTTGCAATATTTAGGAGAATTTCTATAATTGCCAGAGGAAACATCATCATAGCCAAGACCATGAGAAATGGTGTTGTAATTTCAAGTGTCTTTTTCCTACCATCCTGGCAAGACTTGCATACACCATCTTGCCAATACATAGTTGATGACTCGTTTCCACAAGATTGGCACACATCTTTATCTGGACCTCCAAATGAATTTCCGAAATGTTTTAATTCGTTCATTATTTTGAAGTGTCTATTAATTCAGCTCCTTCTGGAAGTCTAAACTTAACGTGACTAAATCCAGAAAATCCATTAAGGTCTTTCTTTACAAAGTGAGTCCACCAGCAAATAAAAGAAGCTACATCTTGGCTGTATTGGTCAAGAGAAAATTTATTTGCATTACCATAAGGGATGACCTCAATGCCACTTGATAGGTCAATGCAAGATTTGAAGGTGAAAGCATTGCAACCATGCTCAAGGGGTTTCTTTCTATCCTCTGGAGTTAGCATGCCTTCTTTATTTATAATGTTTATTTTATTGATGTTCATCATAGCTTTTGTTATACGTTATAAATTTAAAAATGTTCTATTTACCAATCGAGCATATCTTTAATTTGCCGCTGCCTCTCCTCTCGTTTTGGATGTTTATATGCAATCTCTTTGCATTTTGGACATTTCATATCCCAAGTAGAAGAATCAATATCTCTCATGTAAACAAACTCTTCATTACCACAATGTTCACAACTTAAATCATCTGGATATGTAATCACACCTCCAAAAGAAATGTTTGGACATCCAGTTGTAGAGCTTTCTCTTTTAATTGAAGCGGGAAAAATTATTGCGACTATTATGAGTATGAAAAGTATTTCCATTTACTGTTCTTTTATTTTTTATTGTTTCTTTCTTCTCGGTCAATTTCAGCTTGCTCTTCATAGGCTTGCTCCATTTCCCAAGCATCTGTGTAACAAATATACCAAGAAGGCTCGAATCCTTTAGGGATAGCTTCTTCCCCACATTCGTTTGCCATCATTGTCAAGAATCCAGCACAAGTCTGAGACTCTTGTCCAGCATAAGTATCTCCTTCATCATCATGTTCAAGAGTCTTGTGGCAAGTAAATTCATTGTATGGGTTTTGAGTTAACCTGGCAAGTTCTGCACCACGCTCTGGGTGTAGAAATGGTTTAATATCACTTCTGTATGGACAATGCTTGCAGGGTTTTTTACAGTAACTCATTATTCTCCTCTTAATAGTTTGAAATTAGTTGGTTCAACTCCAATAACTTTTTGAAGTGTATGAAGCTCTGACTCCATTGAAGTTTGAATCAATGCTAGAGGAGCATTTGAAAATACAACAGCGGTTTTTCCAGACATTCTTGAGTCTGCTAAAATCTCATCAATTCTTTTTTGGATTTCTTTTTCGTTCATAACTAAAGTATTGGTTCGATTAGTTATACGCAAAAAGATTAGAAATGTTTCAATTACCACTCACTATAACCAGACATTCTTTTATACACAACGCAATCATCGAAAACCCAAAAACCTATAGGTTCGTTGTATTGGTCTTCATCATCGTATATAATTGACTTATCATCTCCATGATGAGTGATTTGGTAAAAAATCATTTCTCTACCATGCTCATCAGATTCTAGTTTTGTATAGTGCCAATTGTTTTTATTTATTTTTGAAGAAAGGGAGTCAGCCATATAAATGGTTTCTATACCAGTTATCTCTCTAAGGTGGTTTGCTATCTTTTCATTTGATTCACCCCAATGCTTACCTATGTGTTCATTATCAAACAAACAAACTGGATGGGTGAACTCATTTTTATGTTCTCTCTCAGCACGTTCCATGAACTTTTGCATCATGTCACCATTACATATAAAGAAAAGTCTTTCAAATGGGACAGAGCACTTCATAGGCTCTATTGTTGAATCTGGTTCTATTATATAGATATTCTCATCTTCACTCTCAAGAGATTGTTCTAATTCTTTTTTCTTAAATCTTCTGGAAATCTTTTTGAAGAGTTCATACTCGGCTGGTTTTGTTCTGTAATAAGAAAATCTTTGAACATCACTAACAAACTGCGAAGGGGTTTCTCTATTGATTCTCCTTAAGGTGTTGTATTTGTATTTATCTTTATTCCAACCAATGAATTCTGACTTAATTAAGATATGTTTACCGACTATATTCATAACATCTCTTGATGTGAATTTATCTTCGTTCATCTTCTAATATTTTGTTACAAATACTTTCGATTACCTCAACATCTATTTCAGTCACACCAACTATGTTGGAATTATTATCCCTTTTAATCTGAGTGTGTATTTGCAGTATAGCATGCTTCATCTCCTTATTTATCCTAATGAGTTCAAAGACCGCTTTAGCTGTTCCAGTGCTTGAGAACTGGAATTCTTTCTCCAGGTGCTCAATGAATTGAGTTATTGTAAATTTATTCCAATCTACAACTGGAGCTGGTTCATGGTAAATTACCACTTCCATTTCTCCTATGTCATTTTTCTTTAGCTTCGGTATTTCTTTGAAGTACCCTCTATTAGAATGCATTGATGGGTGTGGTTCTACATAAATGCTATCCATCTCAATATCAACATAACCAACATCTGCATTCTCATAACAATAGTATCGAACAAATTTCTCTGGAATTGCTGGAATTCCTATCTTAATTAACTCTGGACATGTTGTTGCCACTACTACCTTTTGCTTATGCGCATATTGAGCGCCTCCAGAAGAGCGTGGTTTATTTAAGAAGTCATCTATATACCACTCATCAACTCCTTCCTTAACCTCTCTATCTTCAACAAAGCATAGATTTTGTCGCACATCACCCATATCTGGCATTGCACTATAGTACTGGTAAAAGTGAGTTACCTCATCTGTTGTTCTAAATACCAGAGGACCGAATCCTCCAGTATTAATACTCATTGGTATGAGTGATTTTATGTTTGTCATTTGTATACGAAATATAGTGTTACTCCAATTGCAATTGCTACAATTACAATGGCAAGGAATATACATCCTCCTTTACTTTTGCTATCAGCTGCGGCTCCAAGTAAGTCTGCGCCAGTTTCGATAACTACTTCAACAATTTCTTCCATTTCTATATATTAATCTGGCTTTGCGCCAAGTGCTTTTATTGCTTCTTCGTACTTACCTTCTGCAGCAAGACCATACTTGGCTGGAGTATTTACGTAATGTGGTCCTTGTTGAATGAAGAAGTCCCAATCATCATCAATGATGCAGTAACCTTCAATCTCACAATTATCTCTACCTTCTTGATTGTATGGCGCTGTCCAGTAGCTTGTTGGGTAGTACCAACCTTTGCTGCGAAGCCACTTGTTAACATCAACTCCACGAACTCTTTCGCTATCATATCCTGTGATGTCGAATATTTCTCCTGGAAGCTCTCTGCCTTTCCAAAATTTCTTAAACCACTCAAGCCCTTCAGCTCTCCATGTAGATGAGACTACAATCTTTGCTCCAGTAGCTTCAATGATTCTTCTTAACACTTCCACTGCCTCTGGACAAAACTGCTCCTTGTCATCCTTGCTATTTCTCATAAGCTTTGGATTCTCCCAGTTGTTGCTCCAAAACTTAAGACCATGTTCAGTGTTTAGAACACCATCTATATCAAGGAAGATTATATACATTAATATCTTTTTTCTATTTCGATTGACATTAGCTTAATCCAAGTTTTTCTAACCTCAGTCTGCTCTTTCTTTTTAAGAAATTCTACTGTATTGATTAAGTGGATTCCAGACATCTTAGATAATAATATATCTCCATCAAATTGAGTAGGCCACTTTAGTGAACCCATCATATAAGATTTATCCATATTCTCAACAGCCTCTCTCTCGAAATGTCTGTGAGCTTCCATTTCAACCTCTTGCTCCATAGCAAGGTCCATATAGTAGTCTGCCATGTCACCCATTATACTAAGCTTCTTTTATTTTTGGCAAGAGCTGAGATTAATTGAACTGCTTTAATTTCGGATAATTCACGCTCAAAAGCTTTATCATCAGCAATCTCAGCTGCTTCAAGTTCAGCAAATTCTCTTTCAATTGAAGTCATACCAGACTTCAACTTTTCTGCAATTGCTAAATTAACTTTCTTTTTAGACTTTTTGTTATCAAGCTTTAACTTGCTAACTCCAGTCTTGTCTGCAACTTTTTTGATTACATCACCTGGCGCTCTGTGAGCAAAGTTCATTACTTTGTCAACTCCTTGTACAAACTTTGTATTAAATACAGCTGTAGCTACTTTTCTAATTCCTAATCGTTTCATATTATGTTGTTTTTAAATAAATTCAATTGCATTTTTACTAACCCACCTCATTATGTCATCATCAGACATTTTTTCAGAATAACCAGGATATTTGTCTGTAACATTATAAGCTTCGTATTCTTTAATCCAAGCTCCAGATTCATTATATATATCTCCAAAATCAATCGTCTGTTCAACTCTAATTACAAACTGCTTTGTAAATAAAAACAAAGTTCTATCAGATTCAGGACCATACATGGAGTCATCAATTAAGAATAAATCATTCTCATTAAAAATATCTTCCATTGACGAATCAATGCCTATTCCATTTTCATATAGTCCATTGACTAATTTATATAAGTCTCTTCCTGGCAGCATTTACTTATCGTATTTAGATATGTTCTCTTGAACGATTACAATATCAGAAGACTCGATTTCATAACGAACTTCCCACATATCATCTGGTGTAACATTTGGAGTCTTTCCATATGTTTCTTTGCAACACCCCTTAAGAGTGCTCCAAGAAGATGAAACAGCTTTAATTTTTCTTGTGTCTGGTAAACCGTCTCCTCCTGGGTTCGGGTCTATTTCTACTAGTTGTAATTGTGTCATATCTTTTTATACGTAATTAATTTAATTTTGTTTCATTTTTATAGGACTTCCATTTTTATCACACTCTAAAATAAAAGGACCAAGTGTTCCATTTGCATATTGATGTTTATCACAATAAGTGCATTTATATTCCCAAATACCAGGAACAACACCTTCAGCCCCAGACTCTTTGTTTATATATGAATCAGAATGACTAAGCTCATTTCCGCAGTCACAGAAATACAAAGACCTCCAAGGCCCATCAACATTTTCAATCCTGTCTCCAATTTTAAACCCTGAATCTTTAATCCAAGTTCCATTTATCTTGTAGTATAAATTATTTGAAAAAATTTCTCTATACCACTTATGTTGCCTAAGGTAATTTAACATTATACTTCTTCTTTTGGAAATTCTGAATTCATTTTAAATCTATCCCAATCTTTGATGTCTTCGCAAATGATATTTTGAATCTCTGGGTATTGCTTAAATAGATTTGTGCCTCTTGATAACATTCTAATAGATTCCTTCTTAATAATGGCTTGTTGGTATCTACTCCAATCCATTTCACCTTCATAGATTTGCTTACCACATTCATCAATAGGTTTTCCAGAGTACCATCCACCATCAACGCCTTCTCTAATTTTAATAACACCACGACACCAAGTCATTGTGTATTCTTTTCCGTTGGGAAGAAGATAAGTACCATCTCTATAGTTTGGCTCTTTGTCGATTCCTTTTGCAGAAGTTCCAACACAACTCATACTTTGAAGGTCTGGTTGGTAGTCGTAAAGAATCTCATTAAGTAAAATGTCAACCACCTCTTGGTCTGTGAGTTCTCTTAGCTCATAATCATAAGCTTGGTAGTGGTCACTGTTCATAACTGTACCAGCATATAAGCAGTCTTCCCAGAATTTGAAACTTTCTATTGACGAGCGTACATTATTTGTGTAGTGCATGTGTCCATAAAGTCTGTCTTTATTTCCATTTTTATCTTGACTTCTATAGTAGTCTTCAATAATATCAAAAACTATATTTTTACCTTTCAGTACACCAAAGCCAATAAGTTCATCAGATGTGTATTCTTCTTCGTTTCCTTCAACATCCTTTACTGTACATTTACTTTCGTAATTACCAGGATTAGAAACTTTAACTAATACATCTTTTTTAATATTTCCTTTTGCGACTCTCGTCTTGAACTCTGTTCCGTAATTTAAACTTATCATATATTAAGTGTTTGATACTATTTTGAAATTATTCTCGACAAAAGTATTACATTCGCTCTCATCTTTACTGTTGTAGTGGATTACACCACCTTTCCAGTTATATGGCTCAGCATATATACCAGCAAATGCATTTCTATTCAAATGCTTTATATCTCGAACTAGACGTTCTATGGTATAAAGCTTTTTATTCTCTATGTTTCTGTAGATATTCATCTATTTCCACTGATTATAATCGTCAATACAACATTTCTTAAGTTTCTTATCACTACCACAAGGACACTTGTCATTTCTGCTAAGGTCTGTTATATATGGTAATTCAGATACAAGCTTTATAACTTCTTCGACACCATTGATGTGATTAAGTTCATGCTGCCAAACTTGTGCTTGAAAGCCTGTGTGAGTTTCTTTGTGAAGTTCTCCGTCTGGAGTATAGAATTCTACATCTACGTGATAATATCTATCAGCAACCACAGTCATCCCTGGAACACCTTTCCAAGTTAAGCACCCTTCAAACTTCACAAGCTTGATTCCGTAGTACTTTGTAATCTTTGGGTCAATAGCTATAACTGTATCATTTGTGCCAGATGTTTTAACAGCAACCATTCTTAGATTAAATCTTTCACCATCTAGGCTGCATTGATTAGCTGCAAGTCCAACACCATCTCTTCTTGAGATAGCATACTCCTTGAAGGTTTCAATTTCTTCCTTGTGCTCTTCTATAAATTTAGAAACATCCTTAATCTCTGGTGTGATTGGTGTTTGCTCGTCAATTATTACATCAAATTCCATAACTCTTTATACGATATAAATAGAGAAATGTTCTATTAATCTACATAATAATCAACACAAGCTTTTCTTGCCTTGACAACACACTCTTGATATTCTTCTTCAGTGATACCATAGTTATCAGCTCCACCATCATTCAATAGGTCGTGAAGCCCCATCATAGGAATCTCTCTATCAGATAATTCGTACACGTTTCTTACATGCCCATGGAAATGTCCATCAAATTCTTTATACTCTTCAAGAGCTTTGTCGATGTCTCCACCATGCTTCTGTACAAGCAACTTGCAAACTGAGTTTACGAAATCACTTCTTTCATCCAAGCTATCTCCTGGTGCGTCAAAATTAAACATATTATTTTCGTCTTACGTTTCCACTGATTGTGTTAACATCACCTTCGACATCTCCACATTTTACATTTCCAGATGAAGTCTGAATGCTTCCGCTTACATCTCCTTCAACCTCTACATCTCCAGAAGAACATTGAATTCCTGCAAGAACGTTACCAGCAACCTCTACATCTCCAGAAGAAGTTGATAGGTCTGTAACATCTCCAGACACAGTTATTGTATTGCAACCAGGTGCTTTAAGTTTTTCTACATTTCCTTCTATTGAAATATTAATTTCCTTTGCATCTCCAGTATCTTGTTTCTTACCATTGATGAATACCTCACCGTTTATGATAGAGACAGAACCCACTCCGCTGGTGGTAATTGTCTTACCATTTATAGTTACTTTATTCATTCCGATATTTTTAAAAAGTTTTTTAAACATAATTCAATTAATTATACGAAAATTATCCCTTTTTGTTTCATATTTATTAATAAACCTAATATAATTAACATGAAAAAAGGAGATAAAGGCGCAAAAGTAAAAGAGTTACAAGCGTTACTAAAAGGAAAAGGCTTCTACAGCGGAGCTATTGATGGGGACTTCGGACCAAACACTGATAAGTGGGTTAAGAAATTTCAAGCAAGCAAAGGGCTTGTGGCTGATGGTATTGTAGGAAAGAGAACTTACAGACACCTTCTTGAAGGAGTTGACACAGACAGAACTGGATTTGATGAGAATGCAACTGACACAGACAACAAAGTCGAAATGCTTGGTTCTTATGAGACTAAGGAAGGCCTTGTGATTGACAAAGCATACCTTGATACTGATGAGTACGTTAGAGACTATGGAAAAGTAGAGCCAGTTAACCTAATGATTCACCACACAGCTGGATGGAACAACCCATATAGCACAGTTAAGAGTTGGAACAAAGATAAAAGAGGTCGTGTTGCAACTCAATATGTAATAGGTGGAACATCAATCAAAAAAGGAAAATACGGAGATGACAAGTACAATGGTGTTGTTGTTGAATGTTTTCCAGATAATTATCTTGGATGGCATACAGGTAAAGTAGGTAACTTTAAAAAGGTATCTAAACTTTCTGCAGGTATTGAAATATGTAATTTCGGTTATGCTGAAAAAAAAGGAGACAAGTATTACAACTATGTAAACGTTGAGGTTCCTGCAGAGATGGTTTGTGACTTAGGTTATGAATTCAGAGGTCACCAGTACTGGCACAAGTACACTGATGAGCAAATTGAATCACTTAGACTTCTTATCCTGCACGTCAAAGATATTTATCCAAAGATTAACCTTGAGAACGGTCTTCCAAGATTACTTAAAGAAGGTGTACATCCAAAGGATGCATTTGAGTACAATGAAAATTGTAACTATGGTCGTGAGCTTGGTGTATGGACACACACAAACATTAGAAAAGACAAATTTGATTGTGCGCCCCAGCCCAAGCTCATAGAAATGCTTAAATCTTTATAATGGGGGTCATATACAAAATATCAAATATAATAGATGACAGAGTTTATATTGGTAGTTCTGTCAACTATTCCAGGAGACATAAGGAACATCTCAATGACCTAAATAAAGGTAAGCACCACAATGTACACCTTCAAAGGTTTTATAATAAATATGGGCACAAGTCTTTGGTGTTTGATATTATAGAAGAATGCGATGATAAAATTATTCTTGAACGTGAACAAAAATTCTTAGATTCAGAACTACACTTATTCAATATAAGTTCAGACGCATCTGCCCCTATGACTGGAAGGAGTCATTCAAACAAGACAAGGAAACATTTTTCTAATATTAGAGTGGGTGAGGGAAATCCTATGTTTGGCAAAAAGAGAGCAAAACATGTTGTTGAAGCCATGCAAGAAAACAGATGGGCAAATGGTATGAAGAAAAAAGAAAGAGTCCTCAGAAGAATTAATAGAAAACTAAGAAAAGAAGTTATAATAGAAAAAGACAATAAGTCAATAAGATGTCTAAGCACAGCTCATGCATCCAACATAATTGGAGTTGCCAGTACAACCGTTGCAGATGCAATAAGAAGTGGGCGATTAAAAAGTAAAGGTTGGAACATTATTGTGTGTAATGACAAAAAGTATAGCGAAGAATTTGTTTTAAAGCATATTGAACTTTTTGATGGCATTTCTTTCTATCCTAAACCTGAGTTAGTGGAGATGTTAAAGAATTTGTAATCTATTTATAAACATGGAAGATTCTAAACTTAGAAAGATTGTAAGAGAGGTGCTCAAAGAAGAAATTGGGCCTGAAATGAGATACGTTGCTACAATGGAATTCTACGTTTGGGCTCACAGTGACTCTGAAGCTCTTGCTCAAGCAAAAGCACAAGCTACTGACTTAGAGATGAAACATGATAATCGAGCTGCAATCACTGGCATGGTTAAGCAACCACAAGGTGAACTTGGAAATACTCCAGTTGATTTAAACGAAACAAAATAAAAAGAAAAGCCTGCTAAAATTTAGCAGGCTTTTTTTATAAACAAAAGTAATGCTGGCGTGTTCCGCCCGTAGCGTGGTATGGTAAGTTTTAGGCACTTACAGTTATGGCACTTGTCCATTAGCCAGTGGAACACTTTAGTCACAAACCAACATACTTTATATTTCAGTTATTCCTAACTTCTTTTTCATTCTTTCGTTCTCCACAATCAATCTGTTGATGTCAACTGTGTGAAACTCTAAATAACCATGACCAAATCTACAAATCATATCAACAATTTCGTCATCTGTTTTTAATTGGTATCCACCATCTTGTTCGTCTTCTGAATCTTGAAGCTCTTGCCTAATTGTCTTCATTACCAATCTATTTCAAATGAGTCAAAATTTTCACTCACCATCTGCTTGCAACAATTCATAAAAATTGGGTCAGCTTCAAGGTCGGCAATATATTTTTCCTCTTCCTCTTTACTTTCGAAATAATCTTTTCCTTTTGAAAACGCATAAGCTTCAAAATCCTCATAATCAAGAAAACTAACGCACCCACGCATGCTGCCAAGGTCCAATTTTTCATCACAATAAGTCCTCGCTGCACCATCAGCAATAAAATCAAGCTGCCTGGCCTTTCCACTATTTGCCCAAATTATAAACTTATCTCTGAAGTTATCAGCAGAATCCATTAACTCTTTATTTAACCCATCAAGTTCTTTTTGTCTTGTATTGATTTCGGCCTCTAAGACCTTAACTCTTTCTAATTTCTCTTCTCTTTCCATTATAAACAATATTTTCTTTCTAAACCTTGCGCATCCACATACTCTCTAACAGCAGTTTCAACATGACTGGAAATCCAAATCACATCTGTATCTCTTCCTCTGGCAAACTTATCAACAATCTCTTTCTTGGTATATTTCTGAGCCTTCTTAAGGTCTGTAACATACCCACTACTATTAAGCCCCCACCAAAGCACAGCATTTCCAACATAGTTTCTTCTATCTTGAACGTAGTACATTTCATCATTTGGAAGAGCTTCAATTTTCTCAATTCTTTTTCGTGCCTCTAATTCATCTTCCATTTTCCATCTCTCAACTTCCTCTCCTTCAAAGTAAACAATGTCAGAATATTTAGCTCTCTTGGTTCTCATATCAGTAAACAACAACTCTCTACCAAGAGAGCCTGAGTCCAAGTCATATAGACCATGAGTCTTAGCTTCACCAACCGTCTTAGCATGAACAACTGGTTGATTATCAATCACATATTCATCATGACTATAATCGTTATAAAGCATGCCTTCATGATATACTTTATAAGCTTTTGTTATTAAGCTTCCATTTTTAATTTCAGTCATTATTTCTCTTATTAAAACATTTTCTACACAAAGGAATATACTCTTTCTTTTCTCCAAGCATTACAACTTCTTCGCTTTCTCCAAGTCTATATGAGAAATTAGATAGGCCAGAACAGTCCATACAAATAGCCTTAACCTTTGTTACAAACTCTGCAACAGAAAGAAGACCAGCCATCGGACCGAAAGGTTGTCCAGAGTAATCCATGTCAAGCCCAGCCACAATCACCCTCTTTCCAGAGTTAGCAAGATGAGTACAAACATCAACAATGTCATCATCAAAAAATTGCACCTCATCTACTCCGATTACATCATAATCTTCTGCAAGTACAAGTATCTCATGTGATGCGTTTACCACAATCGAACCGACTTCGTTCCTGGAGTGACTTACAACTTTGGTATCGCTGTATCTATTGTCAACTTTCGGCTTGAACACTCTGTATGGTTGTCCAGCTATTCTTACTCTATTAATTCTTCTTATTAGCTCTTCTGTCTTACCAGAGAACATTGAGCCACATACAACTTCTATGTAACCATTATTGTCATTCGATTCTAAAAACATCAATTATCAATTTCTTTTAGTCTACTCAGATAAGAATCTGGACCAGTATCTCCACTCATATACCACTCAAGCTCCTTAGCTCTCTTAGCACATCTTCTCAAATCCTCTACAAGACTATTTACCTCTTTTATTATTATCCCCTTTTGCTCCTCTGTAGCATCCTCAAGTCTATCTTTCTCAATCATCGGTCTTTTTCTGTCAAAACCTGCGATAGGAGCAGACCAATCTTCATCCATATACTTTCCATCGTTAACGAATTCTCTTTCTATGTCATATGCAAGCTCTTCAACTCTAAAATGCTTATAATCGTAATGTCCTCCACTCATATTTTCTATTTTTAATTAATCCCACCAAGATTCGATGTGAATCTCAATTATTTTGAATAATAACTCTCTTGCTTTATCATGCCTGAGTTGACCCATAGTTCTCGATACAAGACTTCTATCTGTATGGTCTACGTTGTATCTGTGTTGATTTTTCTTGATGTAATCAATAGCTCTATTGTGCCAGATTGGATACTTTTCAAAATACCCATCAAGATTATCTTCAAGTGTGTCTATGTGTATTTCAGATGTATCTGTGCCTTTAATCGGCTCAAATCTCATCTCTGTTTTTTGATAGTCGAAATATTCTATATCATATGAATTATCTCCTGTTAATTTATCAATAAGGTCAACGCAAGTTTGCATCCAGAAAACATCATACTTATAATTAACACTTCTTTCGTGCTTATCAATGTATTTTAAAGTATTTTCTAACTTAAACTTTAAAGCAGTGTATATGAATCTATAATCCCAGTCTCTATCATTCCAAGCAATCTTTCTCCACTTCAAAAGCGATGGCACTCCTGCTTTAACATTATACCAAATTTTTCCTATCCATGTGTATTTATACCACCTGAACCATCTATAGCTTAAAGATGGCTTCCATTTTTTAAATTTCTCAACTTTATCTTCTGATATGTTTAACTTCTTTGCTTTCATAATCTAAAATGGTTATCCTTAGCAAAGTTTAAAAAATATTGCTTAAGGTTTTTAACTGCAATTTCATAGTCTGGCTTATCGAAGTCTGCGCCAAACCTTTGGTGGTTAGCTTCCTCTTCTTCTATTTGCTTAATGCCTATGAACAAATCTCTAACAAGCTCTGTTAGCTTATCTTCGAAACTAAACTGCTTTGATTGTGTTGTCTCAATAACTTGACCCTCCAATTCTCTGCAGTAATCAATCAACTCTTTAACCTCCACGTCTTCCATTAGATTGGGGTTGTTTTTAAATATTTGATTTATTGATTTCATCTATGCAAATTTAGGCCAAAAAACATTTATAAACAAAAAAACTTAACGATTATGTTAAGTTTTTTAAATTTTCTTCTAAAGATTTTATCTTATCTAAAATGTCATGCCTCTTGTACCCTGGCTTGTTTGGATGTTCTATGTGCTCCTTCAGAATTTCAATCTGGCCTTGGATGAGTCTCTTTTTATTCTGTGACTCAATTGTTACCAGCATTTATTTTACCACTGGACTGCTCTCTTTTGCTGTTTTGGCTTGACGAAACATTATCTCTTTGATTTTATCAGAACCACGTTCTTCATAAATCATAACAGAATCAGGAAGTCCAAAAATAGCTCCCATCTTATTTCTCAGCTTCGCCTCAATGGTTTCATTGTGACATGCCCAGTTTTCTTCTGTCTCTTCCATGTTACCAACTTTCTTCAACATAAATACCAGCCCACTGCTTATCTTCAGAAATATCAATCCTTACTGGATGGCCTATTCCTGATTTTAACCTATCTCTAAGCGCATCTATGTGTCTTCCAGCTTTGCCAATAAGAAGCCCAGGTCTCTCAAGAGTTATAGTTAAAACATGCTCTTCTTTACCAAGCTTCAAAGAAACATCAGTAATTAAAAGTGCATGTCTTGTTGTTCCAAGTTCTTCAAAGTGCCAAGCCATTGACCACTTTATTTTCTTCAATATTTCATCTTTCTCTTTGGCAATTGCCAAACCTTCTAAAACTTCAATCATCTTATTTGTTTTTGTGGCGTTTTAATTTCAATCCAACCCTCTCCAGTATAACTTCCTGGAGCTTCAAGTCCAAGCTTCATTGTTACAAAAGTAAAGTCTCCATAAGTTTCTTTTACATTTTCAAATGTAATATCCTCTTCTTTAAGTGAATATTCACAAAAATCAGAATCCCACATAGATTCTATGAAACCTTTCATGATTTCTTTGTTTGCTTCTTCATCAGAAAAGTCAACATATCCAACTCTAAACCTAATTGTATGAGGAAGATACTTTTCTGCAAGCATGTATCCGTATTTTAGCTGAGCAATTCCACTCATCCTTGCAGGCTTTATAGGCATCTTGTTCTATTCTTAACCTTTCTACAGGCTTCATGCCTGGCTTCATTTTTGAGTATTTTTCTTCACTCACTTTTGAATGCCACAGGTCAGAAAGCCTCCTTTTCTCTTGAGCTTCACCCCAAGTTACTTGAATTACATTTCTGGTCCAAGCATTGTGGCTAAGACTCGGCATCTTTGTGTGCATGATGTACTCAGCCAAAAACTCTCCAAGACTATGTAAGTGTGTGTTTTTCATCAATTAAAATAATTTAGTGTTCTTAAAATGATAAATTCTTTGGTGATTATACTTTGCAACTTCAGAGTCAAGAACATAATCTTCCTTAACAATTGTTTTAAGCTCCGCAGTGCTCTTATGTAAGTAGTTTCTTACAACTCTTGCAAATCTATTGTTAGACTCGTCAATCTCGTCCTGAGTAGCCTTAACGTTAAACATATCTGCTTCGTCCATCTCAGAAATAAACATACCAGTAGAAAACCCAGAAAGCTTGTACTTCTTCACAAACTTGTCAGCATTACACCAGATGTAAACATTTTCCTCTTTCTCTCTTAGCAAATATACCAGAGTAGAATCAATAATAGGAGTGATGTGCATTGGATAACCATTGCTGTACTTAACAAATCCCATTCCATGCTCAGTACCATGACCAAGCATAATAATCCTATCAGCTTCCTTCATAAGAATCTTCAACTTGCTCTTACCAATTGGTTGGCGAATGACAGTTGCATTTATGTCACGATAAATCGTGCTCAGCATTTCTGTCGTTGGGTCGGCAGGATGTATTACTAATATGTTCTTATGATTGTTCATTATGATATATGTTCAAAAAATTCTATTCCACTTATAATGTATCCATCTCCATGGTCACTACTTTTATTGTTGTAATGCTGTTCAATTTTTTTTTCTGCATCATCTTCTGTTGCAGCCTCAACAGTATGATTTCTAACTCCTTTTTTAACTTCATGGTCCATATATGGATGGAAGTCGTAATGTACTTTAGCTATGAATAACATAATCTTATAATTTAGCTGCCATCTCAAGCAGTTGTGTTTTCATGTATGATTTAATATTGCCTCCAACTTTTTCAAGAGACCCAGTAAGTTTGTTAATCATCATATCAACATCCCCATCAGTATCAAGCTTCTCGGCTAAGCTCAACAAAGAAACACTCTCTGTAACAAGAAATGGCTTAAGAAGTGAATCAATAGCCTTTTTAATGTCTTCAACATTTCTCTTGCATTTAACAGAAACCCAGCTCCATTCACCTGTCCACAAGTTAACAGAAACTTCTTCAGCATTTCCATCATCTCCAAAACCTGCTTCAAGGCCCCAGAGAGTCATTTGAATATCTGTTGAGCGATACCCATAGATATTCTTTTTGTTTAATGTATATACATCACTAAGCCCTTGTTTGCTAATTCCAATTGAATCCAGGTAATCATGGATAATAAGCTCCTCAGTTAAACCTTGTCTGTATGTGGGAACGAAATACTCTGCAGCATAAGAAAGATTTGCAACGTGTTGCTCAATCTGAGATTCTAACACCTGCATATCATTTGTTGGCTTGAAGCCTTCTACAAAGTAATAACCACCTGTAGTGTGCTTTTTGATATGCCAGATATATTTATCTACCATCCTCATTCCACGCTCGGTCTTAGACCAAAGTTGAATGTGGTTATCGTGCTTGTAAACTTTGTATTTCTCTTTTAAATCCTTTAGTCTCATATAGCTTTATAAAATATATTCAATCTCACTAACTTCATCATACCCTTTTGGTACATCAGTTCTATCTTTAAGTGACACTTCAACAAAAGTAATACCCTTAACTCTCTGTCCACCATACTTGTGAACATGAATCTCATCATCTTTGATGTGAGGGAAATCTTTCTTAAGAGTTTCAACCATCTCATTGATGTGAGAAAGATTTGAACTATAATGATTAGCGTGGATTTGAGCCTTTGCTAATTGCACCCCATTCGAGGGTTTGAATAATTTTGTAATTTCTGCCATAGTTTCTTATACGAAAAAAAACCCCAGATGTTCTATCTGAGGTTTAGTTTTTTTATTTAGTGCTTTTGAAGTCGAATTCAAGAAATCGTTTTGGCAATCTTTTTAGCAATAGACCATCAAGTTTTCTGTTGTATGCATCTTCAGGATATACTTTGAATCTGTAGTCTCTCGGTCTCTTTCTCCTCGCATTAGTATCAGGAGATGAAATCCAGAAATCACACTTAAATGTTTTTATGATAGTTCTGTAGGTTCCAGTTGGCCTTCTGTAGTATGGAAACTTATCCATAGAATTGGTATGATACAAATTCATTACTGACCAGCACTTCCATCCTTTTTCCTTAATGTACTTTTCTATATCTCCATAAAACCCTTTTAATAAAAAGTTTCCTTTCGATGTATAAGTCCAAGCAAGGCACCACGCACCTCCAGACCAATCTGGTTTTCCTGATGGAGTCACTTCAATGACTGGGAATTCATTTTCCATATTCTAATTTTATAAAAATAAAGGGCTTATGACTTGGCTTTGTGGGTGATTGAGCAATCTTATAGGCACCTCCGCCAAGTCATTAGGGTGATTGAGCATTTTGTAAGCACCTCAAGCCTTTATTATTTCAAATATAATACTTTTAATTGTTATACGCAAAACTATTCCAAATGTTCTAACTCTTAAGCATTTTTTTAAACGCTGCCATAGAAGTGACAGAACCCTCTTTAAGCTTGTATTTACTCTCAAGACCTCGACACAATACATCAAATTTCTTTTCAAGTGATGCATGCTTCTTTTCCAATTTCTCTAAATCTTCCTTAGCGTTGATGTAGCCCCACTGGTATTTTCCGAATAGCATTTTCTTAATGTCGAATTTTCTCTTGTGAAGAAGAGGTGCTTGCTTTATCACCTTTGTTGAATGTACACTATCTCCTACATATATGAGACCTGCGTACTCTGGAATCTCACTCACATCAATAAGGCCATGTGGACATGCAAAGAAGAACCTGTTCGGCATCTTTACTGTTTGTGGGTTTACTTCTTTCTCTGGAGACCTTCTAATCTGCTTCTTCCATCGCTTGCTGTATCTGTACTTAGCATCTTTGGTAACAGAGTCCTGCTTTCTGCCTTCAAACAATTTGTGCTTGAACTTCAAGAAGTCAGCAGCATAGTCAGACTTAGAAATCTTAACTTCAACTTCGTAAATATATCCTGATTTAGCAACAGAAAAAAAATCTGATTCCCAATCACTACCAAAAATATATCTATTATGAAAATGATGGTCGTGAGTGGAAAACAGATTTCCTATTATGTCTTGTATTTCTTTGGCGTTCATTATAAAATATAAAAAACGAAAATTACAATCCCAAATCTGAAGCTATTTTTTAAACAAAAAAAGGTTTTCTATATTTAGAAAACCTTTTTTGTCATTAAAGCATTTGGCTCTTATGTTTTTGTTAGAAAGCTATATATTGGTTTAGTTTCATACTTATCTTCAAAATCCTTAGTAATGTGATTTAAGTAATTAGGTATTGTAGTTACTATAGGTTCACAATGAAATAATTTCTTTTTACTCTTACCTACAAGCTCAAACCATTTTTCTTTAAGTTGTCTAACCTCATATTTTTCTTCTTTAATCAAAATATTTGCATAATAAGGAGGTAAATTATCATAATGCTCTTTATACCCCGCTCTCAATAAACAATTTGAAAATTTAGAAATAGGCCCTATGACAATTATGCACTCGAAACCTTCCAAGAACTTTTCAATCATTTCTAAAAGTTTTACTTTAGACATCATGGAACCTACTGGAACTAATAACGTTAATTCAGATGATTTATTTAATATGAAATTGTGTTCATCACAATGGTCCAATAACTCTTTGTATACTTTTTTTTTAAATATATCTTTTTTAGGATTATTATTCATAACTATTTTTAAATGTGATTTGTGTTTGTTGCCTTTCTCATATAGCCTTTCTTTTTGAATGGCTCAATGAAAATCATTTTTGTTTCCTTCAATCCTTTTCCGAATGGCTGCAGTCTAAAATGTGCGCTTACATCGAATCCTTCTGTTCTTATTGATGTGACGTTCCAATTGCTATTAACAATGGTCACAGGAATGTCTGGAAACGTATTAATAAGCTTTCCAGTCTTAGTTGTCCCATGTTTTCTTCCTGGCTCAACTATTATCATTTCATTATCAGAGAAATAAAAGAAACAAAGAAGTTTATATATCTTTGATTCCAATTCAGTTACCACTGGGTCGTCCCAGTTGCTACTAAATCTCATTTCTTTTTGATTGTAATGAAATAGGTGAAAATTAAGAACGTGTTCTCCATGCTTCTCTTCTGAAGGAGTTGCAACAACCCAACAGAAACACAAGTGTCCTTTGAATGCGCAAAATCTAATAAGTGTATTGTTTGAATAGATGAATGTCATCTTCTGCTCTGGCAGTTTATCAAATATTGTCCAATCAAAATGAATACCTTTTGGCTTCACTTTGAGCATGTCAACCTTATCTAAAATTGTATTGGTGATGTAGTAAGCACGTTGGTCGTACTGAGAAATTGTGTGATTTAGAGTCTTCAGTTGAGAACCTTCTTCTTCATCAAGCTCTTCATTGTTTTCAATCTTTCTAATTGCTGATGGCAAGTGTGACTTCATCATCTCATAGAGAAGACCTTCATCAGTTAAGAATCTATATGCTATGTGTTTTTTTAAAACCATTATTTTGCTTCTTCTGGTTCGCATTCTCTTGTGCAATTCTCATCAACAAGAAGTATTGCGGTCATTAAAAAATGCTCTCCATCTGTACCAGGAAGTTTTGTGTAACCTTCGTTAAGACAAATAGCTTTTATGTCACTTGTATAAAAGTCATGTAATTCCATTTGGTCAAACACTTCTCCAATATCATTCTTAAGAAAAAATCTTGATGAAGACTTTACAAGGTAAGTGATGGTCTTGTACTTTTTAAGGCCTTTAACCAATTCATCTGATGTCTTGCCTCCAAACCCAAGAGAAACCCCTCTCGGAGACTCCAGTGCATCTGTTAGGTCATAAGGGTAGTAGCCAAATTCAGTACCAACTCCTTTATGCTCTTTCTTGACGATTTGAATCTCGGCTAATTTTTTCTTTATATCGTCATCGCTCACGCTTTTATAGCTGTAATACAATTTAGGTATTTTTTCATAAGTGTCGCCCCACGCCTTTTCTCTCTTAAGCTCTGCTTCAAGTCTTATCACATCCTTCTCAAGGTCGTGAATTTTCAATTCTTCGTCAGTCATTTCAGTGATACTCTTTTCCATAATTTATGCTTTAATTAACTCATATACTGTTAGTGGAACTATAGCAATCATTGCTAACGTACCAATAAGCATGCACTCTAAAAATACTAAAAACTTCATCTTTATTTATTTTAAACTTAATTTTGAAACTACAGGTACAATCTCATGAAAATAATTCTCCTTTTCATAATAAAGTACTTCTATCTTTTTTCCTATTAACTTCTTAGCAAACTCTTGATTGAAATTTATTAAAATATCATCGTCATAATCAAATAAGATTGTGTCATCAACATAAATATCAACGCCATATCCAAATATCATATCAGAGTTGTGTTCTTTTACAGATGAGTCAATGTAGCCAATATAAAATGACCTGCTATCTCCTATGTCCTCAATAGCCACTTCAATGAAAGTAACTGTCTGAGTCTTAAAATCCTGACCATAAGCCAGAGAAGACAAGAGTAATAATATGATGGTTAATGTTCTCACTCTTTCTTATACGCAACAAAAACAATAATGTTCTATTCCTCTTCGTAAGAATCTGATTTTTCATGATTATGAAGCATGCACATTGTCTGATAATTCTTAATGTGATTCTTTCCACCTTTAGATTTTGGTTTGATGTGGTCTATTGTAAGCATCATGAGGTCGCCTTCGTGGTCATAAGCATAAAGGTCCAAGTGGATTCCTCCACCGTTATCCTCTCCAAGTCCAAAGTGATAACCAGATAACTCACATCCAGAGTCAACACACTCAACACCCAGCTCAAGCAATATAAGTGCTCTTCTTAGCTTTATCTTTCTATCAGTAATCTCTTCATCCAAAAAAACTCAACGTCTCCGTGAGCTTTAATATCATCTATTGGATAGGTCTTCAGATTTTTCATCACCATCAAGGTTGTCAAAAATAGTTAAAACCGCTTTGTTTATGTTGTCAAAATTCATGTTAATTCATTTTAATTTTTAAATAATTTTCTCTGGCCTCTATCTTCTTTTTTAAGTACTCCTGATAGAGTTCTTCATTGAATCCTATTTTTGGACCATCCCAGTAGGATTTGTATTCTTCTAAAGTTTTATCTTTTTTAGGCATTTGTTTTACTAAAAAATGGAAGTGCCAATAAATATTATGACACTTCCATTTATTTTTATTTTTTTAGAGCCACTAACTCATCAATAGATAATTCTTTCATATCTGATTTTTGTTTTTCAAAAATCAAAGCATCTATCTCTTGATTATGAAGTTTTGTAGCTGCAGCATTTTTTTCAGCATCAAACTCTTGCTTTTTAGTAATATATATCTCTTTCAATACATCGAAAATAAGTTTTTGCTCTGAATCTACAGCCATATTTTCATCAAGAAATGATAACTCATCATCATTTTCTTTTTTAAGTTTTTCCTTAACGTTTTTAACTATTATAGATAGTTTGTTAAGACTAAGGTCCCAAAGTTGTTCAACAGACAAAGGTCCTTGTGAAGTTTGTATTCTCAATTTTAATCGAGAAGCTTTCATGAAATTGTTCATAATTTTTGTTTTTTTATTATTAATTGAATTTTACTTTTATTGTTCTTTTAAATGTTCCATATAATTTTAAAATCAAATCATCTTTTACTGTGGCATTAAATCCAAGTCCACACAGTTGTTTTTCAGTAGGCTCAAGCATTGATGTTAGACCAACTACCTCCATAACCTTTCTGTGGCCAACAAGCTCTGAGTTTAAATTTTCATTATGAAAACTCCTAAGTGAAACATCAGACCTACACCCATCAATCATAAACATATAATGTTTATTTCCTGAATTATTATCACCCCAATGATTAGGGGAAAGACAAACAAGATTAACCTTATGAAATTGATTTGTGTCGATGTTGAATATACTTTTACTTACAGTGTTTGATGAGGTGATTTCCATTTTTTCTGAAGTTTCAATTTTAAATTCACCATCTTTTAACTTAATTATACAAACCTCTGCAGTATTTCCATTACTCCTGCTTTTATCAAATTTTAATGAAGTTATTTCACCACCATGCTCTATTTCAATAAAAAAATCAGCCTTAAATCTATTGCCACTATAATCAACGATATAAACTTTATATGAACCATTTTTCATTTTGTTTAAATCAGAATAAGTTATATTCTCAACTCTTTTTTCAGGTGTTTGATTTCCATCAACACCTTGAGCATCCAAGTCAAGCATTCCTGAAAAAGGAGATTCTTTTCTCACATTTCTATAACATATATCATATCCACCTGGTTCTTCTAAGTGCAAATCATAATCATTAGTAGTATCTGGAAAATGAAGTCTGACATTTAACACTCCATCAATATTTCCACCCCTACCTTTTACAGCTTCCTTAATTAGTGATTTTCCAGCAAGATTTCCTCTAAATGTCCAAGAAAATGGATTACTCCACTTGAACATGTTTTTAGATTCCTTATCAACAGTTGTTAACGCTACAAAGTTTCCACCCATTCTATTTTCAACAAAAGCCTCAACAGAAGTACATGTTGGAAGTATGTCTGACATAAACTTTTCAATAGACACTTCTTCTATTCCATCAAACTGACTTCTCTTGTGTCTTGTTGGTTTTGATGGTATAACTGAATCAAATACAGAGGCGGTTTTTACCTCACCACTTCCAACATTTGAATGTAAAATCTCATTTACATTAATATCATCAATTGTAGCAAATCTCCTTTTAATAGAATTATCAGTATATCCTAATTCATAGAAATCTTTCATGGCCACCTTTTTCATAGACTCAGTTAATGGAGCTGTTGCTTTCATGAAGTTTGCTGGGTCAACACGCTTATTCCAAGTTCTACAAGCAGTGTTAAGCTCTACACCCTCTGCTAATTCTACGCAAAGAGTTCCTATTAGTTCGTTTCTAAATTTAGAGAAAGGAAGATTGTAAGAAGTTACCCAACACCAATTATCTTTTTGTTTACTGGATAATTTTTCATATTCATTTTTGAATGGGATTATTTGCTCTATCTTATAAAGATGAGTTTTACCATCCAACAAAGAACCTTGGTTTATCAAATCTCTAACTAACTCAAGAGTGTCAATTGGAATTTCTTCAAGACCTCTCTTAAACACATCTTTTGATTGTCTGTAATCAGATAAAATAGTTGCTTGTGACTTTCCAGAAGAATCAACAAACTTTTTATTCAAAACACCATGAAAGTGGAAGAATTGATATGACTTACCTGGAGTTACAACTCCAAACTTTTCAGCCTCTTCTTTAGTATATGTTTTAAAGTTACTCTCAAAACCAAGTTTATAAACTATTTGACTTTTATTTATTTTTTCATATGGCAAATCATTCAACTCATCAAAAGTTTCAAAAAACACATCTTTTATTGGCGCACTCTTTAATATTTTTGACATGTTCTCACAAGAACTACGATAAACATCATCTTCTTCTAAAACTAAGTCCCACATGGTAACTATTTTGTAAGATTCATCAATGGCTACAACATTACCATATCTTCTAATAAAAGATTTATCAAGATTACAATTGTTAGTCGAACTCTCTGGGTCTCTAAAAACAGGGTTGTCTCCTTTTTTAAAAGATGATATGTATAAATCCCATAACTTATTACCATCCACAGATGACCTAAATAATTTACCATTATTTTGAATATCTGAGAATCTCTCTTCTATTTTTTTTGAAAATTCACTAAATTTTGACATGTTTTTAATATTAATTTTATTTACTTATACACAATTTATTATAAAATGTTCTAAATAGAACATTAATATTTATTGTACTGGGTAATTTTTATGGAAGAGTCACTTTTTAAAATTTTTAGCAACGTAACTTGCCATATCATCCATTGTATTGTAATAAGGGATGTTATATTTTTCAGCCTTGTGAATCATATATCTCATTTTATCAGCATTCTTTGGATGACCCAGAGCAATCTTTCAAAGATACAATTTTATTATAAACAATCCAATTATTTAGTTAACTTATTTTATTTGTCCTATTATTATACTCATTATTCTGATTCCAGAAATTATGACATTTAATTAGGTTTTCATTTTCATTTTTACTAAGCCAATCTCTAAATTTTAGAATTCCCAAATAACAATCAAGTTCCAAAAAAATTATTACCACACTTTGTGAGGGGATACTTAGAAGGGGATGGATGTATCGGTGTATATAAAACCAAAAATATGATTTCTATCATAGGAACACAATATTTCTTATCTGGAATGAAAGAGTGTTTGGAATCCTATGAAATACCTGGAGTTTATTTGAATCAAAAAACTAAAAACACCTGGTCTCTAACCATATGGAGAAAAAGTAGTATTTTAATGTTCAAAAAACTGGTGTATGATAATTATTTGAATAATAATTCAACTAACTCAGAATTAATACTCAATAGAAAGTATGAAAAACTATTGACCATTGAATCACTTAGATAGTTCAAATTGTTCTACACAATGGTCATAACATAGCCATCCACCTCCAGTAAACCAAATTCTAAATATACCCATAAACCAATCTGTTTTTTAAAATTTGTTCTTTATGATTACTATTCCTTCTATCTTGTAATTTCACTCCCACCAAATCTTCACCCCATTCAATTCCCCAACCATCATGTAATGCTTGTCCGCAATTAAACTTTTTACCAAATCCGTCATCAATATATTTAACTATTCCCATAAATCATTTAAACTTTTTTGCAACATATTCTGCAACTTCTTTCATAGAGTGGTAAATAGGTATATCTCTTTTTTCAGCCATCATATGCATATATCTCATCTTTTCTGCGTTTTTCGGATAACTTAATACACACTTCCCGCTATTAGCCCAATATCCAAATTCTATATTGGTTGTGAAACCTGGCATTGAGTCCAATTTCCTTGGAACCCAGAACAAAATTAGGTCGGATGCATTTAAAGCTCTCTCCTCCCATACAACTTGAGTGTCATAATCATACCCATCTTCTGGGTTTTCTTTCTCTGGCATCAAAATATGACCTTCATAACCTGCTTCTCTAAGTTTCTTAACCATAAGAGGTCTCCAAGTCTTAACATCAAGCTCACGAGGTGTTGGTCCTGCTAAAAACACTTTATCTCCTAAAGGAGGAATCATATCTGTAGCATACACATCAGCACCCTCAATCAAGTTAAGGTTTGCTGGAAGTTCTCCAGCAAATACATGCTTGTCATAAAACTTTCTGATTGCGTTCATGCAAAATATTAACTCATCTTCTGACACTGGAAGGAAGTTCCAAGCATCACATCCAACATTAACCATATTTCTTTGAACTTTCCACAATCCGTGGATATGTCCAACAATGTTAAATTTATTTGCTACAGCTTTTCCTGGATAATGGTTTAAGTGAACCATTTCTCCGTTTTTAAGCTTAAGGTCTGCGTTTACAACTACAGTTGCAAATAGTTTATTAAGCTTTGCCATTGGCCTTGGGTCATCGTAATTTCCCATTACCAGATGTATTTTTCCATTAAGCCTCTCTACAACATCAAGACCTTTGTTTGTTGTTGCAAAGTCTCCAAGATGAAACACTTCATCGTTTGGGCCAACTACAGAGTTCCACTTTTCAACAAGATAATCCTCTTGTTCCTGTACTGTTTTAAATGGTCTATAAAATAGATTAAATCTATCATCACCATAATGAGAATCACTACTGAAGAATCTTTTTTTCATAATATATGTTTTATTTTATTTTTAATCTTTCCAACTTCCTTCAGGCAAATCCATAAGCTGAAGATGTGTGTCTTCAAATCTAACATATTTATTTGGAGTTTCACCACTAATTAATTTTGGTTTAATTTCAACAACAATTATCCACCACATCCAAAAACAACGATTTACTTTTGGCATATAATGTGACTTACAATTTACGTATTTGAAGTCTTTTCCATTTTCAACACTCCAGTAACAACTTTTAAAAGCTTCCCAATAAGGTTTTCTTCTAAATTTAGAACCTTTTGGTTTTTTTGAAATTCGTATTGAAATATTTTCGTTATTTACTAAATTCATATCTAATTATTTTCTAAACCAATAAATATTACCATCAGACATAGCATCGCCCCAATTGATGTAATCATCTCTCATTCCTTCATTAAAATCTTCTTTGTCCATATCATCCCAATCTGGGTCTGGAGCTGTATGATTAGTTTTTCTTCTTTCATACTCTTTCCACCACTCTTTTTTTGAAAACCCTGTTGTATAATCAGGAATAATTCCAATCTCCCAACCACAAGACTTAACATCAACAGTAGCAGGAAGTCCATACCAACAAATTTTTCTACCCTGTTCTGATTGTGGGTCAAGAAAATTATATACATGTTCACAAAGAACTACTTTAAGATACTCAGCTTTTGACATTGCAAATGACATACCTCCATCTCCACCTGTTGTTCCAAAAGAGTATACAAGTATTCCATTGCACCACATTTCACAAGAAGTTCTTCCACTAAATCTAAGTTCATCCCATTTAACTTTAGAATTAGTTCTTTGCTTAAATCTAATATCCCAAGATAACCTTTCTATACTTGATGACCATGCTTTAAAATGCTCACTATCTTCTGGCGGAATTAAATCAACTGGAAGTCTGTCAGAATAATATAACCACCAATTTTTTGGCTCTCCATTGTAACCTTGATGTTCTCTTCCTTCTATGCTATAAACATCATACTCTTTATCATGTATTAATACATGAAAAATTTTTCTTGGTGTTCCTATGTTACTTTCTGATTCCATTTTTATTTCAATTTAATTTCCAAACTTTCTTTAAACCTAACAAGTAATTCTCCTACTAATAAATCATAATCATTATTTGGTTCAGCTGGAACATTTCGGGAAGGTATTTTTCCTTTTATGTACATATTGTCAGTAGCTGTATCTACAGCTTCGATTAACTCTTCATCAGTTAATGTGCATTTTCTAAATGATACTATCGAATTCATATTTTTATTTTTTAAAACTTCCAAAATTTACTATCATTTTTTCCAATGATTTACTTATCTCTTTTTTTGATTTACACAAATGTTCAATCATCTCATAAGGACTTCCGCCTCTTGAAATTGATTCGAATATCGTTCTGAATTCTGCATCGAACATGAACTCTTTAATAAAATCTGGTGTAAATTCTTTTTCTAAATCCTCCTTACTTATTCTTTTATGGTTTTTATTAAAAGAATCCTTCCAACTAAATCTACAATCAGTATCTCTACAAATCCACTCCACATCAACTGGGTCATGTGATTTATCAAAATTGTTACACTTAGGACATGTTTCTGCTGTGATATTTGGTTTGGTATTTTTTTCTAATAAGATACCATCAATAGAAAGCCAGTCTTTTTGACAAACATTATGAATTCCACCAGAATAATCACCTTCTAACTCTACTTGGTTTTTTCTAATCCCAACCACCTTCATCATTTCTCTACCTTGATATAAATCAGTGTGATATACTTTTTGCCCTAATTCTAATTTCATTTTTATAAATTTATAAATCATTCATTTCTATGAATAATTCTATTTTTCTTCTAACCAATCTTGATGCTCCTGGTCTCCATGTTTTATTTCTTGAAATAATTCACGCATAAGTTTTGCACAATCTTTCACTGGTACATTAAGTTCTCCAGCCCATTCAATGTGGTCAGATTCCCTTGTCCCATTTTGCACCTCTTCATCAAATTTGTTTGCAACGAAAGTAGTATTCAATTTAGTGTTTAGTAAAATTGTTTTTCCTGATATTACTTTATTCATAATTATTTATTTTTCTATCCCCATACTATCAATGTGAGCAGTCGCAATATCTCCAGATTTTTTCACAGATGCTTCATGACTATTTGAATATGCATAAGCAATATCGTCAATTTCAACATGCATTTTTTCAAATAATTCAATAAATTTTTTTAAATTATCATGTCTTTCTGGGTCACGAGAACCACAACCCAATGGTCTAATTGGCCCAACTAATTTAGTAATTACTTCGTAAATTTGTTCTGTCTCCATTTTGTTTTTTTTTAAACTTTAAACAATTACATTCTTCTTTTTTGGTTTTAACAAAAGGAATTCCTTGAGAAGTAAACTCAACTTCAAAAAATCTCCATCCAGATACCGTTCTAATCCACATAATCAGTTTATATTAAAAGTGATTCTATATTCATTTTGTGTCTATTTAAACTCTATCTCAATTACTCTTGTGTTCTTCTAAATTCCAACAGCCTTATCTTCCTTGCCTTCTTTTCTTAGCTTTTCAATTAAGTCAAGCCTAAGCTTTTCAGTATCTTCTACAGAAAGTTCTCCATGAAAATTTGTTGTTGGGAAAGCATTGTATCCAAGTTCATCACAAGGTTCAATTATTCCGACTGGCTCATCGCAGGTGCTGCAAATTGACCATATAAATACCTTTCTCATCTCCAAGCATTAAAGAAGTTAAGAGTAAGTTCTCCTACAGAACATACATCCGCATCTGATTCCTCAAAGTCATCCAACTCTTCATTATAAGCGCCCAAGTGATTTTCAAGGTCTTCCTCAAACTTATCAAGCCTGGCAGCCTTTCTTTCTAATTCGTCAAGTACTTTTGAATCAATTTCTACTTTTACCATTTTTGTCTTTTTTAATTTCAAGACAAATATAAGCAAAATTATTTCAAATCTTTAAGTTTCTTTGTAAAATCTTTTGACACTTTATCAGACTTAACGTTTTCATCAATTCTTTTCTGGCGAATAACATAAGCACCATAAGCTTTTTCTCCTTCAGCAAGAATTTGTTTCTTCACAGCATTTAAGTCATGAGAATAAATAACCTTAGTTTCATGTCTATCGAATTCATCAATAGCATTTTCGACTGCTGAAGAAAAAGTTCCTTTTCTCCAAACACTTCGTACATAATGCTTTTGGTCAAGAGAACTGTCTAATACATAAAACCTGTCTTCACTTGGTTTTCCTTTGGCTTCTTCGTTCTTCCATTGAGGACCTACTACAACCATATACTCAAGACCTCTTGATTCAAGGAATTGTTCTAAATTTTGAATTTTCATAATTGTTCATTTAATAAAAAGAAGAATGTCCACAAGCGGTGCTCTCCTGATTGAATTTCTACTGTGAACTCCTGGTTGTTGTCGCTATAGCTTCCAAGAATCCATTCATCCTTAAAACCTTCACAATAGTGGTGTGAATAGTCTTCCTTTCCTTCTTTATGCAATAGGCTCAAAGGGAAAATTAATGGCTTTTTAGACCATACAGAAACCTTCCAGTCGTGAAAGTTGCAACGAGTTATTATTGTCGTTCCATCCTTAAGAACAGTCTTGTATACTGGTAACTTAGCAGACTTTGAGGTGTGTTCTGATACAGCTTCAACAGATTCTACTTTATCATAGAAAATGCCTGTGCCCATCAAGTCACGAAAGAATACAAATTGATTTGACATGGCTTTCTTGTAAATCATGTTATCTGGAGTGTTCTCCTCGTTTCTATTGTACCAAGCCTGAATTGGTGCTCAATATGTTTTTTGTTGCCAATCTGGCAATATTGATATATCTACTGCTTCCATAATTTTATTTTTACATGCTTGCATAAATTTGAAATCCATCTCCATCATCTGAGATTTCTACTCCATAAGATATAGCTTTTTTAACATCTTCTTCTGTAAAATCCTGGAATATTTCCATACCACTTCCTATATACATCACATCATGTTCTCCATGAAAGAAATTTCTCTCACCTTTATTCTCTGGCTTGAGTTTATCATATAAAAACATGATAGCACAAATCTGTCTGGCCTCGTACTGAGGTTCAATCAATGGGTCTCCATATGAATGTTCTTCTTCAAACCTTTCAAACCACTCTTCTAATTGTTCTTCGTTTTCCATAATTATCCTTTTGATGGCGTGTTAATAACCATTATTTCTACTTTCATTTCAAGAGATAGCTCTGCTTCACAATCTCCACAAATCTCCAACGTTCCATTGTATGGTTCCTCACACAAGCTTTCTAATTCACCTGCAAGGTCATGTCCACAATTGGGACACTGAATATTCATTGTACTATAAGTTCCTATTTCCATTATGCTAACATTTTTTTAAGTTCATCAAGTGTAATAACTTCCTTTCCAAGGCCTTTTGCTTTAACAACCTTGCTGCTTCCAGAGCTTGGGTCTTTACACACAAGGTGAGTAATCTTTGCGCTTACTCCAGAAGCAATAGTTCCACCTTTATCAACAATGATGGTTTTGAGGTTTTTAATTATTTTTAAATTTTCTATATAAACGTGCAACATTTCCACTTGTGTGGCATCCAATTTTACCTTTGTATGTTGGCACCCCAATTTTATTCAACTCTTTCGTTATTTGCTCGTAATTCAAACCCTTTTGTTTTAATTCATCAATTATTTTAAATATCTGTAAATTTTTCTCATCTGTCAAGGAGTCAATTCTCTTTTTTTGAGCACCTTTAACCCTATGTTCGTATTTAAGGTTCTCAGGCTTACCAAGTACAACCCCTCTCTCTTTCGCTCTTTTTAACCCCTCTATTGTCAATCTTCTATGCTCTGGCCTGTTCTTTAAACCATGAACTTTACAATGACATTTTACACAAAGAGGTATTGTTTTATTTCCACCTCTTGATTTAGGTATAACATGATGATTTTCTTCTGCTGGCTCATCACATTCAAAACAAATATCAGTATCTATTACAATTTTCGCCATTAATTATTATACGAATTTAAACCAATAATGTTTCATAAAAGTATGATAAAAATATAATTTTTACTTTTTATTTACTATTTATAAGAAACAAATAAATATGGGAAGACCAAAATTAAAAGAAAAAGAAAAGAAAGCAAGACTTGGGATTACAATTTCTAAAGAATTAAATAAACTTCTTGGTATAGAGACACCTAATAAGTCTGGGTTTATAGAGAACTTAATTCAAAAATATTTCGATGAAAAAAAATAATATAGTAAACCACATCAGCTATAACAAATTGCTTCAGGAATTTCACCCAAAAAAAAACAATGATGTTAAATTATTGGATTTTAGTCATGGAAGTCATAAAAAAGTCTGGTGGAAGTGTAGCGCTTCTTATGACCACGAGTGGGAAGCTACAATAAACCACAGAGCTCAAGGACGTGGGTGTCCATTTTGTAGCGGTAAGAAAGTTGCTGAATCAAACGCTTTGTCAACAACTCATCCAGAAATAGCAAAAGAGTGGCATCCAACAAAAAACACCTTGACACCAGACGATATAACTTTTGGTAGTGAAAAAAATATTTGGTGGAAATGCGATATTGCTGACGACCATGAATGGGAGACAACAGTTAAACATAGGTCAAGTGGAAATGGTTGCCCTTGTTGTTCTGGTTATAAAGTTGTAAACTCTAACTCTCTTACCACACAACACTCAGAATTATCAAAAGAATGGCATCCAACAAAAAATGGAGTAATAACTCCAAATGATGTATCTGGTGGTCATCGCAAAGTATGGTGGATATGTTCGCAAGATGGTAACCATCAATGGAAGGCTTCTATAAAAGATAGAATAAGAGGTAGGAGATGCCCTCATTGTCATTATCCTAAAAGCAAAGGTCACCTAAAAATAGAAAAAATACTTATTGATAATAATATTAATTTTGAAACAGAGAAAAAGTTTGATGATTGTGTGTTCAAAAGAATGCTTAGATTTGATATTTATTTACCAACCTTAAATGCTTTAGTTGAATATGATGGAAGACAACATACCAATGCAGTTGATATATTTGGAGGTAAAAAAGAATTGGTTAAAACCCAGAAAAGAGATAAAATAAAAGATGAATATGCTAAAAATAACAATATTCATCTTTTAAGAATTTCTCACAAAGAATTCAAAAATATTGAGTCAATTGTGTTAGATTATTTGAAGGTAATTACAAACTCTTAACAGATTCCTCAATGATTTTTGCAGTTTCAAGTGAATCAAACTCTGTTTTGTCTTCTCTGATTTCAACAACAGATGGGTGCATTGTTGACCAATTACCATCCCTATCTTGAGATAATCCTTTACAGTTTATCTCAACAATTTTTCCCATTAATTTATCTTGATTATCAGTTACATACTGCATCATCTTTTCATCCATATTTGATGGGTTTGTTTTCAAAAATCCACAAGAACTTTCTAAACTTAGAGTAGAAATCCATTTTTCATTTTTTGTTCCTGGAGTTCCCATTTGAAAGCCCACAATTTTAAGGTCAATGTTCATATCAAGCTTCATTTTCACTTGCCAATTAGGCTTCCCATCTTTCCATGCCCCTTTATAATCCTTCAATATTGTACCCTCAAGACCTCTCTCAAGCGCTTCAATGAAATGCTCCATTGATTCCTTAACAGTTGTAACTTCTTTTGTCTCAACAAGCTCTATTCGAGTTGGTTGTTTATTAACAAGAATAGATTTCAATTCTTCAAAACGCTCTTTATAAGGTCTCTTTGAATTTTTATTGTAATACTCATCAACTGTGATAACATCCCAACATGTATAAACTACAGAGTCTAAAGCTTCTTGAAATGTTAAATCATCTTTTCCAAAATCAGACTTATGCTTCTTCAAAAATGCATCAATCTTTTTTTGAGTTTCAATAAGACCACGTTCATCTTCTTTAAGTTGAATGTCAACAAGAGACGAAACAATTCCATTGGCTGTTCTTCTAACTGGAACGCCTATAACTGTAAGTTCTCCATTTAATACAATTTCATCTCCAATATCAGATAACTCTTTAATAAACCTTGCATCTTTAAGTCCATTTGGCTCTCCAGCTCTACTTACAAACTCCACTTCTCCGTCACGAACAATTGCGTTTGCATAGCGACCATCCATCTTAATTTGACTCAAGGCCACACCCTTTTTAATAATAGTCTCAACAAGTTTTTTATCATAAGACTTAGCTCCCATATAAGGAGTTTTTTCAACAAGGCCATCAATTACCTTGTTTACATTGGTTCTTCCCATTCCAATTTTTAAATCCTTTTCAATAATTCGAATAACAACATATTGGTCTTCAATATTTATTGAGCTTAGTATATGTTGAAGGTGATTTGTTGCTACTCCTCCAGTGAATTCTCTTGATGATAATCTTGATAATTCATCAACAGCCCATCCAAGCCCTTTGTCTTCTCCAATGTATTGAAATTCTGGGATTTGTTTTATGTAGAATTTAACTCTCTTTGACATTGCTTGATATAGTACATCTTTCAATAACTCATTATCTGAGTATTTTTTAAGAATTTCAATTTTAGCATTTGTTCCTGGCTCTGCAGAAATCTCATCAAGTATTGATTTTATTGTTGTCATAATTTTTGTTTTTAAGCTTCGTTAGCTTCTCTAATTTTAGAAACCAGTTCATTTGTTGCTGTACTCATAATTTTTATTTAATGTCTGGCAGCAATGCACTGCCCAGTTGGTTTAATATCTAATTCTCCTTTATAGTTTGTGAACTCCACCATAATTCTTCCATATTGGTCAGCAAATCCACTAACGCAACCACCCATGCTACTTGGCATATTTGAATATAATTTTAGCCTGAGCCTTTTGCTTACTATTGATTTTCTAATCTTTTTTCTAAAGCTTCCTTTTGGTTTTTTCATTTATGCTCTTTTAAAACTTTTTAACGCTTTTTTGATTTCACTTGGAGTTGATTCCATAGACATTCTCCAATAATCCATTCTTGGATTCATAATATTGTTATCAAATCCAACATTAAATAACCCATTAACGAAAGACATAACTTCGTCCTTTGGAATCTTTGTTCCAGTTACTTCCATGTCAGAAAAATAAGAATGCTTAACCTTTCCAGTCATGCCATCGAAACAAAATTCTGCAAGACCTTTGATTTCTTGAAATTCGTCTCTTGTAAGTTGGTATTGCTTTCCAGTGTAATCACCAGAATACATTTGACAATCTACAATTGTTCCTTCTGGAGCGTTAATTACTTTAAAGTCATTTTCATTGTAATACTTTTTATGAATCGCAACCTCAAGTGTATAATATCCATCACTCTTTATTTCTGGAAGAACTCCAAACTCCTTTGAATCTATTCGTGTTGTACTTTCTCTTAGCTCAATCCAAATACTGTGGTGAAGAGAGTTGTATTCTCTATCGCCATCTTCAATATTTGAATCAATCTCTTCCTTGGCTTTGTCAGAAGTTTTGTTATCAATTACAATATATCCTGTTGGCATCTTGAAGTCTCTACTAACAACACAACTTTGGTCTTTAATAGAAAATTCTCCACCAATCCACGAGAAGTAATTTGAACTCCCGTTCATAAAATCTCCAATACTATCTCCAACTCTCTTAAGTTTTTTTATTGCATTAACAGCTTCTTGACTCATTCCGAGCCTTTCTGTTTCATGAAGAGTACATCCAATACTCCCACCTCCTGCTGGTGAAAAATCTTGGTCAAAATCTGAAGCTTCAAGTGTGTCAACAATAATATTGCCTTTGTATTCAGTAACAAGAACTTTTAGACCACTTACATTCTTTGGTCCATTATTCAATAAATCTGTAAGGTTTTGGATGTCACTCTCAAATAACTCCACTTGACCTTCTGACCAAGAAAGGTCTTTCTTAGCTCCAGACTCTTTATAAAACTCAATTGTTTTTTTCTCATCATCAAGTTTCTTTTGAGTATAATCAATTGTTCCTTTGATGCTCTCTGGCGAATTTCTATCTCTCATGTCCATAAAATTTATTATAACCCCAATATGTATATGCCCTTTGAACTATATCTTGTAGCAAAGGGTTTTCTCTTAATTCGTATTCTGAATCTGTGTGAAGCGGAAGCAAATGTCTTGAAATATCTGCAACATCCTGAATTTGCTGTATGTGCTTATTGTACTTGTGTTCATCAAAAAGCAGTTCGCCTTCATCTCCTTTGATATTATTTATAACATCTTTCTCCCAATCATCAAAAGCACGAATGGCCTGTTCAAATTTATCAAAAATCAATTTATCAAGAATGTTTTGGCTATTTTCATTAACCATTTGCTTCAACAGCCAGTATGGTTGTACTTCGAGATTTAGCCCCATTGTAAACAACTTGAGCTTGTGCTCTGGTCTACTATATTCTAATTTCTTTTCTTCCATAATAGGTTATACGAAATAATTTAAACTATGTTCTATATCTCATAGAAATTTATAGAATACATGTCTTCAATGTTTCTTGAATAGTTGTGCTCAGACATATAATCCAATAGAGATTGATAGTCTTTTCCAAACATTTTCTCAAATGTAAAGTTTTTAGAATCATTACTCAAGAAGTCTTCCACTTTGAAATAACCTGGAAGCACAAGTCTTGAAACCATGTATGTTCTAATTTTAGTAGAACCATTCCAGTCATTAGCAAGCCAATCTTTTTTGTCAATCTCAGTTTTGCCACTGGAGTCTGCTTTTAGATATGGAGCAAGAACTTTTCTGTACCCATCATCCACCACATAAACAACAGCAAAGTATTCAACAAACTCATGTTCATTTTCCCAACTTTCAAGTTTTTTGTTTATTTTTCTCCACCCTAACTGGCCATTAAGTTTAGATAGTCCAGAGTCAACTTCTCTCTTGTAGCTCCACATCTCTTTATTGATTGAATCAATCTTGTTTTTAGACTCTGACTTGTATGAAATTAAATCTTCTCTAAGAGATTCAACCATAGCTTCTAACTTATCTCTTTTGAAGAGGTTTGGAAATAATGTTTTTAAAAATCTTTTCATTTTATATTCAATTTAATCTAACAAAGATTCAATCTCAGATAATGTAAATTTATCAGCAGCCCTCTTGAACGCTTCCATTTTATATACATCCATAAGTGTCTTAGGGATATAACCCATACTCATCTCATTCTCTACCTCTTCAAACTCTACAGTTAAATCAGCAACAGAATCTTCAAGACAGCTCACTTCATCCTGCAGCTCTTTTATTTCATCGTTCTTGTCTTCGCAAGAACTACATTCTCCATTTAGGATTTCAAACAAAAAATCAGAATTATCCTCTAATACATTTAGAAGGTCTTCGTTGGTCTTGCAGTCATCAATTTCTTTAACGAAATCAGCTCCAGTTTTCATCACCTCCAAAGCAAATGCTTTTAGAGTCTGCTTGAATACTTTGTTTATTTCTTTGTTTTTCATATGTCGTACTTTTGTTTGTATTCCAGATACTTAATGTGTTTATTTGTCTCCATCCACCACTTGTTCCAAACGGAGTTTCTCTTTTTATAATAATGAATATTAAAATATTTGTCAGAAAATACTGGACCAAGATTATCCATAATCATAATTGAAAGCGATATTATAGTCACAAATGTTATAACAAAAAACGAAACCCCTAATGACACGTTTCCCAGAGCAACTAATACTAAAGAAATTGATAAAAATGGAGATAGAATTAGTGATAAATAAATAAAGTTTGATGTCATACTTTTCCACCAAAAACCTTCTGGCTTTACTGGTGTAAGTTCTCTAATTTCTTCTTTTGACTTAATTTTAATTTTTAACTTAATGACTTCACATCTCCTGCACTCAACATAACTCTCATCTTCATCAAAAGTATAAGCCATTCTACCTTCCAGTTTTGGGTGAGGTATGACTCCAGAAATTGTATTTACTTTAAGTCCACTCTTGAAAGGTTTTAACTTATACTTCCCAATGTTTTTATCATCGAGAGGTCTCTTCTTGCACTTTTTTCCTATATTCGCCTCAAATTGTTCTACATCCATAGTGGTTATACGATTATTATTATAAAATGTTCTTTACTTTCTTTCATTTCTTTCATTCTGCTTGATGCCAAAGTAAGTTCCAAAAGAACCACCAAGCAAAAACAATATAACTGGCACAACATCTCCACTCAACACAGACTTTATTCCTATTGAGAAAGAGATTAGCGTAAGTATTCCGACCCCGTTGCCAGTAAGTATGGCTGCTAACTTCTTTTTCTCAGCAGTATAAATCACATTTAATGTCCTAAGATATATGAACATAAACTGTGATAAAAACACAATTATAGCAGACCAGTATGGGTCATTTAATATGTCTTGAATTAATTCTTTCATTAAAATTTGTAACACGAAGGAGGGTTCAATCCTTCTAAATGATTCTTATATTCAGCCATACAATCTCTATGTGCTGATTCTAAATTGTTCTTTAAATCTCTTAAAAATGACTTATACCATTCTTTATCTTCATCACTGCGAGTCCAGCTTCTTCCATTCTTAAAAAAATCCTGTAGCGCATCTTTAAGTTCTTTTGCACCCTTCTCATAAAAACCAACTCTGCACTTATACCAATTAGTATAAGAAAGACAGGTTCCTTCTTCAGATGTTATGTCTGGATACCTTTCTCTAATATCTTTAAACTCTTCGTCTGTCATTTGTAACTTTTTAAAATACTATCGTTATATAGTTGTACGCAAAGTTAGAGCAAATGTTCTAATAAAAAAAATATAAAAAATAGAACATTTTTAATTTGTGTGCGTATAACAAGTTAGAACCAATTTAAAAAGAATAGATATGAACAAGCCAACAACATATAAAGAAGTTCCATTTATAATTCAAGATGGACTTATGTTTAGAGATGAAGTTCTTAACTCATTCCTTTCAGCGGATGGTGGAATTCCTTTGTCAACAATGATTGCATTAGCAGGAACTTCAGGAGCAGGTAAAACTACTCTTTGTAAGAAACTTCAAAAAGAACTTTCTCCAGACCTATTCTCTACATTCTTCTCTTTAGAGACAAGCAAAAATTCAGTTGCTCGTCAAACTAAGAGAGTTGAGACTGGAGACAACGCATTGGTTTGTGATGATAAAGATTTTCCAACATGGTCTTCATTTATGAAGTATTTATATGAAGACAAGCCAACGATTGCATTCATTGACTCTCTTCAACATGCTGCAAAGCTTCTTTCTAAGGAGAATGGAAAATATAAGTATGATAATTATGCTCAGATTGTAGAAGACCTTTATACATGGAAAGAAGAGTGCAACACTATTGTTGTAATGATTGTTCAATTAAATGGACAAGGTAAGGTTGAAGGTCCAGAAGCTACAGTTTTTGATGTAGATGTTCCTTTAAAACTTATTGCTAACCCAAAAACTAAAGAGCGTCACTTAGAGGCTTCTAAAAATAGAAACGGTGGAACAGTTGGTAGCATTTATTATGAATTTGTTTCTGATGATAGAATTATTCAATTCTTTGATGAAGACGAATATAAAATTGCTAAAGAAGGAGTTTCTCTTCCAGAGATGGTAACTGATACTGCATTTCAATTTGCTTCAGCATTCAAAAACCATGAAAACTACAAGTCTTTCAAAAAAGACTTCAACAAAGAAGTAAAAAAGATTTACAACGACAACAATGATGATGCTGTAATTTGTACACAGATTGTTATGGTAATGACAAAGTTGTCTAAAGAATACTTTTCATAAATATTACATTCTTTTATGGTGGTTCTAAAAAGAAAAAAGGGACTCTGAATTAACAGAGTCCCTTTTGTATTTAATATCACCTATCTTTAAACATCAATGCCATATTAATTATAGCAGCAACTATTCCTCCAATCAGAGGGGCTAAAAACATCCAATTTACTGGGTCTTGATTCACAAAGTAATCTATCCCTTCAACTATTCCCCAGATTGCTCCAGCGCCATACGCCAGTGCAGCAAGCATGTGTACAATAAATTTACCAACCATGTCTTATTTTTTGTATTCGAAATCAATTTGGGTTTCACCAAATATTACTTTCTTTATGTTAAACAATTTTTTTCTCTCCTTCAATGCTGGTTTTACATAAGTGTCATCAATGAACTTAACAAGCTTCTTTGCTTTTGCTTTGCTCTTAAATTGCCAGCTTGCACACTCTCTAAAGTGCTCTCCACATTCACCCTTCATATCTCCTCCAGCTTTCTTAAAAGCTTTCTCAATCTTTTCTGCAAGAGCATAGTTGTCTGGTAAGAAACATGCTCCTGGAATTAACTCTTTCCCTTCTGATTCTTCGTGCATGAAGTTCTCAAGGTCGATTGACACACTGTATGTTTTGTACTCTGGGCATTTCTCAAGACTCCCCCAGTATCTCGGAGACTTCTTTTTCATAATTAATAAACATTTGAATTGTGTCAGAGATGCCTCCAATAACATGGTCAATGTGTTCTTTAAGATTCACAAGTTCACCGATGTTAATGCTTGTTTTTTGTTTCTGATTTGTCCTTAAATGACATCATGAAATTATCAAGGTTGACAATCTCCATTCCTATTTTTTTGGTTGGAACCATTCTTCCTTCCTCAATTTCTCTTTTGACAGCTCTTACGTGTCCTTCTGTTCTATTCATAACAATTATACGTTAATTAAAATTAAATGTTCTTATAAAATTTGATGAAAATGATTTATTACAATAAAAGCCAGCGTAACACTTGATACAAATGCGTCAAGTTTTATAACTATTAAACTTTTTAGTCGTGCTGTTTTTACAAAACCTTCTTCTATAGAATCCTGTAGAGAATCCAAATGCCAGGAGACATAAAAACATAATCCACTGACCAGCAAATAAAACTCCTACGATAGCCCAGAAAAAATATGCTATTCCCATAAATATGAAGTTAGGGTGCATTAGTCCACTTTTAAGGCAGGGTGTGCGTATTGCATTAATTTTAAAAGCCCTGTCAATCACTCTACCCATATCATCATTTTTCACCTTCATTAAAGTGAAACACACCCTTTAATTCCATATCCGAGTTTTCACTTCTTTGAGTCCCTATCGCTATGTGCATCCAGTCACACTTATTAGAATCTATTGCACATAATACACCTACTTTATAAATGTAACTTGTTCGGTTATCTAACCATGCATCAGAAAGTGCGTCTTCGTTAACGTCTTCGCTATAATCCCAACTAGTCCATTCATCATTAAACTCGGATATTGCTTTTAGTTTTTCTTTAAGGTAATTTTCCATAATTAAAATAACGCACCCTAAAAATGTATAAAAATAATAGCTATTAGGTGCTGTTTATAAGGCTATTACTTGTTAATTAAATTTATTCCTATCAGATAGCTAACGCATATTTACACGCTACTATTATTATACTAAACGTTATGTGCAAGGCTAACTTACTGCTTCCAAAAGACGATTTTTAATCCATTCAACATTTGGAACACCATTGCCATTTAATACTTCAAGAACTTCGTTTATGGCTTCTTTCATTTTTGGTGCAGAAATAATAAGTTTAGCGTCTTCCATTCTTATTTCATCTGTATATCCATTGTGGTCGCCATAATCTTCTTGCATTACTTCAAGTCGTGGATAATGTCCATTTTTTTCTGCATTTGGTAAATCTGCTTCTATAAAAAACATTGATTCACTTACAACTCTTACTCTCCAATTTTCTGTATTCATTTCGTTTTTAAATTAAATTTAGTGCTGATAAACCGCCCAGCACATAACAGCGTGCATAATAAATTGGCAATTCAGTGGTTAAATGAACCTTAGTTTTTCTAATCGAGTTCTGTGGCAGTAGGAAGTTTTCGTTTTCAAAATCGCCAACTTCTCATACACGCAAAACGTTAGCAAACATTTGGGCTACTGCTTAATTTCATCTTTCAGTTGCTCAAATCTTTCTGTTGTTACTATTATTTTTCTTGGTGTATTTTCAATTGCTCTCTCAAGTGATTGGAATAGTTCTTTTTTGCTTTTACATAAATGCTCTATTGCTTCATAAGGCGTTAATCCTCTCGCCATAGATTCAAAGATGCTTCTAAACTCTGCATCAAATTGAAACTCTTCAAAGAACTCTTCCGTAAACTGTGATTTTAATTCAAATTGGTTCATAATAAAAACGATTTGCTAACACAACCTATACACCATAAAGCAATATAGTATTGTGCTAAGATTAAACATTGTGCTATGCTTTACGGTGCATAGCCAAACCGTTAGCAGCAATACTACTTTAGTTTTTCCAAAGAAGCTTTCTTTAGTGCCTATTTTAAAATCAACTCTCTCTTCTTCTGTCATTTCTCTTTCTTTATCACACATCAAACATCTCATTTTTGAAAATTCAGTCGGCCACCTAAAGTTTATAATTTTCGTTCCTCAAATTCCAATCCTTAGCCTTAACGTTATAGGTAAGGCTGAACATCCGACATTGCAGATTAAAAATTCAAGCTCTATTTTCTTTTCACCGTTTTCGCTCTCTTTATTTAAACCCTCAAGAAGCCTGAGTCTATATAAGTATTTTTTTGGATTTTGTAAAATACCCAATTCGAATAAGAAAAATAAAGTACCTAATATGTAAAATAAATTTATCATGTTTTATAATTTTTATGTTTAACAACCATCGTTTAAGCTAATTAAATAATCTCCACCCTTTCTGTCTATGGAGCATCCTTCAACGTGAGTGAAATCATCAACACCACACTCTGGGCAAACAGTAAAAGAAGGCTTAGCGTAATTGTTTAAATACCCAGAAAGACCTCCTCTAAGAACTCTATCCATTGAATTCATTACAATAAAGTCAATTTCTTGTAACTCTGTTACTGAAGTTTTTGACACCACACCTTTCAATCTTTCATACGTGCTATTACACGTTTCTACAAATAGAGAATCAGAATATTCCTTTAGGTTTTCAAGAGAATTTTGAATTGAACTCATGAGGCTGTCATTTGACACCACAAATTCTGGAGCCTCTGATGTTGGAGTAACATATTTTTCTTCTACGAAAAAACTATGAAGATACTCAACTCTATCGCCATCAGACATTATAACCATAGCCATTAAGTGCTTTTGATAATCTTCTGGCCATACAACTTTGGCAAACTCAGGATTTAAAATTATATCCCAAGTAGAACCAATCTCAACTCCATCTGGAAGGTGCCACTTACCATTTACCATAGTAATTCCGCCTATTATCTTAGGGTTATTAATTGACATATAACCACCCTTGAAACCTTGGATTATTATGTTCTTTACTGTATGCAAATCTTCCATTATACTTTGAATTTATCTCTTTGTTCTAATTCTTCTTGCTCGATTACACTAACGCAATCTGCGCAAACAAAGATAGACTTTTCTATTGTCTTATCCAAAACTTTTACATATACTTTTCTAAATATGCCATTATAGTGTGGACACCTGTTTGGATGATACTTTTGAAACCTCCAGGTTGGTGGCCTTAACTTTAGCTTGTGATTCTCAACAAGAGGCTTATCCAGAGCTTCTCTTCTAATTTTGTTCATTAAAATCCTGGACACAAAAAGGAAGGCTAATGTTAAAAAACATAGCCCTCCAATAATTAGCAATATTAAAATGCCAACATCCATTAAAACAATTCCTTAAGAAGAGTCTTTCTATTTTTAAGGTCAGACTTGTGACCAGAAAGAGCTTTCTTTGCCTTTTCAAGTTTGTAATCCGCATCATCAACATCTTTTAAGCTAAAAGGCATGCTAAACTTTGATGCCTCATATTCTTCTTCAGCTATCTCCACATCAGCTTCTGCTTTAACAATAACTCCTTCAAGTTTTGCAATTTGAACTCCCAATTCAGACTTTCCTGATTTTCCGTTTCTTTTAATCTCCTTTTCTTTGTTACCAAGTTCTTCAAGTCTATTTTTTACTCCTTCTTCGTATTTCATAATTTATGATTTATTTGTTTTTATTTTCTAATAAGTAATTCTGATGAATATATTTTTCTTCTTTCTGGTTCTGTATCTTCTACTTTTTTTCTTACGATTAATTCGTCATCTTCCATAATTTTAATCGACATCGCTCCATATCTCATAGCATCAACGTCAGATTCAAAAATGAAATCAGCCCTATCTCTATATTCATTGCCAATAATTTCAACACTTTTTTGTAAAGATTTTGCATCTACTACAATAAAGTATTTATAATCATATGTATATGGAGCGTCAGTTGTAAAAGAAACTCTTTCGTCTTCACCAATATTATCAACAACGTATGTTTCTCCAAATTTACACCCTAAATATCTCCCTTCAGCTACGCATAATAGCGTATCTCCACTTTTTGGTTTTCTAAAAATAGAATGCTCATCTGATGGTCTTTTGGCTTTATTATAATAATTATTTATTTCTTGATTAGATACTTTATAACCTTCAACTTTATCTTTTTGGTTAACTTCAGATATAAAACCATTTGATATAAATATGCACCCCCCATCTTTATTGTATCCAATTAAAAGTTTAACTCCATATTCAGGATGATTAGACTCTTCAATACAAGAAAAAGGCTGATATGGAAATTCATTATCTTCCCACTTAGCAATACTTTCTTTGTAGTTTAACCTATCTGATTTTGGATAATGTAACTTCATGCCTTTATGTTTATTAAGTTATACGATAATAAATTAAAAATGTTCTAAAAAAAAAGCAGTAAGTTAATTCTTACTGCTTTATTCACTTACCCTAAGCTCGTGCTATCACAAGGTGGGCTCCACTAATCCTGGCGAATCAACTTCACAGCCTACACGTATCCTCTTAAACCTTCAATCAGGCAAGTATAGATACAATAACGGGTGCATCCCCGACCACTGCAGCAGTCACGCTACTTCATCCATGTGTGGCACATTGGGAGGAGACTAATCCTCACACGTTTCATTTAATATTGTGGAGAGGTAGGATTTCATAATGTTTTTTGTCTGCGGAAACCCAATCATCACGAAGTGTGGTTGGGATGAGCAGGCCTCTTTTTGTTAGTATACGACAAATATACAAAAAAATTTAATTAATTTCAAGTTTTCTTTTTTTTTATATATTTATAATAAAAATTGAGAGAAGTGATAACTTACTGCACAGAACTTATTCCAACAAACCCAGATGACATGAGCTTAATCATGAGCATCATGGAGGAATTTCGCTCTGTCGTTAATGAAGCAAGTCAAATTCAGTTCTCTAATCTTAAGGATTTAAGCGCACTCAAGGCATTGCATAACACTTTTTATCACCCAACAAGAGAATCTCACCCTAATTTCCCTTCTCAAATGGTCATTCGTGCCGAGATGGAGTGCCTTGCATCATATAAAGCAATCAAATCCAACAAGCACAAAATATCGAGGCCATTCGAGAAACATAATCTCTCGATGAGACTTGACAAGAGACTTTATTCTCACGTCAAGGGCGAGCCAACGAAGATAAAGATAACAACCAAAGAAAAGAAGAAAGAATTCTCAATTGTCCTTTATCCGAAGCTTGAGGAATTAATGAGCAAGCATCAATTTGTTGACCCACTTATATTTGTTCGTGATGGCAAACTAATGATTGCGCTGACTTTTGACAATGCAATTGAGCCTGTCAAGTCCACTCTTTGTCTTGGGGTTGACCTTGGCATCCGAAGGGTTGCTGCGCTTTCTGATGGCAGACTCATCATCGACAAAAAGTTTAACAAAGAAAAGAGAGAACTTCGATATAAGAAGAGGTGTCTCCAGTCCAAGGGAACCAAGAGCTCAAGAAAGCACTTAAAAAAGCTAAGGAGAAAAGAAAGAGACAAGAACAAGAATCAAACACATCTTGTTGCCAATGAAATCCTCAAGACAAGTGCAAATGTGATTGCGCTGGAGAACCTAAAGGGAATAAAGGCAAAGAAATATAAAACACAAAATAAAAATGGAGTGAGTCAAGTTCCGTTCTTCGAATTAAGAAGAGTTTTGACTTATAAGGCCGAGAACATGGGAAAACATGTTTGTTTGGTTTCGCCAGCATATACCAGTCAAATCGACTCTGTTTCAGGAATCCGAGAGGGTGAACGAAGAGGAGTTAGATTTTATGCAAAGTCAGGCTTGGTATATGATGCAGACATTAATGCTGCAGTTAACATCGCTCGAAGGAGCAAACACCCCATCTCGCAAGGAAGCTTGCTTGACGGGCAGGGCGTTGTCAATCGCCCAATCGCATGTCAGCCCAAGACGACCATCACGGTCTGATTGGCATTGCAAGCCCATTCATCGCCTTGGCGTGGATGGGTAATTGACACCTACATTCTACTAAGGTACTTAAGTGCTCTTTTCCCTTTTCAACTCGTGGCTTTACAGGCCATGGTGTCTATGAATATTGCACCACCCTCCCGACATTTGACTGTCGTTGCTCTTAAATATCGTTCATCTGCTCTTCGATAATCTTACGAACATCTTCAGCAGTTGGTTTCTTATAAATTGGCCAAGAACACATTGAGCAGCTACAAACTTTCCCTGTGTGTCTCATCCAGATTCCAGATTCTCCAGACTGGACTTCTTTCCAGTAATCAGCCCAACAAAGATTATCATTGTTTATACTATAAGACCAGCTCCAGTCATAATAATTTCTGGCTCTTCTCTTTAGATGAACCTCTTTTTTGTACCTACGGTACGCTCTTTTCATGTTTTTCATTTCTTACATTGTTATAGCTTGGTGTGCTTGAGTTGAGCACCAAGCTCATTACCTGTAAGAAATCTCTATTACTTTTTTCATTTTTATATTTTTTCAGCAAAACACAATACGTTTTCCTTATCTTTTCTTGATTTGTCTCCTTTTTCGTTGTCGAATCTAAAACCATTTCTGCTACTATACCACCAATCGACAATAGTATTAGATTTGTAGGCTTTGCTAAAAATAACACATTTGCCCTGCCACTTATCTTCTACATATTCCCAAAATTCTACTGGAGAAACAAGTTTATACATTTCACCACTATACTTAATAACAGAATCTTCACCATCCTTGTCAGACTTAACAGCATCAAAAAACACTTGACGCTCCTTGTAGAACACCTTCTTTTCTTTAAATGTCTTATCTTTCCAACTCATATTATTTTATCTTGTCCTCTACGTATTTGCTTTGTTCTTCTTCAGATAGGTCAGAAAAAAACTGAACCGCTATTGCCTTACCTTCAAGGATAAGTTTAGCCATTTTCTTTCTATCAGCTTTGGTTGTATATTCTTTATCATAATTTAAAGGTTTAGCTATTTGATAGCCTCTCAACATTTCGCCTTTAACATCAATTGTAAATTCACATTGATTTTCTGTTAAATCACCAATGTCATCAATTAAAATCGCCTTCATAATACTTTTATTTTAAAAATTGTGACCCGTCCAGGATTCGAACCTGGGACCGCAAGTTTAGAAAACTTGTGCTCTATCCAACTGAGCTAACGGGCCGTCAAAATGACAATAAGATTGTTGGGTTTCCTATCTACGACTTCCACGTAGTTACAACGTACCACCCCTGTTTCCTAATGTCACTTTTTCCTTACTATCAGTTTTTCGGTCACAGAGCAAAAGCATGTCTTAAGTTACTTTTACTCCCCCTCAGTCTTATGTAAGTTAGACTGATATTTTAAATGTCAAAAAAGACAAGAAGTGTATGGCATAACATAAATAAAAATAGGCTTCCTCAACTCCTATTAATACACTTCTTATCTATCGTGAATGTAACAAGAGTCGAACTTGCAACACTCCCCAACGGTTGTCGGGGCGCTTACCAATAAGCTTTACACCCAGGTCCCAGTTTATCGTACTGGGGAACCAACATTAGACTGCAGACCTTAGTGTTGACAACGGGCAAGATTTAATTGAGTTCTCATTTGTGCTGCTATCCTGCCAGAAACGCACACGCTTTTTACATATTCGAAGCCCTTAATTGTTCTTCGTGAGTTTCTTTATTATTTTCTGCTATTAAAGTTGCAAGTTTCTTAGATTTTGCTTCGCATATGTCTACAAAAAAATCTTCATTGCTATCCCATGCTTCACCCTTAACTTTATTCATTATCAAATGAATTGATGCATGTCTAAATATTGGATAAAATATTTCCCAATCAATATTGGCAATTTTCTCAACCTGCCACTTAATCCACTCTTCTTTCAAAAGTTCTTCATAAATAGTTTCCTCCTTGTTGGCCATATGTTTTCTAACAGCTCTTGCTCTAATTATCTCTCTTTCTTGTGAAGACATTTGCTTTTCCACTTCAAGGTCAATGTTAACTAAATCACAACCTTCAAGTTCAAATTTCATCCTGCACCCACAATATTCATCATAAGTGTATTGGTCATCAACAAAATTGCTTAACAAAATATTAAGCAAACCCATTTCTTTCTTAACAGACGCAGAGTGGTCAATGAAGTTTGTTTCAAGGTTGTTTTTAATATCTTCTTTTAAGTTTTCTATATCTGACATACTAATGTTATACGTTTATTTTTTACTAATGTTCTACTCTTGCAAGCTTTTTATAGCCTTAAGTATTTTTTTGTTTGCAGAACTAATTTGACACTTAAGGTTTGGAAAGTTATTATTGCTTATTATCATATCAGCATGACTGCATCTAACTTCTTCGGAAACCTGATTATTCATCCTATCAATTACATCTTGTCTTGTACAATTGTCACGAGCCATAACTCTTTCAATTCTAACAGAATCTTCAGCTGTCACTACAACGATATAATCAAATTTATGATGAATATCAAGTTCTATTGCAATTGCAGCTTCCTCAATCACATATTCTGAATCTTTTAATATAGTTTCCTGGACCTCACACCAGTCTTCAAAAGCTTCTCCAACAGCTGGATGAACAATTTCATTTAGTATATCCAACTTATCTTTATCATTAAATACAATACTGGCAAGCTTCTTTCTATCTAATTCCTCTTTAACAGAAACTTTCTTTTTGTCATACTTCTTAACGTATATATCATCTCCAAAGTACTTTTTGACATTCATCATTATAAACGGATTTGTATCCATCAAACTTCTGGCTGCCTCATCAGAATAGAACACTGGCACTCCAAGTTCTTCAAACAATTTGCAGGCCGTTGTTTTTCCTGACCCAATAGAACCCGTAACTAACACTCTAAACAATTTACTCATATTTATACTTCCATTTAAAACCACAAGATGTTTTATTAACATCTCTACAACACTTGCTAATAGCTGCATAGGTCACTCCCATGAAATCAGCCGCTTCTTTACATCCAACAAATTCGTTAATAACTTTTTCATTTGAATTTATCTGTTGAACTATTTTTGAGGATTTTTTTCCTCCAATTTTATAGCCTTTTTTACCTTTATTCCAAGATTCATCACCTTTTTTAAGTCTACTTTTTTTACCATTCTCTAAAAAAATCTCAATATTACCTGGCAATTTTCCCCCTCTTGTTTCAGACATTTTTTCCTTAGTCTTATTACTATGCTTTTTTCCTAAGTTACATTGCCTTAAATGTTCTTTAGCTTCTTCGCTCATACTCTTTCCTTTGTTCCAAGAAACATTGCCTTTTTTAAAAGAAGTTTTATTTGCAAACGTACAGCCATCTCCGCCATTAGTGTTGTTTGTCAATTTAAAACCCCATGTTTTAAATTGACAAATCCAATAAGACTCCCAAAATGACCAATCTTCAACAAGAACTTCATCTATAACTTCTAAAATTGGTTTTTTATTTTCATTTAATAATTTATTAATCCAATTAACTTTATGTGTTTTCTTTTTACTCTTAGAGCAATGTTTATAATATCTTCTCTTTGGGTTATTTGATTTACCAACATATCTAACAAAGTTTGTGTCTGGGTCAATTAAAACGTAAATAAATGTTGTATTCATGATAGTGTTTTATCATAAATACACAGAAATTTATTTTACTCCAGCCCACTTCCAATTCCTCCAGTTACAAGTACTTTATACATAATCAATATTTAAAATGGAAAATCATTTACTTCAGCTAAATCCCTTGCTTCCTCTACTCTTTTTCCTTGAACTAAATCTTCAAGTATTGCAGCTCCTTTTTGGATTATTTCTCTCTTTGTTTCTTTCATACCTTCAACTTCATGAGTTCTAAATCTTATTGGGCTTTTTTCCAAAGGAAGAATGTCATATCTCTCACACATTAACTCAAGGCTTTTCTTTATTGCTTCAGGAGCATCATAGTTAAATTTCCCCTTAAGTTGCGCAATTTTGAATTCGTACTCAGAAGGGTCATCAACATTTTTTGCTTTCTCTTCTGCAACTTGCTCTTCTTTAGTCATAAACCATTTTGGAAGAGCTTCTTCATCCTCTTCTTTTTTCTTTTTGGTTGCATTAATTTGAAGCGTGTATCTTTCGTCATTAAACAAAAGACTGTAAATAGCGCAGTATCCTGTGTTTATGTTACTCTTGTAACCATGAACACAATGATGAAGCATTTCGCTTTCGTGGTCCAGTCTACGAGCTGTTTTTATCTTCTCAACTTCCATCTCTGGAGTAGATTTAATGTTTGGATATATTTTAGCAACCTTTAACTTACCACCACCCTCTTTCTTCTTTAAAATATCTCTACTTATTTTATCGTGTTTTTTCTTAATGGTAACGTAAGAGCTCATATTCAAATTTATCTCTTCCCCTTCTTCTTCAGCCATGTTGAAGTAATCAATCAAAATGGTTCTCTCACATCTATTGTCCTTGCATAGAAAATAATAATACAGCAACAACTTACTCTCTTCTCCATTAGTAAGAAGGTGCTTGATTTGACTGCTATTTTCTTTTATGAAATTGGTAATTGAGTGAATTTTATTTGGATTAATTAACCTATAAAGCTTAATTACTTGATTTACAGACATAAATTTAAACAAAACTTTAGCTGGCATCAAACCACATTCAAAATTTACAGCTTCAGAAATAGAACTGGCTTTTCTTGAGTTTTTATTTTGAATTGATATGGTTTCAACTTCTTTTAAATTTTCAACCCAACCTTGTCCACCAAGCATTGTGCTCATCAAAACTCTTACTTCATTTTCTTTTATAAATGAATTAATTACAAATGAATGCCAATTTTTAAGAGACAGCCATCTCTTACCACCAATGAGGACATAGTTTTTGGTATTTACTTTAAATGCTATTTGTTTTTTTGCAATAACCAAAATTCTATCTATCTTAGAATTGTGAGGAGCTCTAATGCTTGTGTCGTGGTCATACATCTCCAATGAATCATAAGTTTTTGAATACCTTAAAACTCTATTGTCATGAGAGCCATATACAAACCCTTTGTGATTTGACCTTGGGATTAGCTTGTTTATTTTTTCATCTTTTACATCAGGAACAAGCATGCAAGGCAAAGTGCCATGTTTAATTACATAATCTTTGATGCACTTAAACTCTTCTCTGGATACAGTGTCTCCATTATAAAAATAACTCTCTCTAACCCAGTAGATAAAGTGTTCAGTTTCAAAGTGAGAATTTGGTTTAAAATTCTTTAAAATTTCATCAATTATTTTTTGCTTTTCCTTTGTCATACGTAAGTTCTTCCTGGTTTATCAATTGAGTCTTTAAGGTTTTTCTCATTATTAGTCTGAGTTTTCTTAAGAACCTTTCTATACTCATTCTCTATCATTTTGAATCTTTCGTTCATTCTGTTGATATAAACAATGGCAGCATATTTATTGAGTTCATCAATAGTTTTCTGCTTTAAAATCCACATGCAATATCTGGTAACATTATAAATCTGATGGATGGTCTTGAAATCCTCTGGAGATTTATTCACATAACTCCCCTTAGCAAAAACAAGCTTTCTTTTAGAATTAACATTAAAATAGTCGCAATGATATATGTCTACACCTTCTAAATCTTGTATCATGTTAATCAGTTTTGTTCCCGTCTCGCTTGTCAATTAATTTTTTAAGCTTTGCAGCTTTCTCGTAATCCTCAGAATCATGAGCCTCTTGTAGCTGCTCTTCAAGATAAATTTTAGAACCTTCTGACAATGCAATTATCACATTATCAACCTCATCTTGACTGCTTATTCCAGTTGGCTCTGCTTTAGGGTATAGAACATCCCAGAAAGTAATATTATCATCTTCCTGCAGGTTCTCATCAATCATCGCATCAATTTCTCCAGTTACAGTTTCCCAATTTTTAGTATTCTCTTCCATGGTGCCTTCTTCAATCCACTTCTCCATCTGCTCATTTTGCTTTACCAAATCTTTTCTTTGAGCATCTCTTTCTTCTGGCTTACCATAGAAACTTATTTCACGCAAAATAGATGAAATTACTTGATAGGATGTTACTGGCTTGTAACTCGCTTTAATTATAGCATCCAATTCGTCTTCATAAGTTTTTGAATTGTGGACTTCAAATGAATTGTCTATGAATAGTAAATTGTTCTTTATTTCTCCCAGAGAAGAAAAAGCAATAGAAATTCCATATTCTTCCTTATCAATATCTTTATTGATTCTTCCAAATGCATCAAAAGAAAGGTAATCTATAAAATCAACATCACCATTGTATTCATATACATCACAAATCCAGGAAAGCCTAAGTCTGTATTCTTGATTTTCAAAAACAACATCAATATCCCTCTCATAGTCACTTATGAAATCTTCAATAACATTACCTCTAAGCTCAGATGCGAAAAGTATGTTAAAAAAATCTTTGTGAAATATAATCAAATCAAACAGTCTGCCGAAAGTTAAATCCTCTCCAAGCTCAATATCCTCCCCAAGACTAAATAGTACATCATCAACACCAATCTCTTTGACTGTATCTGAATCTGGCTTAGTACTTTTTAATGTAAATGGGGAACGATAGATTTTATCTTTAGTTATCGTTATCATTTATTTGTCTTTAAACTTATCTCTTAATTTCTGAAGTGCGTCAAGGTCACCAAGTGTGCTCTTTTTTGAACCAGTGGACTGGTACGACTTCGGCTTTGATTTTCTTTTCTTAACCGCAATTCCAGGATGGAAAGGGTTCTTTGTCATCTGGTTAAGCAACCAGATAATATCTTTATCTCCAGCGAGATATTTATTCATTACCCAACCTACAAAGGCAAGATAAGATTCTTGAGACATATAAGTCTTGGTGTTTTTTCCCTGAAGCGCCAGCGTCTTTCCGTTAAGAAGTTGACTCATAGGTGTTGGGCTTGCAAAAAACCCTCTTTCAGCATCAAAAGACCTTAAGAAGTCATCAAGATTCATTTTGAAGGAGTCTGTGTTGTTTGCTGCAATTACAGCTTCAACAGTCATCAGTTTGTCATGTGTGAATACGCAATGAACTCTTGGCTTTTTCTTTCCAACTTCTTTAGCTGGCTCAGACTGAGCTACTCCTACGCTTTTAAATGGTAGATATGACCTAATTAGATGTGAAAAGAAAGCTTTGTTCTTTTGCTTTCCGCTTTCGTCTTTAAGATTATACATCTGTTCAATCTTGTCAACTATGTTTGTCTTTTTCTCTTCCATTTTTATTTTAAATTATAATAAGTAAAGCAACGAACTGGAGCAACAAACTTACAAAAATTATTGCACCCATCAAAGAAATTTTTCTTAAAAAATAACCACCTACTCCATTTTTTTCAACCAAAACTTGAATGTCGCTACCGAAAATACCTCTATCAATTAGGATGTAACTAAATAGAGATAATAAAACAACAATCACCATTGAAGGTGGTTGGTAATCAATTTCATTCAATAAACTTGGGTCTTCTTTGAACCCTTCTGGAAGTTGAGAAAAAATAGTAAAAACAGAATCAAATTCTGAACCTTGTCGGTAGATTCTCCCTTTAAGTTGTGTGTATTCAGAATCAGTCCAAGGAAGTGTGATGCAAATCATTTTATTTTTTTGTTCTTTTGCCATCTGTACTTATACGAAATAAAAATTAAAATGTTTTAAAAAGGAAGGTCTTCTTGTAAAATAAATGAAATTTTACCTTCAGTTTCTTTTTCCTCCAGCTCATAATAACTCCTTCCTGTTGAGAAGCTTTTGAACACTTTGTACCATGCAGATTCTTTTACATTCAAATAAGGCCAGTTTTTGTTACTCTTGCACCAAAACATTGCAGTATTAACAAAATCTCTAAAAGAAAGAACGTGAAGTTTTTCTCCAAGAGCATTTTCAAAAACTACAGCTTCATCGGTCTCACAAATATATAAATACGCAGAACCTTCATACAGCCCTTCAATAGTATAAACACCAGGCTTTGACTCTTTGATTTGAATTCCTGCCTCGTTACATTCTGCAGCTATTTTTTCTAAAATTACATCCATTAGTCTCTATTAAATATGAAGTCATCGACTCCTTGATTTGCGAAGTAAAGATAGTGCCTTTCTTCCAAACCTAAAAATTTTATTACCTTAAATTCAAAATCAATTTCATAACTGTCTATCACATAACCTTCTCCTTCAAGCTTACTTCGATGATATTCAACGTATTGCTTAAATTTATCAGCAGAAACAATTGCGTGTATTTTTCCTCCACCACACCCTATTTTATAGAATGTCCATAAATTTGATTCTCCATCCTCTTTGTAGAATTCAACTTCTATACCACGCTCCTTATACATCTCCATGGCAATTTTTTGACCTTCACCATATCTTGGATGGTCCCAATCTGGCTCTGGAGCAACAACTCTCTTAAATCCTTTTGTCGTAATCTCACCTGCGCAAATAGAACAGGTAAAGAACGTGCAGTAAAGCGTCATCCCTTTAAGCGGTATGTCAGCTTCAAGAATACAATTTCTTTCTGCGTGAATCGTCCAATGATGTTTCTCTGGCGATTCATGTCTGCAAGCAATATCATCATTCACTCCTCTTGGAAAACCGTTGAAGCCTACGCTTACAATTTTCTTTTCATCATCAACAATTACAGCGCCAACGCCAGTTCCTTTATCTTTTGACCAGGTGGCTGCCATCTTGGCCAGGTCCATAAAACGCTTGTCCCACTTATTCATACTAAATTTTTTTCAATTTATCTACATCGTAAGAAACATCTATAATGGCATTTATAATACCAGGCATTTCAAATTCATTTTCACATTTTTCACAATAAAAGTACAAAGCCTTTCTTTTTCATCATCAAGAGACCAAGATTGGGTTTTTATAGCAGACATGTTAGATAAATTGGATATTAAATATAAAATTAGAACTCTAACAGATGATAGAGGAGAGTCATCTCAAGTTAATTTTTTCAACAAATATGACATCATTAAATTCTTTAAATATATCAATAAAACAAATGATTATGATAAAATTGGTTTAAAAAGAAAATATGATAAATTTATACTTTTAAATCAATATGTTTAATTTCTTTTATGATTTAATAATATCATTATCTCTCTTTTCCAAAAACTTATGATTATTAATGTGTTCTTCTCGCTCTTTTAATACAGCTCCAACATCCATATTCATAACTTTGTCTATAACTTCTCCAGGAACTCTAAATTCCTCAAATTCACCATCTTTTTTAACAAGTACAACAACTGCTCCAAAAAAGTTTATGTTTTCATATTTAGTCCCCTCCAGCATTTTTAAAAGCAATTTTCCATAAAGAGGTAGTTGAACATAATAATGCCCAAGTGCTGTATCCCAATGATTTTCAAAAGGAGGTAACATTAACTTAGTCCACCTTCTAACTTCAAAATTTTCAGGTTTATTAGATTTCCAATCTGTAATTACAATTCCGATGTTCCCATCCTTATCAATCATAAGCCAAACTTTATCTGGCTGACCAGTGTATCCAAACTCAGCACTACCAAGAACCATCTCAGTATCAAGAAGAACTGCTCCTCTCTCATGCATAAGGTCAAGAAAATCTCTTCCAGATTGAATCATTGCATCCCCATCGCTTATTTGGTCTTCGTCACATTCAAATATTGGAAGTCTGACTTCTTTGTAGCTCCCGTATTGGTCAACAAGCTCTTGCTCCAGTATGAAATGGACTCTTGAGCCCTTATTGGTTGCGTAGCTTCCTTTTTCAGACCACTCGGTAAGCAATTCTTTCTCTTTCTGCTTATCTTCGCCACATTGTTTAAATGTCCCAGTCTTGGTGGAATCGAATACATGATAAAAAGACTTAAGTACAGTTGATACTGATGGAAACTTAGTTGTTATATCTCCTTTTAAATCTTTGATATAATAAGTATGCGTATCTTCAACAAAGGTCAAGGACATTTCCTTTTGCTTCTTGTCGATAACATCTCTTATCTCTTTTGCTATTTCTTTTAAATCTACCATTATAATGTTTCGTCAAGTTCACCCCAACCTACCATAATAGTTATAGGCTTTGCTTGATTTTTTGATGTAAGTTTATATTCTTTTGTGCTATGATTAACCTCCATTACTTTGAATAGCATTGCAGTATCTGTCACTCTATGACTAATCTCTTCTCCTGGGCCATATTCTGGTGCCAACACTTCAACTTTTTGTGGAGTTAGTATTGGCTCTTTTAATTTTCCTTCAATATTATCAAGCTTTCTTTCGATTTCTTCCATATAATATTCAGCATCAATTTTCCCCTTATTGATGTCATCTATTTTATCATAGATTTTGTTGTAAATTTCTCTTTCAGTTTCAAGAATAAACTTCTCTCTTTCTGATAATTTAGATAGTGTTTCCATTATTGTATTATTTTTTTTACTTTTTCTAATTTTTCTTCACCTATAAGCTTGTTCATAACACTCCAGAATAACTTATCATTTTTTGCAAGACTATCTGATAACCTGAATATAGGAGCGCTCGATTGGATTCCTTTTAAAGGAATGTCGTAAGCATATTGAAGCATAAACTTTTTACTAATCAAAACTGCTTCTGGACTTTCGTTAAGAAGAGTATCGTAATCTTCAGACTCTTCAACAAGAGCAAGAGCGCTTGGATAAAAATCTTTTAAAAGAGATTTATAAAGACTATCTCCAATTGCTGTTGTAGCTTTACCAAACCCTTTTGTTAGAGCTTCAATTCTCGCTGCTCTATTAATCACTGTTCCAACGTAAGTGTTCAAGTAACCCTTTCCTACTTTCCAAACACTACCAGAGTCAGCTCCAATTCCAAAAGAAACGTGAGTACCTGGATTGTCGTTCACAAACTTTTCACACAACGTATTTAAAGCCTTGTGTGCAGCCAATATATAAGCGTATCCCTTTTGGTCGTGGTCATCCTTGTCTAAGAAAATAGCCAATATACCATCTCCAATAGAATGCATCCACACTTTATCAGATATAGTCGTTGCCAGAGAATTTAGAGTGAAGTAATACTTCTCTATAAACACCAGAAACTTCTCATCATCTGCATGTTGAAAATCCTTAAACGTCTTCGAGAAGTTTCTAAGGTCTGTAATCACAGACGTAGCATGTCTCTTATTTTTCTCTAAATCACTCATCCTATGTGTCCATCAAACTGTTTATATTCTTCAAGAGTAAGTTGTTGCCAACTAATTACCTCATAGTGCTCACGGCTCTTGTATCCTTTATTTTCTATGTATTTTCCATACTTTTCATTGCAATCCATCTGCCACTGCAAAGGGTGTATATCTGTTAAGCATTGATTGTTGCCATCTATGCATCCAGTAGAAACCCACCCTTCAGTTACTCCTGCGTTTCTCCATCCGTATTTTTTACAGTTGTAATATACGAAATAGTATTTAGGTTCCTTGTTCATCACTCATTTTTTTAACAATCATTTCTACCTTTTCCTTTTTATCTATAATGTGATTGCACTCCTTGATTACTGCAAGATAGTCTTTGTACATATCCAAAAACATCTCAACATTTTCATTCACCATATCTCCAGATAATCTGTACTTAAGTTCGTCCTCGGTGTCCTCATATGATATTCTAATATCAGTCATGACATCAACCAGAGCAACAACTCTCTCTTCAATAGTCATTGTATTGAATATGCTCGCAACACCGCTTGGGTTGTTTCTTATTGAGTAGATATACTTCATTCTTCAAGTGCTTTTTTAATATCTTCTAAAAAATCATACAATTCTTTATCAGCATGCATGCCAACATCAATTTTATGATTAAGCTCTTCTGAAAGCTTAAACCTCTCAACGCTTATCGCATAATGCTCGAATAAACCATTAAAGTATTCCTGTCGATACTCACCATCATTTTCATGTATTGTTCTAATAAGCTCTCCATCTTGGTCGAAGAATGCGTCACAATAAGGAACGCTTACAATAAACATTTTTTTATTAGCCATTTTCTTTACTTTTTTTCTTTTATGCTTACCTCCAACCACTTCAACGACAACTCCATAAACAGCTTTTGTCCATCCATTTACATACCCTTGATTGTTTGAAATCTGACAACCACGCTTATCATCTTTTGCAGTAACAAGGTGAGTGTACCAATTTCCTTTAACTTTGCAGTATGCAATATCTCCAACCTGAACGCTATCGCATGTAGCAGGAGCAAGCATATGTTCTTGGCCAGACTTAATAAGAGGAACCATAGAGTTACCTTTCTCGCTCGTCAAGAAAGATTCTCCACTTTGTAGTCGTTCTAATTTGTAATTTCTTGCCATTGTTTTTATCTCTCGATGCAAATGTATAGCAAATATTTCAATTAAAAAAATTTTGTTCTTATGATTTATTTAGACTATATTTACACACAGATAATTGACAACATGAACGACAGCAAGAAAGAGAAAGTAACAGGAATTATAGATAAGATAATTTTTCACAATCAAGATAATGGATACTATATACTAAGCGTATCTCTTCCAAATGATGAAGATGTAACCATTACAGCAAGCCACCCAAGTCTTCACGAAGGTGTAACTTATGAATTTGAAGGTGGATGGATTGAGCATGCTCGTTTTGGAAAACAGATGAACTCTAAAGCTGTATATGAAGTTCCACCAAACACTAAAGAAGGCCTTAAGGCATATCTTGCGTCAAGTTTCTTTCCAGGAATTGGTCCAGTTATCGCAAATCGAATAATCAAGCATTTTAAAAATGATGATGTCATAAGAGTGTTTAACGAAGACATCGAACTGCTTCTTGATGTTCCTGGAGTTTCTAAAAAGAAGTTAGAAGCAATCAAGGAGTCATGGGAGGCAAACAACGAAATAAATGAAATAATGATGTTCCTTCAGCAATTTGGTATTACCACTGTATATGCTGCAAAGATTTATAAGCATTATGGAAAAGGTTGTGTTGCTCAAATCAAAGAGAGACCTTATGAGATTGCAAGAGATATTAAAGGAATAGGATTCAAGTATGCAGATAAAATTGCTCTTGAAGTTGGTGTTGAGCCTGATAGCGAAGAGAGAATAAAAGCCTGCATTATGCACATCCTTGAATCTGGTAGTCTTGATGGTCATTGCTATTTATTAAGAGAGCAAATTACTATTAAGTCAACCGAATTACTTGGAGTTGACATTAGACCCCAAGTTGAGAACATCTTAAAGTATATGATTCAAGAAAAAGATATTTTAACAATATATCTTGATGATGAAGAAAACGAAACAAGGTACTATTCTAAAAAGCTTTATTATAATGAAAAAAAATGTGCCAACAGAATTGGAGAACTTTTATTAAATCACAAAAACATTGAAATATCTGAAACAATAATTGAAACTGGCAAATTAAGTAATGAACAAAAAGAATCAGTTTTTGGAGTTATATCTAAAGGGGTTTCAATATTAACTGGAGGCCCTGGTTGTGGAAAAACATATACAACAAAAACTATTGTTGAAGTATTGTTGAAATTAGGTAAAAACTTAGCGGTTTGTGCTCCTACAGGAAAAGCTGCATTACGTAGCACATCAGTTATTGGATTTGAAGCTTCAACTATTCATAGACTTCTTGGTTGGGACCCAGAGAGTTTTGGATTTATGCATAATGAAAATAATCCATTACCATTTGATTTTATAATAACAGAAGAAGCTTCGATGATTGATATAAATTTAATGTCATCATTTTTAAAAGCAATACCTGACGAATGTCAGATATTATTTGTTGGAGACCACAATCAATTACCCCCTGTAAATGCTGGAGCACCATTTAGAGATATGATAGAAAGCGAAATTGTTCCAACATTTAAACTTACTGAAATTTTTAGACAAGCTAAAAACTCTGAAATCATAACTTCAGCACATGATATAAATAATGGAATAATGCCTGTAATCAAAAATCCTTTAATAAATCCAGAGATTTGGAAAGATGGAACAGATTGTATGTTTATTGACTCTGGAGTTGGTGAATATGGAAGGCCGAATAGTGAATATCCAGAGCGGTCTTCTCTTAGATATGGTATGGATGTGGTGGATATGATTAAAAACATTTACACTAAAACTATAAAAAAGTACTATAACACAGATGATATTCAAATATTAATCCCAATGAAAGTATCTGATTTAGGAACTATTAAAATAAACTCAATTATTCAAGAAACAATAAATCCACTAAAAAGAGGAGATGAAGAAATAAAAATAGGTGATAAAAAATTTAGAAAAAACGATAAAGTAATCCATATACAGAATAATTATGACCTTGAGGTTTTTAATGGAGAAATAGGAAAGATAATATTAATTGATTCCATTTCTGGTTTTTGTGAAGTAGAATTTGATGGGGGTAAAATAATTAAATATAAAAAATCAAATATGATTGAACTTGAACTTTCGTTTGCCGTTTCAATACATAAATACCAAGGCAGTGAATGTTCTTGCATAATATTACCAATAATGCCAACATACAACAGAATGCTTGAGAGAACTTTAATCTATACTGGAATCACTCGTGCAAAAAAATTGTGTATTTTTATTGGCAAAAGAGAATCGTTGCAAAAAGCTGTTAATACAGTTAATTCATCTAAAAGACAAACTTCTCTTAAAGAACTTTTAATTGAGTCTGATATGGTAAATTCACTTATCCCTTAATGTTCTATATTTATAAAACTCTTGTGATTCTAATTGTTTAAAATTTAATAAATTTAAAACTATTTCAGGAGAATTGTTATACAAATCCACAAAATAAATCTCTTTATCAATTTTCCATAAAATTATTAATCCAATATTATTTTCTTTACAATATTTTTCTTTTATTTTATCTCTTTTCTGTGTCTCTTTTAATTTTTCGATTCCACCGAAATATTCAACAGATTCAAAATGTTGATTTCCATGATATTCTATACACACATTTTGTTTTGGCAAATAAAAATCAAATTTTAAATGCAAAATATATTTACAATCATTAAATTTTTTCTCACCTTCCAACTTTACCATGTTTTCTTTTAAAATTTTATAAATCATTTTTTCTCCATTTGAAAACTTGCACTTAGGACACCCATCGCCTCTTTTATGTGCGTTAGGGGTTTGCTTAAAATCACCATGATTTGAACATATGATAGATACTTTTTTCATACAATTATCATAATTAACTTTTGAGTAATCATATTTATCTCCATGAACTAATTTAGAATCAGATATAAACTCTTTCAATGTCAATCTTGATTTATTTGCATTTAATTTAATTCCACACTTTATACAACCATATTTTAAATGATTTTTAGGAGTTTGTTTAAACTCTCCATGTTCTGGACAAATAATTTTTACTGCTTTTAAAGAATTGTTGTATTGAACTAGAGAGTAATCGTATTTATTTGTATGTATATTCCTCACCTTTTTAATAAATTCTTCAGTCGTTATATTTTTGTTAACACATTTTGGACACCCCTGTCCTCTAAAATGTTTTTCTGCAGATTGTTCAAAAATACCATGTTCTGAACAAATAATTTCAACCTTCAATTTACTCCCTAAATATTCAACAAGTGAATAATCATATTTGTATTCATGAATTTTATTTGACCTTTCTGTAAACTCTTCTGTTGTTAGTTTTACTGACATCTTAAACTCCTTTTTCTAAAGACTCTCTAATAACCTCTGATACTTTAACTATTCTCTTTTCTTCATTACTACGCTTAATAGCCTTTTCTACGTATTTCTGGTATAACTCATAACTCAGTCTAACGCTCAAGTGTTTATCAATTGTTTTTTTCATTGTAATATTGTATATTTGTGTTACAATTATAAATAGTAATAAAAATAAAAATCATATATGAATAGAAAACCACTTGGATATTGGACAAAAGAATTATATCATGAAACAGCTCTAAAGTGTGATTCAAGAAGTGAGTTTCAAAAAAAATATAGTGGAGCTTATCAAGCTGCTTATAGCAATGGTTGGCTCGATGAAATTTGTCCCCATATGAGACGATACAAACCTGCGTTATCATTCCAATCATGACTCAATACTCAAGAATGCTTTATAGAAATTTATTGTACACAGGACTTACAAGAGCAAAGAAGTTGGCTGTATTTGTTGGACAACGTAAGGCGTTTAATATGGCGATTGATAATGTTGACCCAAGAGCAAGACAAACCTCCTTAAAAGAGCTGTTAATTGAGACTGGGATTATAAAAAAAGGAGTTAATCTTTTACGACAACTCCTTCTTTAATATCTTTAATGTACTGTTCCTTTGTGCCTTCAAGTTCATTATATTCCTCTTCTGATACAAAATCGCAATCTACAAATTCAAGCTCAATCTTTTTTAATATCGCCTGCCTGGCTTTCATCTTAGCGAAAAAAGCTGCCCTGGCTGGTATAAACATCTCATACTCTTTATGACTCTCTTGTGGGTTTAAAGGGTCGTTAACCTTTATAGTAAACTTTACAAAGTACATCCTGTTCTTTAAAGCTCTCTCTTTACGAACTTTCTTTTTCTTATATGTACCAAGCTTCCACTTCCTAAAGAGGTCGAAGAATTTTAAAATAAACTTAGGTAAATTTGAAGGTTCGTTTTTTGTCATTTGTTATTTTGCTAAAAAACCTTCAAAATTAGATTTTATATTATTTAATTGAGCACTGTCTTTTATGTAATCAAGAACCTCACCGTCTTCAATGTTGTATGGTATTGCAAACAAGTCAAAAACTCCATCTTCAAATGAAAATATTGCAACATAATCATTATTAATGTCTCCACCTTTAGGGAAATCAAGAGATAAATACACTCTTTTAGCGCCATTGTTTTTGTATTCTGCAAACCTCCTATAACAAGAAGCAACATCACCACCTAATGCTAATGCGTTTATTTCAAACTTATTATCTTTTGTTTCTACAAAAAGTTGAAATGGGTAATGACCATAACAATTGCTATTTTCAATGAAATCTATTTTCACCATTGATTCTACAAATTCTTCTACTGTATTCATTTTTATAAATTTAATTTTTAAACAAAATTTGCTCCTCCTTTATAGAAAATATAATGAGATTTACAAGGTAATTGATAATTCCCAACACTTGGTTGCATACTTATATTATCATTTGAATCTAATTGGTAACTCCACTCTCCTTTTCCCAATGGCATAACCGTCTTACTACCGCATCCACACATACATTTATGAATAGATACGCTGTAAATGTCAGAAATGTAAATTACATTATCTTCAAATTCATTAAAATCAGGCATGGTTTCCACTTTTTTATATGTTACCTCTATCCTGTTTTTAGTTTTTTTCATTTATTCTTTATAAATTCAATTAAAGCTTTTTTGCTTAGTATGATTGTATCTTCAAGTGATGCTGCTAAAAGATTGTCGGGAGTATTTTCTTGCAAATATCCAAGGCCAGTTACAAGCCACATGGCTCCATCATCAACTTTTACTTCCGCAGCGTTTCCACCTTGTGTTTTTTTTAATGTTCCAATAAGCTTGTGTACGTTTTCGTCTAAGACCAAATTGTCATATTGCAAGCCTTCAAGTTCTTTGTCTTTCATAATTTCTCTTTGCAAAAAAATACAAAGAAAAATTATGAAAGTAAAGAACTTATCCCATTATACGAAAAAAAAATAAAAATGTTTTATTCTACTCCTAAATCATTTCTCTCTCTATCGAAAAAGTAGTCTCTCGCAACCTGTGAGATGTATTTATTAATCTCCTTTGGCTCAAGTCCAGCGTCAGCAATAACATCAAGCTCTTCCTTCATAACGTCATTAATTACCATTCTAAGGTAATCACCAAGCTTCGCTCTGTCAACATGCCCTCCGTTGATTAAATCAAATGTTTCTGAAAGCATTTGTTCTAAACGCCAATTTGGAGTAACCTTATTTACAGTCTCATGAATTTTATTAAGCTTCTCATTATCAACAACCTTAAGTGTTTTTACTTTTGACGCACCAGCATGCTTTTCACCTTTGGATTTAAAAATATGTCTTGACCCATCTTCCATTAGACAGGAAAAGACAATCCCTTCACCAATCCCTATTTCTTCAAATTCTTTTGCAACAGGACATTCATTTTCAACTTCAAGAGTCATATTAATTATATCATTCTGCACAATATCTGGTCTATTGAAGTCAATATCCACTTCGTAGGTCTTGAAGTCTTCAATATTATAAATTTTATTTTCTGGTGAACTTAAATTTTTCATGTTTATTTTATTTTGTTTTTTTACAATACCAGCCAGTATATTTTAACAAGCCTTTTTTTTCTAACCTTTTTTTGTTTGACCCTAAATTATTATAAATAGGCTCTCCTTTTTCTCTATATGACTTCTTAAACGCTCCATATGGTAAGTTATTTTTTTTGCAAAATTCTGTAAAATTTTCATTTAAAATGTGATACTTTTTCACATGATTATTATCATATATAAAATACTCACTTTTATTAAAATTAACCCCCTTTGTATATCCAACTAACTCTCCAGAAACATATCTTTTATCATCTACTCTAACTTTTAAAACATTACCATTTTTATCTCTCACTGTAGCAATTCCAACATTAACTGACATTAGATTGTCGTCATTTGCATATTCTTCTTTACTAACTCTTTTTTTCTCTCCAGTTACATTGTCAATAACACTAACTAATCCATTTTTTTCAAAAGTCCTTGTTAGTTGTCCATTTTTAATTCTTTCATCATCATTATTGACTTGAAATGTATTTCCATCTTTATCAAAAACAGCTATTTTATTTTTTGCAACTCCAAATAAAGAATCATCTTTATCAAAATCTTCTTTTTTTATTTGCCTTCCATTTAAAGAAACATAACCTTTTCTAAAACCTCCATGACCACCTAACTTTAAATTATAAGTATCATCTCTTTTTATAAAATCTTCATTAACAATTTTTGATTCCATCAATTTCATTTCATCTTCACTTTCACAAAAATGTAAAATCCTTTTTTCAAAATTATCAATACCATATTTATTAATAACACGTTTTATATAAAGTCCAGACCCCATATAACCATCATCAATATTTATTGTCTTGTGATACCCAACATAAACCATGTTGTTAATCTTATTTTTTATTTCATAAATTGTGTAAAACATATTCTTTTTATTATAAATATCAATAAAAAACAGAATACTTACACCAGGCCATTAATTAATTTTTGTCACTACCCAATATGAAGATACTTCCTCATTAAATGGATATACTTTAGCATGGCTAAATATAAAAGAGCTTTTCTCTAAATTAGAAATTCCAACATTTTTTTGAATTCCCTTTCCAACCCATTCCATGCATAGCATTATTGTATTTTCTTTTAAATCAATATCATTATGTATAGCAAGAGATTTAATCAAATCTATAAAAACTTCTTTTTTTGATTCTGCGAACCAAGCAAAACCTGCATTGTCATTTGTTTCTAATTTTTTAATTCCCAATATATTTTTTGAAAATTTAGTTTTTTCTCCCTCGTCTTCAACTGTAATATTTGTTTTATCATCAAAAGAAATTTTATATAAAACCTCTGGAACTGGTGTAATTATTTCATTTTTAGATTGATACCATACCCCTGAAATATCATTATAACAAACTGCTGCAAATGTACCATGTAATTTTATGGTTCCTTTAAATTTAAGATTAGGTTTTTTAATAGAAGGGTCATATATTGCCTTTCCATTATCATCAAGCCCAGTAAATCCTGCTCTATCGCAAACGCTTTTTACAACATTTCTATATTGACCTATTGATGCTGCTGATATAAATTTTTTCATAATTTTATTCTTTTATTTGTTGAAAGCCAAAGCTTTGGCTCTGTGTTTCTAATTAATTCATTTAATTCTTCAACCTTGTTTGCAATATCTGGATGGAAGTCTGAAAGAGACTGGTCTTCAGTGCAATACTCTTCATTAAGCTCGTCAATGTTTATTTCAGATATGTGAACTTGCTTTTCGCAATGCATAAGCTCTAATTTTTTGATGTCCACTTCATTTTCTTCACAATATTCAACAACATCTTCCATGTCTGAGAAGAATTTATCATCATGTCTCAAGCACATCATTGACTCTCCATCCCATTCAACTTCTTCTAATTTTAGAAAATTTTCATGAGAAGACTTGGATACGCAGAAGTCACATTTAGTGCGAGTCTTTTTTATAACAGCTCCACAATCACATTTTGTATGAGTGCTATTTGCATACCTTGCTCTTCTTTCTCCTGCTTCACCTTTTCCATGATAAAGCCCGTCTGGACCAGTCCAACCTTCAAGGTTTGTTCTGTACTCTACCAAATTAGGGTCGTCATACATTCTTATTTCATCTTTTACTTCATCCATGGCTTCTTAATTTCGTATTCTCTTCTAATTACTAAAAGCGTATCAAGACAATCTTGAACTGCTTTGTGCGTCACAATCTTTGGAACTCCTGCTCTCTGAAGACAATCTCCAAGCCCTGGAGGGGTGTCATCATTATACCAATCAACATACATACTTGTAGGGTCGATTGTTCTGTGGCGCAAGTTTATATACTGACTCCACTTGGGAATAATGTCAATAAACTTTCTATCGAAAGCATCAAAATTCTTTCCAGCTGGAGTAATCACAAATGGAGCCTGACTATATTTGTTTGCTTCAGATATAGCTTTTTCAAAATCACTCCCTTCAATTTTACCAAAGTGAGGATATAGGAAATCAAAGAAATCTTTAGCTAAATCCTTCAGAGAGATGATTCCATGATGCTTGTCATACGCATCTTGTTCTTCACCTCTTCTGTATGTTTCACGCTTAGCAAGAATTTCAAATATCCTCGCATTCATGTTGATGGCAAATGCTCCTCCAGTGTATTGCTCGTGTCTGATGATTCTATTATACTGAGGAAGGTCTTCCATCGCCAATATATTGTTTGTATCTTCAATTACAGCTCCGAACTCAATTATTTGAAGCTCTTCTACAGTTCCGTTTTTTCCTGGGACTCCAGTTGTTTCTATGTCTATCACAGTATAAATCATGATTTCTAATTTTTAATTATTTTATATTGTCTCTTATGTATTTCTACTTTATCAAGCACAAATTTAGTACTAATTGCTTGAACAAACAAATTAAAAGCATCATCTTTATCAATAACAATAATTTCAACTGGTTTAACATTACCATCAACCCATTGAATCTTTTTCCATTGCTCATTAGAATAAGTCCCATCAGTTTTGGGCATCTCACCTTTACACACTTTCAAAGTGAAGTCACTCTTAATTTCAATAAATCTATCTCCAAAGTCAAAATCTGGAATGTATTGTCCATGAGGTGTTTTAAATTTTTTTCTATTTGGTTTTGGCAAATCAACTCCGTCATTAATTAACCTCTGAAGATATGCTACCTCATAAGAACCAAGAACCTTTCCAGCTTTTGTATTAAAAGTTCTTGACTTACCTATAACTGGAAGTCTATCTTCTTTGTCCCAAGCTTCAATTCCACTTTTAGAAATCTGTTCTTTCGACTTTTTAGAATGTTTCCTTCCAGTAAATCCTTTAGTTGGACCATATACTTCTCTGTTTTTTTTGCAAAGGTCACTCTTGCTAATTTTTGGAACTTTCCATTTATCAAGCCAATATGTTATTGAAAAATCACTTCTATCAAACAGATTTCCTATATATTTTGCCCCCCTATGCTCTTTTGAATAAAGTTGTATGATTTCTTTTTTTTCTTCTGTAGAAGGCTCTCCCTTTCTTTTATAGTAAACTCTCTTTCTAACTTGCAGCCACTTTGGGCAACCACAAGAAAGATAGATGGAGTTATTTATGAAGGGAACATTAATAAAGGAGAAGATTAATCTAAAATTATAATAGAATCTATTTGTTTTCTGGTCATATTGACTCTTGAAACTTGAATTAAAACCTCATCTCCAAGCCTATAGCTATCTCCATTATTAAAATCGTTTATACAATAGTTTTCTTCATCAACAAATAGATTATTGGATTTTAGCCAATCTTCTGAAACCATTGTATCACATCCATTTTCTATTATTTCTATAAAAACACCAAACGAATTTACACTGGAAATAATTCCTTTAAATTTCTCTCCAATTTTACTCTTCAGAAACTCGCACTGCTTGTACTTAATGGATTCTCTCTGTGCTTTAGCAGCTTTTTGTTCTTGTTCACTTAGATGTTCGCACATTTGTGATAATTGTGATTTATTATACATTATATAGGTAAATTTACTTTATTTAACATTTTATTTGAGACATGGGTATATATCTCAGTGGTTTTAGATGATGAGTGACCCGCTATCTTCTGAATAATTCTAAGGTCTGTGCCGCTTTCCAATAGATTTGTGAAAGAAGAATGGCGTAGTGTGTGAATTGAAGAGTTGTTGTCAATATACTTCTTATATATTTTCTGACAACTACCAACTGAATACTGGTCATAATTTTGACCATTAAACAAATAAGTTTTTGGCCTATATTCTTTCCAATAATACCTCAACAACTGCAGCACATAGTTCGATAATGGTACAACCCTATCTTTTCTTCCCTTAGCATTTTTAATATAAATCAACATTCTGATGGAGTCAATATCTTCTATTTTTAAATTAACAACTTCTGATACACGAAGACCAACTGAATACGTTAAAGTCAATATTGCTTTATGTTTTAAATTTTCAATCTTTGATAACTTATCTTTAATCAATTCTCCATCTATAACTTTTGGTAACTTCTTTTCTTTCTTTGGCCTCTTAAAAGATACTTTATCATACTTTTTATTGAGCCCAAACTTATAAAGAAATCTAATTGCGTTAATAACTTGATTTTGTTTTGATATAGAAGTGAAATTATAATTATTAAGATATAACTGAAAATCTTTTGAATTGAGGTGAATTATTCTTTTATCACCGCACCAAGTAATAAATTGCTTGATGTAATGGGTATAAATGTCCTTGGTTCTTTCAGAGTAGTTTAAATATATAAACTTTTGTTCACAAATCTTTACAATTTTTTGATTTAACATCTTATATCAATTTAATAATCAATGATTTATAAAAAGGTGTTTATATATAGTCGTTATGTGGCATTATACCACCACATCTTTTTTGTGATTTTGTGTTTTTTAACTAATTCCTTCGTATGTTCTTTAATATCTTCGTAATCTTTTGAAACTTCATTCAATTTTTCACAAAAAGATACGTAACAATCGTATTCATCATCAATTCTACTTATACTACTTCCCATAATTTAACGCCACATAACAACGTATATAAAACATTGCTTTAGTGGTCTTTTATTTAGTTTATTAATAATTCAAAATTTGTTGTTTATCTGTTAAGTTTCGGTTGGCAACGTTTCATATACAAAACGTTGTGGTGCATTTAGAAAGAAAGTGCTTCACCTGCAACAACACCAGGGTCGCCATATTTACCTTCATCTTCTTCATCAAAGTTTTGTATAATTTGAAGAGCCTTTTTATACTTCATAAGGCGTTCAGTTAATGTCTGTTTTGCAAGTTCAATCCATTCACCATTTGGCGAGTGCTTGCAACATAAAATTCCGTTAATCACTTTTTCTTGATAATACATAGTTAAAAAACGCACCACAACAATGTATAACAGCAATAGCGGGTTGTAGTGCTTAATTTTAACACCATTGCTTCTAATTAATATTCTGTTTAATTCAATCATTTGTGCTTTCTAATCCGCTACTGCGGTTATACTCAGCGTTATAAGTCATTTAGAACTTCAATTCTATGTGGTTCATAATCAATAGGAGTTATATAATACAAACAAGGTATGTTTTTACTCAAACCTCTCATTCCAATCATTACGTCAGAATCATTTTTATAATCTACTTTGTCAGATAAAAAACGACTTATAACATCAGCTATATGTAACACCTTTCCATCTTTATCAAATATTTCTAATTTATCCATTGTTTCAGTATTTTAAGTTAGTATAGTAATCTATCAAGGTCGGCACTACACATAGCCCAAGCGGTTAGGTTTAATATTCACTAAGTTTAATGCTACCTTCAATCTCATTTCCCCAAGCATCCCATCCTTGTCTAATATTTCTGGAGAACAATTCTAATTTATTTCCTTTAGATACTTTTTCAATAAGTTCATAAAAGAAGTCTGGTTTTTTTGAATGGCAAGGGTAGCCGTTTACATATTGTCTTTTTTCTTCAAACCAAGTTCCGTTTATTTTTTCATTTACCAATTCATTAACCTTGCCTTTGGTTGCAAAAATTAAGTATTCAGTAGACACTTTAAAAGTTCCACCCATTCCGCTACCTATTGGTTTTTTACACCATACAAGGGTTGTAGAGTATTTAAAACCCCAAGCCTTTACAACTTCTTCCGCTTTCATTAAATACTTATTTGTAACCCACAAATACAAATGACAATTATCAGCAGTCAAGTTTTTAATAGGCAGGTTTACTATGTCTTCAAATTTCATTGTGTTATAAGGCAAGTCTGCAGACTTATCGCTTTTTGGATTAAACACTTGTACCCCATTTTCTTTTTTGTAACCACCGCTTAATGGTCTCCCTGCTTTTTGCTCCCAAGCTGGGTCTGCATATATTATATTGTATTTATTCATATTTATTCTTTAAAATCCGTTCATACTAAAACCTAACAATGTGTAAAACGGCATTAAAACGACCGTTTACACTAGGCGTTGTAAGTAATTGGTTTTTACCTACTGCGTATCTGCATAAGCACATTCATTACATTTTCTTTCCACATATACAGCAGTGTTTTCGCAACTATCACAAACCAACTCCGTACAACACCGTGTATAAATAATAGCTTGCTTATTTCTGTCTTTTAAGATTACGTAAGCTTCATCGCTTATTTTGTTATCTTGGTGCAACCTATCAAGTGTAAATCCTGTTTGGATAAGTTGGTTATTTGTTTCGTTCATTTTTATAAAATTTAGTTGTTATTAATCGCTACTATTCATACACAAATCAGTTGTAGTGAATGCTACAATCCTACCTTTGATTTAAGTTCAGATATTGACATCCAGCTTTTAATTGATTTTGGTTGAACCCAATCGCTTTCCATGTCTGCTTTGAACATTCCATCTTTGTAATAGGCAAATTCAAGTACTCCACTAATATGTTCAACCAACACCCTTGTCATATTTTCGGGTAATTCTAAATCTGTATTTTTCATTTCAATTATACATTTAAGTTAATAATCCGCACTCACTACAACACTTTGTATAGTGCATAGCTCGTGCCTCACTACGACACCATACAAGATGCCGTTGTAGGTAATAAATTTACTACTCTTGTGGTTCAAGAATGTCATAAGCATCTCTTATACATCCTTTTAATGTTGTGGCAACTGTTTGCATCCTAAAAGCACCGTTGTAATCTTCGGCTTTTATCTTATCATCAATTAAGCCTTGTAAATGTTGCCACTTGGTTTGCCATTCTTCAATCTGTTGTTTCAATTTATCTTCCATTATATTTTTAAGTTTAGTGTTTCAATTCTGCAGGATTACTACCTACAACAAAGGCTATAAAGCCATACAAGTACAGGCTCATAGCCTAGACATTATATGCAATAAAAATTACTTACGTCTTGGGTCTTCATCACACCATAGTTTATAACAATTAACTTTTCGCTTTATTAACCGTGCTTTGTCTTGGATTTCTTCAAGGTTGGTAGCTGTTAATATAGCATCTAATGACACACTTCCACCACTACTGTCATCTAAATATCTTCCAAGCCAAACACTACCTTCGTCCGCTAATTCGTGCATTTTTGCATAATCAGGGAAACATTCTTTTACTTCTTTAATTAATTTTTGTGAGTACATAATCGTAATTTTAAAAGCATATAACAACGTGTATATTTTATTGCTACATACCGCCTATCTAAAGGCTTGTTAATATTTATTCAGTTCTGTTCTTATTTAAAGTTTATTGATACCTATACGCAACAAAGCATACACAAACCGTTACCAAACATTAAATAACTTGGTACATCATTCCTGCAACTTGTGGCCCGTGTGTGTCATACGCTTTATCATAAGCATCATTACTATCTTCTGCCTCTATTTCAAACGTCCATCCGTCTTTCCCTTCTGATTCAAACCAGAATAAATAACGTTTGGTAACACTATCTATAGGTAATGTCTGCCCTAGCTTTAGTGCTTGTAAGCGAAATTCAAATTCGTTTAAGAACTCTTGGTCTGTTGGTGTTCCTCCGATACCCTCCATTCCTTTTACTATGTCAATTACTTTTTCTGATATATTCATGATTAATTTTTAGTTATTTAAGTCGGGCAAAAAATACCCATAGATTTAACGTTAGCATTCATAGTATTTGCCTTTCATCTATTGGTTTTTGGCATTCAATACAGTAAGGCGTACCATTTTCATCATTATCTCTACCTTTAGCCTGTGAGCATCGGCAAAATAACGAAATGCTAACATCAGGTATGGAGCAGTTTTTTACTCGCTCCTGGTCACATTCATTCCACACCTTCAACAGTGCTTGTTGTACGCTTGTACTATTGGGATAAGCTGTTTCAGCCTGTATCTCTTTTATTCTTTCAGTTGTCATACAATAAAGTTTAGTGTTTCAAATCCGTAAAAAATCCGCTCCATACCCCTAGCGTTATATGCAATGCTACGTTATCACTTCGTATTAAGTTTCATCATAACATTCCCTTTGTTTTTCCACCGAACTTATAATTCTAAATCCATATTAAATGGTTTAAAATTATTATCTTCAATCATTTTCCTAACTCTTGGATGAAATTTATAAAATATTGAATTTGGTAAATCAATATCCCAATCCATCACGTCTATTAATTTGTTAATAATTCTACCTTGGAATATTTCATCTACATTTTCTATAAATAATTCATCAAAAGGAAAATGGACATTTCCAAATGTTGAATACATTTCAACCCAATCTAATATTTCTTTTTCTAATCTACTGTAATCATATCTAACTAAATCTTTTACTAATAGTTCGTTTTCACTATGTGCTATTATCTGACCACCATAGTCTAATAATTCTTTTCTATAAAGTTTCTTATGATTATCAGATATTTCTTTATACATTTTCTCAGGCATCTCACTACCATTTTCTATGTTTTTATTAACAAATGTTAAAAACTCTTTATCATCCCATAAATCATCTGAACTTGGTTCATAATTCATATCCTTTAAATTGCCATCTTGGTCAATATATGCTTCATTCAAATATTCACGTATAGTCGTTGCTATAAATTTTCTTAATTCCATAATAATAAATAGTTTAATCTATATATAAATAATCACTTTTTAATATTCCACCCACAAAAATAAAACAAAAAGGCTTCGTTCTTCGTATCAGCATTTGTGGTTAAAATCCGCACAGCATATAACAAGTGTTAGTTGCAATGCTGTGGGTTTTTGCAACCTTCGTAGTGTTCCATATCGCTTCCGTAACCGTTATACCACAAAACATATTCGCAATTTCTAACTTTTACTATTTGTAAGTCTGCCTTCCATTTAGGGTTGCTTATGTACATTTCTCTGTTATCTTTTTCTTGCTCAATATTTTCTTTGGTTTCATCTCCACAAGAAGAAAGCACAGCAACTAACACAAAATATAGCGTATAACTTAATTTCGTTCTTAAATTTTTCATCTGTTCTGTTTTTAAAGTTTATTAATTATTAAAAGTTTTGTGCTGTTTTTGTCGTTACACACCATATTCAACACGTTATCGGCAAATGCTACATTACTTCTTCGTATCAATATTTACGTTAGAAGTTTTTATTTTTTGCCCACGCTCTTTGATTAACTTACGTATTTCAGTTTCACATAAGTTTTTACGACTTCTACCATCTTCTTTAGCAATAGCATCAAGAATATCAGTTTCATCTCTATCTAAATGTATTTCTATTCTTACCATTAATCAATCATTTTAATTGATGAGTATGCAATGTTCCAAACCTCTCCATTTTCTCTTTTACATTTAACTTTCTTTGGATTTAGTTTTAAAACTTCCCAAATTTCACCTTTAAATTTATCACTAGCAACGGAAACTATGTCTCCTACTTTCAAATCGGTTTTTGATTTTTCTTTCCGTTCCAATTTAATTTGATATTCTTGTTCACGAATAAGTCTATTTGCATCAGCAATTACTTTGTTCAATTCATCTAATGATAATCCAGTCAAGTCTATTTTACTTTCAGTATTTATCGTTGCCAGTTCTTGTAGTAAATTCATCTTATTTTGTTTTAGTGTTATAGTTAATCATACGACAAACTTACGATAAAGTTTCGTATAAACCAAATCTTTTTCAATTATTTTTCTTCCGACCCTAAAAAATAAAAACTTATTTAGTGCTTCGTATTGAAATTAAGATAGATAATCCGCATCAGCCGATAACATTTTGTATATTTCAGTTTGCGAAAAGCAAACCGATAACATACAATTTGCCGTTACCCTTAATACTAGACATCTGTTTTCATAAAAGACATCCAATGCGTATTTGAGCGTTTACCTGATTTGTGTCCAAATAATGGTTGATGGCCAATGGCATTTAATATTTGAGTAACTGTAATTTGGGTTTCGTTCCATTTGAATATTAAAGTCCCATAAGGCTCTAAAACTCGCATACATTCATTAAATCCAGTTTTTATATCTAATTCCCAAGTAGGTAATAAAACACCATACTTTTTAGCCATCCAACTGTCTTTTCCTAACTTATTTAAGTGTGGTGGGTCAAATACTACCATTTTGAAAGTATTGTCTTTAAATGGCATATCTCTAAAATCAACCTCAATATCAGGTTTAACCTCTATTGTTCTAATTCCAGTATTTACGCTACTATCTTTTACTTCTACGGTTTCCGTTCTTATGTCAGCAAATAAAACATTAGGGTTTGTTTTGTCAAACCAGAACATTCTACTTCCGCAACAAGCATCTAATATTTTTTTATCTGTATTCATTATTCAAATTTCGTTTTTAATCAACCCGTACTAAGGGTAACAATTTGTATAATGCATAATTTGTAAAAACAAATTCCGACACCATACAATAGCCGTTAGCGGTAATGGTCAGACGTTGTATCTAACAGCAGATGCCATTGCTATCAACAATAGTATTCCTGTTATAATAGCACCATCTGTTCCGAACATTTGTCCTATACAAAACATTACACCACCTGCCAATATTGTTGATACAAACATATACCATCCAGTTCCACTTTTAGGCTTTAATAAACCACTACCGCTAACAAAGGGTTTATTAAATGGCTCAGTTTCGTTTTTCAAATTATCTTTTTCCATATTTTAAAGTTTTATGATTCTAATTAATTTTTGTGCGTAAAGTAACATTAAGTTAATTATCATAAAATATGATGAAAGTATATCTAAAAAAATAAATAAGCTATTGTCCGCCATTCATATAATACCACAATAATCTATGACTCAAAATATCGCTGTATCTTCTTATTGGTGATGTAAAGTGACTATAGTGCTTGAATCCGAGTCCATAGTGACCAATTATTTGAGTTGAATAAACTGCTTTCGACATTGAGCGAATAGCTAACGTTGAAATCATTGCTTCCTCACCACTTCCAGACGCTTTCTTCAACATCTCGTTGAGAGATGCTTTGGTAGCTTCCATGCTTCCTGAAGTATTAAAGTGATAACCGAACTGAGATACGAATAAACTTAACTCATGCAGTTTCTCTTCACTTGGAAGGTCGTGTGTTCTATATACGAATGGCTTGGTAAGTCCGTGTGCATAAGTTGCAACATACTTGTTAGCCAATAACATGTACTCTTCAATAAGTTGATGAGCATCTGCAGATTCATGAAAGAAAACATCTATTGGAACATTGTCCTCATCAAGAACAAAGTTTGGCTCTCTTCTGTTGAAGGTGACCGCTCCATCTTTAAATCTTTTCTTTCTAACTTTCTTTGCAATGCCATTCAATATTTTCACACAATCGAATACTCCCATCCCTGGTGGAACGCTTTCTATTCTGTCGGCAGTTCCTTCTATAATCTCTTGCGCTTCTTCATACGTCAATCTACAATCAGAGTTGATTACAGTCTTCTTGAAATTGTGCTTAACAACTTCTCCATCTGGAGACATCTGAAAGATAACCGAGAATGTCAGTTTTTCTTCATTTGGTCGTAAGCTACAGATTCCATTAGAAAGCCTCTCTGGGAGCATTGGAATACATCTATCAACAAGATAAACTGAAGTCGCTCTTCTAAATGCTTCCTTATCCAATTCACTTCCTGGTCTAACATAATGTGTTACATCAGCAATGTGAACTCCAATCTCGTAATTCCCATTATCCAATTTCTTGAATGATATTGCATCATCAAAATCTTTTGCACTGTCTGGGTCAATGGTGATTGTCAAATCTCCACGCATATCTCTACGCTTAAGAATCTCCTTTTCAGAAATCTCAACTGGAATGTCTTCAGCTTCTTTCATAACTGCATCAGAGAAATCATAATCAATATTATGCTTAAACATAATGCTGTTCATTTCAGTCTCGTGAGTTTCAGCTGCGCCAATCACTTTTGTGACAATACCTTTTGGGCTTTTGTCCTTCTTGTGCCATCGGTGCAATTTAACAACCACAACCTCTCCATCCTTAGCGCCATTTAGGTGCTCCATTGGAACATAGAAATCTACTGGCATCTTACCTCCAGAAGTTCTAACAAAAGCAAATCCCTTTTCTTCATTGATGTCAATTACACCAGAGAATTCAGTTTTGCTTCTATCTTCAACTCTTTCTACTATACCTTGTTCTCCAGTACCTTTTCCGCTTTCGTCTTTAACAATTGACACTGTGACCTTATCTCCATGAAGAGCTTGGCCTGTATTTTTTTTGTGAATGAACAAATCATCATTGCCTTCTAATATTAAGTAAGCATGACCGTTTCTTATAAACTCTATTGTTCCTTCAGTTTGTTTTAATTTTTTCATGTTTTATTTTCTATTTCTACAGTCAACTTCTGTTGCTGTTATCACTTGATGCATAGAAACCCATACATCATTTCCCGCCTCGTCATTACCTCTTATGTAACCATCATGCACGCTTCCTCCATAAACCCACATTGCACTTCCATCCACAAGTTGGACATCAAGCCTTGTTTTACAGTCATAAGAGTTTGTTGTTTTACCGACACCCTCACAAGAATTTAATACAAATGTAAGCAATGCAAAGCAGATAATAAGTAAATTTTTCATTTTTTATTTTTTGATTCTTTTGTTTATACGTTTTTTATGGAAGAATGTTCCTAAAACCTTTAATAATTTATATTCTCTGGTCTCATTTGAGGGAAAAATAACACATCTTGAATTGATTTTTGTTCAGTTAAAATCATTACCAATCTATCAATTCCAATACCAAGACCTGCAGTAGGAGGCATCCCATATTCCAATGCTCTCAAGAAATCTTCATCCATACCCATAGCTTCATCATCACCTGCTCCAGCAAGACGAAGTTGCTCTTCAAACCTTTCTCTCTGGTCAATTGGGTCATTAAGCTCACTATAAGCATTAGCAACTTCTTTACCATTGATTACAAGTTCAAATCTTTCAACTATGCCAGCGTCTGTTCTATGCTTTTTAGCAAGCGGAGACATCTCAACTGGATAATCGTATACAAACGTTGGTTGAATCAATTTAGGCTCAACAAACTCTCCGAAAATTTCATCAAGAAGCTTCGCTCTACCCATAGAGTTATCAACATGGATTTCATGACCAGCAAGAAATACTCTAAGCTCATTATCTGTCATGCTCATTGCTTGACATCCAGAATATCTTTCAATCGCATCAAAGAACTTTATTTTTTCGAATTCTCCAAAGAAGCTAATTTTATTCTCTCCGAACACAGCTTCAACATCATCAACAATTGAGAATGCTGCTTTTTTTACAATCTGCTCACAAAAGTCCATCATCCACATATAATCTCTATTGGCTGCGTACAACTCAACTTGAGTAAACTCTGGATTATGGAACCTGCTCATTCCTTCGTTTCTGAAATCTTTAGCAAATTCATACACTCTTTCGAATCCTCCAACAATCAACCTCTTAAGATATAGCTCATTGGCAATTCTCAAATAAAGAGGAATGTCCAATTTATTGTGATGTGTCATAAAAGGCTTTGCGGTTGCACCACCATGAATTGGCTGTAAAACTGGAGTCTCAACTTCCATGAAAAATTCTTCATCCAATACTTCACGTATTGTTCGAATTATTCGTGTTCTATCTCTAAATACTTTTTTTGAATCTGGGTTTACCACAAGGTCAACATATCTTTGACGATACTTCATCTCTTGGTTCTCAAAAGAATCGTGAACATTTCCTTCCTCATCTTTCTTAACAGTAGGAAGAGGTTTTAAAGACTTAGAAAGTATTGTAAACTTTGTTGCACGAATAGTTAGTTCACCAGTTTGAGTGACAAACATTTTACCTTCAACACCAACAAAGTCACCAAGGTCAACCAGTTTCTTAAAAACTGTATTGTACATTGTTTTGTCTTCGTCTGGACAAAGCTCGTCTCTTGAGATGAACACTTGCATTCTTCTTTCTGAATCATCTTGTAATTTAAAGAAAGATGCTTTTCCCATTATGTTCTTACTCATTAGCCTTCCAGACAACTTAACAGTCCTTCCCATGTGCTCAATTTGAAGTTCTGTCGAAAAATGTTGAAGCGTATCAAACATTTCCCAAACACTTGTACAATCATATCTTATACGAGCTCCATTCTCAACATCATTGATAAACGGCTCAGCTGGATAAGGATTAATACCCAGGTCAATCATCGCTTGAAGATGCTCTCGTCTTACTATTTCTTGTTCTGATAATTTACGCATTTTAATCTTTTTTATTTAGATTTGACAATCTAAGGTTTTCAAGTTTAAGTTTTTTAATCTCTTCAAACTGCTCTTCAATTTGCTCTTCAGCAACATCAAGTGCTTGGTATACAAATTTTACAGTCTGATATGGCAATCGCATCTCAGGCTTCAATAACTTTCTTGAATTAATAGTTTCGTCCATAATTACATTCATAACTTATTCTTTTAATTGACCTTGCATTGCTGCGTAATACTCTAAACAATTTTGACCTGGAGAAAGTCCAGATACTTGTCCATCTCCAGTTTCAATAATCATCCACATGCCGTTTTCCATCTCAGCTATGTCAATCGTGAAGAAGTTGCTATCAATTTCGCAAGCTATCTCTTCAACAAAATCAATTGTTTCATCATTTGGAGTGCTGTGTTCTACTTTAACGTTAGAGTTTTGAGAACTTGAGATTAATCGTCTGTCATAAAAGAATAATCTATATTCATTTACATTTTCTCCATATTTTTTCAAGTCAACAAACTCTTTAAAAACAAGACCTTCACTAAACAACTCTCCTCTATGTTCAACAAACTCCTCTACTTTCTTGAAGAGGTCTTCTCCACTGATTCCAGTATTCATTCTGAACAAGCCTGGGACTCCTTTTGCAGACTTAACAAAATCTTTCATTAAGAAGTCTTTATCTCCAAAAAATTCAGAAATGTCTTGAAGAATGTCAGCATCCCACTCTTTAATGAAAATAGCTTTTGACGTGTGGTCTTTTGTATAATCATAAGACTCTGGGAAGTGATGACAATTTTTGTATTGTTCTGGTGTATTCACAAGAACGTAGCCCAGTTCTTCAAGAGTTTTATATAACTCTTCGTACTGAGTTAGGTTTAACATCCAACTCCTTAATACAAGAGATGTTTTATCATCTATTTGAAATATGTTAGATTTAAACTCTCCTCTAACAAACTCATCATGACTAAACAAAAAACAATCATGACCCTGCAGTTTTGCAGCGTGATGTTCCTCTATGTAACAGTCATCAACTTTTTTATTGTCAAGTTCATGACATGGGAATAATATCTTCATAAGTCCAGGATTTTATAAGTTATACGCAAAAATAAGAAATTTGTTCTTAAACTTTATCGAAAATTCTTGCTTCTAGGTGAGATAGTTGTCTTTTGAATCCGTCATAGCAAAACGTTTTATCTTTTGCATGTTTTTTAAGAGTTTCAAAATTGATGTACATGTCTCCGTTTGGAAGTGACTTGTCCCACTTTGTGGCAACATAGTTTCTTCTTTTAAGAATCTCTGGAACATCTTGCGAGAATTCCACATTATTTGTAACTCTATCAGCAAGTCCAGGATACTCGTAAATAAGCGTGTGGTCCATCTTTATAGGATGAATAAAAAAAAAGAAAAAACAGAAGTTAAGTTAAATTTATTTTATATATTTGCATATAATAAATTTAACTTAGGGGAAGTTGCTTTCCTCCCAACCACGACAAGTCGATGATTGGGTTTCCGCAACTGTTTTATGAAACTTGGTGCTCCTCCAGAGTGAGAATCCATTGTAGGGAAGTATAACCAATTGTAGTGAAATGGCTCGTACTCAAAAGTTATTGGTTGTGAGTCCATTTCTTCATTTCCATCAAATATGCACAATACGAAGCTCCACCCTTTATAATGAGTTTCAAAGAAATTAATCAACTCTCCATCAATTTCTGGACCAAGAGCTCCAAGTCTTTCTACAATCTCTCTAACATCTTCTGAAATTAAGACATCATACATTCCAAGATTAAATCTATCAAAACTTTTTGACTTCATGCTAAACCCTCTTGAGCGAATTCCATGGCTTTCATCATATTCAAGATGAGCTTGGTTCTCTATGTCTTTTAAGAACTTGCTGTAATCAGTCGTATCCATGAACCACTCTTTTTTCAACTTACCTGGGATTGCCAGTTATGAATTGTATTTTTCTTCTTTCTTCCCACTTTATTTTGCAACGTCAACTTCTTTGTATAAAAGTTTCATTTTTTCTTGCACTTTATCTTTCTCTTTTACCAGATTGATAACTTTATCCTTCAAAATACCTCTTGCTTTTGAATAATTTGATTTAGATGTTCCCTCAGCTATTTCAAGTTTATTTGCAATATCCTTATGAGTCATATCTTCAAACAACTTCATATTGAATACAGCTCTATAACAAGGCGACAGCTCTTGAATTAGTCCTAAATATTCTTCTGGCGTTATTTCAGAAGTGTTGATGCCTTCTATTTCGAAACCATCTCCTTCTGGCTGTGTAACTAATGATTCGTGGTCTACCACATTTGAATCTTCTAAGAAGAATGTTTTTTTATTTCTTCTTATAGCATCTATGGCTGTGTTTGCAACTATTTTTCTTATCCAACCTTCAATGCTTCCACTCTTTTCAAAGTTGTTTATTTTTGCAAAAACTTTTACGAAAGCATCACTTAATACGTCTTGAGCAGCATCTGCATCTTTTATGTATCTCATGACAACTACTTTCATTTTTCCATGAAACTCTTTGAACAAAAGTTCTTGGCAATTTCTTTTTCCAGAAATACAACCATCTATAATTTGTTCTATACTCTTTTCTCTTTTGAACATCTTTATTTCCCTTCCTTTTTAGGATTCGATTTCATCTTACTTCTGATGATTTCTCCAAGAATGAAGAAAATAACACCCCAAGCAAAAAAGAAAAAGTGACCTGCAAACACCAACAAAATCATCCAAGGGTTACCCATCCATGACTTTCTGTGTCTGAAGTAATACGCTCCAGTTATTACAACTGCAATTGCTAATACAATCCAAATTGATAATCCTGATACAATCATTGTTTTAAATTATTAGTTAATAGATATTTAGTTATACGTTAAAAACATAATAATGTTCTAAAACATATTATCCTGGAGTCACATCAGCCCTTCCAGCGTCAGTAGAATGACTTCCAGAAGACATTTTTGCTCCCTCATTAGAAACAGCGCTCGAACCTATGGAACCGTTTTTAATTCTTTCAAGAAGAACTCCCATCATTTCTTGTCTGGCAACTAATTCTTTAAAATCAGTTAAAAAACTTATTTCCTCTTGAGCTGCAGTTTCATAACCATCGTCAAATGATTCATCACCAGATTTTTCCTCAATCCCAGTTTTAAGTTTCTTCATTCTTGCATTAAGCAACGAAAAAACTTCTGCAAACTCTTTAGATATAGACTCTTCATCTTCTTCTTCTGAATCTTCAAAAATATTTACCGTTTCAATGTTAACTGGAGTATTGAAGTCGTATTCTTTTACAATCTTCTTATAGTTCTTGCAAGCTTGGCTTCTAAGCCCATTTTCTTTAGACCAAACATCATTCTCAATTGATTCAATGACTTGCTCTTTTAAACCTGGACTTTCAAGTAAATCATACCCAGAGTGCATGCAAATTGCTCCAAGAATTTGATAGCCGATATTCATATCTTCTTCATCTTCAATCCCAACAGTGTCAATCATCTCTCTGATTTTCGACATGTTTTTAGCCAAGTTCTTGCTTGTGATAGCTTTTGGCTTATCATTTCTTCCATACTCCTTTGTCTTGCAAAGTTCGTAAATATTTTCTTTCCATTCAAGAGGAGCATCTCCTCCATAAATACTTTCATTCCACCAACCCAAAATTTCTAAGTTTTAATTAATAATTTATTTAATATTTCCAAACAAAACCCCCAGCAGTTTTTGCTCTATTGCACAATACATTTGATATTGAATTTGAGTGGATTTTCAAAGATTCTGAAGCTATCTTGCTTGAATTCCATTCTTTTACAAATTCCATTTCTTTGGTATATTGCTTTACCTTCTTATTATTATATTCTATAGATGCTTGTATAGCTTGAGGCGCTGGCTTAGTACCTTTATTCGCCAAAGAGATTCTTTTTTTTGTGTCCTCTGTTTGACTATGACCTGTTGAGCCATATCCACCATTTGAGGTGTTGACTAAATCAAAACCCCAACCTCTAAATTGAGCTATCCAATTAATTTCGAATAATTCCCAATTTTCTCTATACTCTTCAGATAAAAAATTAATTTCAGGCCTTAACCCTCTTTTAGTTAAATTATTTATCCATCTATAAAGCTTACTTGGCTTTCTCTTGGTTAATCTACCTTCAAATTTTGTTACAGCTCTTTTTGCCTCACAAACATGACCATTAAGCCTTTTAGATAGTGTTATCCATGTTTTTCCAATGTATTTTATTTCTTTTGTTTCTGGGTCAGATAAAGTATAAAAAAATACTTTATCTTTTTGTGGAGTAATTCTTTTCATATCTATAAATAGATACAAAAATTAGAACTTTATTCCACCAACCCATAATTCATAATTCAATCAAATCTTTTTGTAATCTTTTAATTACCTTTTCAATGCTCTTTTTGTCATTTTTTATATTTATAAACAAATTCTCCTTTTTAGCATTTGGACTTCCGATGTTTCTAATTGTATTTTCTTCAAAATACTGAAAACATATATTTAAAAAATCGTTTGTAACATCTTCTTTATCTCCAATCCACATGCCTTTTTTTCGGTCCTGTCTTCCTAAGTAAACTTTTTCTGTTAAAGGAGAATAGCCTATCCCTTTTCTTGTGCTCATAGCAATTGTCTTTTTTAAGTTCAGGACAAATCTAATGAAAATTTATTAAACTGAAAAACTTTATCTACCATAATCGCTAAAATCATCATAACTATTCTCCTTCATCCTTTTAAATGCAGAGCTTATTACAGTTTCGTCATGACGATTTAAAACAAAACCTACACAAAGTCCAACGATAATTATGAACAATATAATCATTGTGGTTCTGACACTTCCATTTGAAGGTTCTGCTGTTAAATAATCAAAGTCAGCGAACTCCTTCCTTTCAAATCCAGATTTACAGGGACTGACAGTTAAAAATCAGGACGAACTGCCAACATTGGTTGGAGTGATGACTCCTGAAGCCCATCCCATCGGCTTTGCCGTGGGTGGGTAGTTCACATTCAGTTCTTTCATAATAAGCCTCTTTTACAGAAGCTCATCGAATTTTTTTAACCAGCCAGGCTTGGTTGTATCTACTGAGCTTCCTTGTGTAAATTTATTAATCAACTCTCTATCTCTGAAGTCGTCATCCAAGTGAATATCTATTTCAAGATTAAGAATGATTTTGTATTTCATTTCTCTATTAGTAAATAGAATTTTTTCTTTAGGAAGCACTATGTTTAATTCTTCAAGAAGGCTGTAAACCTTTTGGTGCTCATTCTTTAGGCCTTTTGTAGAATGTTCTGGACCATATCTTCTTGTAATCAAATACAAGTCAACATCATCATCTTCTGATAACTTCTTAAACAGTTTTTGGACCTCTTCTTTGTGTGGATTTTTACCACCATCAAAATGGTCATCAAGATTACCATCGTAATCAAAAGATATTTTTTTCATAGTACAAGTTTAACATTTATTGATTATAAATGCAACATAAAAATAAAACTTACTTTTTAATTACACATCTTTGTATTTAAAAATATACCCTTTTTTTGATGGTTCTCCAGATTCTAACAATTTTCTAAATTCTTTATTTATTAGACCAGAAAATCTATAAGCTTCTGTAGTTGTTTTACATTCTTTTATTATATTTTTATTTATATCATAAATATCAATTGGCTTAGCTCTTTTATAAATAAAAATAGAAACATTTTTTATTTTTTTACGTATAACTAAATGAAATACTATTTCTACCCTCACAAAGAACTTGAAGAGCTTGTGTTTCCAAATACCTTACCAGAAAACAGATAATGAAAGATAAAGAAAATAACGAAGATGTAATATACACATTAAGTGAACTTGCAGATTCATATGTCAACAAAGACATTGAGACAATGGATGAGTGGATGGCTATGATGAGCGATGAAGAATTAGCTGTATTTCATAGAATGTGCAACAAAGAACCTCTTAGCAGAAGTGAAGAAGAAAACTATGAAATAAGCAAATTTTCTCTCATTCTCTATTGTAGAGAGCTTGGCTTAAAAGAATTAGCTGTAACTCCTGAATTAATGGGAAAAATTACTGGACACTTTGGTATCAACATAATTGTTGAATCACTTAGAAGGAAAGGATTGGCTGAAACTGAAGGTCCATTGTTGCTATATAAAGAAACTAAAATTACTCTCACTGGAAAGGGCAAAGAGTACCTTGAGGACAATACTTCAGAAGAAAGTGATGAAGAAAATTAATAAAAACAGAACATTCTTACTGGATGTTACGTATAACAAGTGCTAAAATTATATTATGGCTGAAAAAGAAACACCTATAAACCCTAAAATTAGAGTTAAACTCCAAGAGTTAATAGAATCAAACACTATTAGGTCTGGTGCCGCCTTTCATATAGATGAACTTGATGAGGATGGTTTTAGCTATGCTCTTAATAAAGGTTTTAAACTAACTCCAAGAGAAGCTGGCGCAAATTGCGAAAATGCTCTTAAAGAGGTTATTAAGAAATCTACAAAGAAAATCAGAGGAATGATTGACTCAAAAGAGTTAAAACAAAACATTTTTCTTAAAAGATTTAATGAAACATTTGAAATAGAGACATTATGAAATCAAGAGAAGAACAAATTAAGTTTATCATAGAGCAGATGGACTTTGATAAAATTAACAAAGTAATGGATTTCCTTGGATGGACTTGGAGGTGCGATGCCGAAGGGAGAAGAACTCCAACAGCAAAAGAGCTTAAGATTGCTGCTGTGCATTGTATCAATCAAGCTTGGGATTCTGAAGACAAAATCTATAACTCTGGAGGTTTTGAGTGCGAAGTAATCAATGGAATAATTGAGTTGAAATTCGTAATCGAAAGAGTAAATCCTCTATCTGAAATATTTGGCTAAACATATGGACTTTTTAGAAAAACATAAAACTGAGGTAGATATATTATTTCAAATTACCAAAAAATACATTAAAGATAAATTTGATGTAGAAATTGTTGATTTAGAATCTATCAAGAATAAATCGAGAAAAAGACCTCTTGTATATTCCAGAAAAATAATTATGGTAATTTTAATGGAGGTGTATAATAACCAAAAATACACCCAGGAGCAAATTGCCGAAGTTGTTGGCTTGGACAGAACTTCTTTAATACATCACTGTAAAACACATCTAAATGATTATAGCATTCTCAAAGGCTATAAAGAAGAGTATGATGTTATGAGAGATGAATTCCTTGAAAAAATAAAAGAATGTTAGAAGATTATAGGTCAATAATGAAAGAGAACTGGCAATCAAATTTTGCTGGGATTATGTTGCCAATATACATTGTTTCAATGGTATTATCACTAATATTTAGAGAAAGCATAGTTGTTTCCATTATTGTTGGCGCAGCATCTCTTTTATTTGCTGTTTCTTTGTGGCTCGTTATTAAGGTTAGGCATAAAGAAAAAATGGCAGAACTCGACAAGTGCAGAAATTCATTTGTTTCAAGATATGGTGAAGAACCAAAGACTTTTAAAGAAATGAGAAAAGACTAACCTTGTTTATTAACTGGAAAGTTTTCTACTTTATTATTCGCATCAATTACAAGTATTGGAATCTCTCCAAAACCTAATTCTATTGCAGCATAAGCTCTATGCCTTCCATCGTGGTCAATTACCACATCTCCATCAACATATAGAGTTGGTGGGTCGATTTCTTTTCCAGATTTCATGTGAATTTTCAAATCTTCTATGTTTTCAATAGTTTCTTCATCCATTTTAAGCTCTGGAACTAATCTTAAAAAAATCATTGGGACTTTTATAGAAAATCTTTCCACCTCTTTTTTTTATAATCTGAATCACCATACATTGGTGGGTCAGATAATGTATAAATAATAACCTTATTCATTTATACGCAAATCTTTCTCGATTAATTTCCTGATATAATCAGACACGTTTGTGTTTCCAATTTTATCAATCATCTTATCATATATATCTTTCTTAATCCTAAGATTTAATCTATAAGACTCTGGTTTACTTTTATCAACAAAAAGCCCATGTAATTCAACATCAATAGCATCTTTGCTCCCAAGTGTTTTACACATACTATCATACCATTCTTTGTTGTTGTAGTTTGGGTTATCGGTATAGTCAAAGCTAAGGTGAGAAAAATCTACTTCTTCTCTAATAGACTGAAACCAAACATCATAAAAGAAGTTAATGCCATTTGTAGATGAGTAAATAATTATTTTTGGGTTATTCGTAAAATCACTAATTAATGTGGTCCAAATTTCTTTTGCTTCTTTCATAAAAGCTACCTCATCCATAATAACCATATCAAATCTATACCCTCTAAGTGCGGATGGACTTGCAGGAAGAGCTTTTATATAGCTACCATTATCCAGTCTTATCTCATCTTTATTATCTTTAACAAAATTATCTTCCCAGTGAAATATATCGTTTGAATAGCTCTGTAGTATTATTCTTACAAGCTCTATAAATCTAACAGCCTGGTCTTTTTTTGGGCATATTATAGCTATGGATTTATCAAAAGAGAAGATAAGCTTCCAGGCGCAGTATGCAGCTGAAAGAGATGTCATGTGCATTTGCCTTGACTTCTTTGTTACACTTAAGTTGTTTTCATGTATGTGTCTTAGGAACTTTTCTTCAAAGTCCATCATCTCAAGATATTCACACTTCCAGGTTTTATTGTTTATACCCAACCTGTTCTCTTTAATGAATTTAATTGGGTCTTCTGAGTACTCTCTGTGTTTAATTATTTCTGCTTCTTTCATAATTGTCATACAAGCTTTTTTTTACTTGTCATACATAAATAGTTTTAGAATTTATAAACGAAACATTTAGACTTTAAATTCGTATAACAAAAGCAATTTTATTTCCTTAATTTTGAGTTATTAACATGTTGATAACTTTTTGAAACAAAATAAAACATTTTTAATTTCAAAACGTATAGTAGTCAGACAAAACAAAATCTAAATAGAATATGAGACAACTGAAAATTACAAAATCAATCACAAATCGTGATTCAGAATCATTTAACAAATATCTTGCAGAAGTAAGTAACATTGGAGACGTTATCTCTCCAGAAGAAGAAATAGAACTCGCTAAGAGAGTTAGAGCTGGTGATGAAAAAGCTGCAGAAAAATTAATTAAAGCCAATCTTAGATTCGTTGTATCAGTTGCTAAGCAATACAGTGGAAAAGCTCCTCTTTCAGATTTAATTCAAGAAGGAAACATTGGAATGATTAAAGCTGCTCACAAATTTGATGAGACAAGAGGTTTTAAATTTATATCATATGCTGTATGGTGGATTCGTCAATCTATATTGCAATCAATTGCTGATGATGGAAGGATGATTAGATTGCCTTTAAATAAGCTCGGTAATCTTAATAAAATTAAAGCTGCGATTTCTGATTTGAATCAACACCTGGAGAGACAGCCTACCGAAGAAGAGATTTCTGAATTCCTTATAAAACAGGAGTTAGAAAAGGGTGTTCACACATCTGGTCCAAGCAAGGGTCAACCAAAAGGAGATGTTTCAAGGTTTACTGTTGAAAAGATTAGGTATGCGCAAGATGAAGGTCAAACAATGAGCTCTATTGATGCTCCTATGACAACTGATTCAGACTCAGGAACAATGAGCGACTTAATAGAGGGAGAAGATGAGCATGACATTAATAAAGTTCTTAAAAACTCTGACCTACAAGTTGAACTTAAGAGAATAATGCAAAGCCTTACTTATAGAGAAAAAGATGTCTTAATATTATATTTCGGATTATTCGGAACAGCTCCAATAAGTCTTGAAGAGATTGGTATTAAGTATGACCTTACAAGAGAGAGAGTTAGACAAATTAAAGAAAAAGGAGTTAGGAGATTAAAGAGTAGAATTAGAAATACTTCTCTAAAAGAGTATGCTCGTTAGAACATTTTTATTACATTTGTGTATAACCTAATAATAGTTATTTTATGAATGAAGGCAAAAGAGTAATGAAAATTGGTCTGGACATCCATGGTGTCTGTGATGCAAACCCAGAATTTTTTGTTGAGCTGTCAAAATTATTTGTCAACTCAGGACATGAGGTGATTATAATCACTGGAAGAATGAAATCTCATGGAGCTATAGAAGAAATTGAAGAAATTGGAATATCATATACCAAATTTTATTCCATAGTTGATTATCATATTGAAATGGGTACAGAAGTGATATACGATGAAAAAGGAAACCCGTGGATTGATGATGACTTATGGAATCGTACAAAAGCAGAGATTTGTGAAAAAGAAAATATAGATTTTCATATTGATGATTCTCCAATTTATGGTCAATATTTTAAAACTTCATATGCACAAATTATTATAAAAAAAGACTAACTTTTATATTTCCACACATATTTGTATGCCGTTTTCCTTTCACGCCTACAAACCTTTGCTATAACATTTATTTATAAATTTAGAATATGAAAAAAGAGGACTTCACAGAACTTCTAACCGACTTGTATTTAGCATATAATCCAGACTTTATTAAGTATGTACCACAGTTAGTTGAAAAATATAATAGAATTGAATTTGATGCAGTTCACAACGTTCTCATGAAATATAATCATGAGTCATACAATTACTACGATGCCTCTAAATCAACTGATGACTATATCCACTCTCTAATAAAAGATTATAGCGAAGGTAACAAATCGTTAAAAGGATTTACTGTAGAAATGCAGATTTTAAGAAATAAAGAAGAAGAAGCTGGAAAGTCTGAAGAACAAAAGAAACTTGAGGAGGCTGCCAACAAAAAAGCTCAAGAAGAACTTTCTGGAATTAAAAGTCAAATAGGAGAATCTGAAAAAAAGATAATAGACGCTCAAGAAAAATTGGATGCAAGATTAAAAGAAATAAATCAGCAACTTGAAAACACTGAGCCATTAGTTCAAAAAGCTTCTATATATGATGATGTAGAAATTTCTATTAAATCTAACTATACAGACTCAGAACTTGAACTCCCGAACAAAGAGGTTCTTGCTGGGCTTGGAAAAGGTACCAGACTAATTGTTCCAGATAAAAACGGAAAGATGGTTGGACTTATAGTTGAGGAGATTCTTTATGATTGTATTTCCCATCCAATGGGAACTCCTATTGTAGAAATTATAATCAATAAACATTAATGGCCAAGGATGGTAAAATAGAATATGTAGAAGTTGAAGGTATTAAGTGTGAAATTAAGAACCCTAAGAGAAAGGCAATCTCTCAATATTATCAAGAAAGTCTTCGTGGAGAAATTGATAACTATATAGGCTCAATAGACCGTTGGTCTGAAAGCTCAAGAGCATATAGAGACAGTCTCAAAATAAATGTTATAATTGCACCTTTTGTTTTGGGATGGCTAAGAAAACCAGAAGACGAAGATGAATATCTTGTAATAAAAGGATACATGACTTTGGAAGAGCTTCAAAAAAAGAGAGACAAGGCTTCAGGAAAAAAAGTAACGAGAAAAAGAAAGCCAGCAGTTAAAAAAGCTGAAGAGACTATAATAGCAAAGAAACCTGTTGCTCCTAAAAAACCAACTGTAGCATCAATAGCTAAAAAACCAGCAACTAAAGGGCTCACAAAGGGGCCAGTTAAAGCTGAAGAAAAAGCTAAACCAGCTATTAAAAAGACTGTAACTACCAGAAAATCAGCAATTAAGAATGGGGCCACAAAAGGGCCAGTAAAGGGCTCAGCTAAACCAACTGCTGCAAAGCCAGTAGCAAAAAAACCAACTGTTGCAAAGAAGGTTGTTGCAAAGAAGCAGGATTCACCTATTAAAAAAGCAGCATCACCCAAGATTGTAACTACCAGAAAACCAGCTGTTAAAAAAGTTGTAGAAGCGAAAAAGTCAGTTATCACAAAGAAACCAGTTGTTAAAAAGCAGGATTCTCCAGTAAAAAAAACAGTCATAAAAAAAGCCGCCCCTAAGGCAGCTTCTAAAACTTCTAAGAAGTAATTATTTTTTAGAATGTTTCTCTAACAAGTGAGCATTCAAAAGCATGACTGCTGAGCTATCATCTTCTGCAACTACTGTCCATGTTGGAGTTTTTACTGTAAATGGGTCCAATAGTTTTGGATTGCTGTTTACAGATTCTTCTTTAGTGAAAAGTATATCCCCATTTCCACCTTCATATAAAACGTATTTCATAGCTATTGATTTGTATATAAATAGATAATAAAATTTACCTTATAAAGAACTTCTGAGTATATAAACCTATTTTTAGGACATATATACCTTGTGGCAATCCTTCTGTGTAAACAACGTCTTCGTTTCCGTTTCTAACAATCTGCCCCATCATATTATACAGTTCGAAGTTAGAAGGACTTGATAGATAAATGTTATTGTCACCACTCTTAGAATATGTGTAAAATATTTGACTCTCATTTTGAATTGCTATCACGTCAAAAGTTTCTTTTTCTCCATCATAATCCACTTGAGAAAGTCTATAATAAGTGTATGATATAAATGGCTTCACATCTGTGTATTCATACCTAATTGTTGATGCGCTGTTTCCTGCGCCTTTAACAGTAGATAATGTATTCATTATTCTTAATTATGTTCGTGATTGTGTTGACACTTCTTGTGGTGTCTATAGTCTTTGATTCCTATTACTAAAGTAAGTATCCCAATTACACCCCAAACTAAAGCAAAGAAAGGGCTGTGCATCACCTTTTCAATCCAACTACTATGGTCGTGCTCATGAACGTGTTCTGTAGAGTAAGCAACCAAAAGCATTGATTGAATGAATTGAATTATATGAAACATTCCATGAAGAAAGTTTAACACACCAACAGATATTAATATTAAAGAGCGTTTCATTACTTAGTTTTTAAGGCGTTTTCTTGAATTATACCCATCAACAAAGAATTGTACAACTCTAATTCCTCATTCTTCTTAATCAATTTTACATTTACATCTATAATTGAATCACGAGCGTTCTCTGTAGTTTTTATGATTCCATCTCTGCTATCAGTAAATTCAAATATAGAAAGAAGCGTATCTCCTACCTCATGCTTGTAGTTTGTGTAATAAAATACACTTCCAGAGTTAGTCTTTAACTTAACTCTATAAGGATAAATACTTTGCAGACAATCTGAACAATTTGATGACTCTACTGTCTTTTCAACTTGCTCAACCACAAGACTGTTCTCAATTGAAGCTTCTCCTTCTGGGCCACAAGATGTAAATAATATAGCCACTAATAATACTGATAATAATTTAAACTGTTTCATTTTCTGTTTTTAATATTGGCTCAGCATCTTCAAAGACTACCTCTACCTTGTTTATAATTGTGTTAATTAAAATCTTCTTGCAATTTCCATAGAGGACCAAAAGGGGTTGGAATTCTACTATAAGTAAACTCTTTATCTTTAGTAAATATTGGCGGAGCTATTATTGACCAACGACTTCTAATTACTTTACCAGATGGTCTTTTGTTTTCTGGAATATTTTTCAAGTCAATTATAGCTTCATAATTTTCTCTACAAATAAACCCACCCCTTTTAAACCTTACTGGGTAATCATTCCAATTAACCCCTTTTTGAGTCATCATCATATCTTGCATTTCATTTGTAGATTTTTTGTGAAGCTCTTTGTGAGAAAATAATGACTGTGCTGCCATTGAAATTGAATTCCTTGTAGCGTCTTGTTGCCTCCAAACAAAACAATTATGAACTTCATATGGGTCAGAAAAACACATAACTCTTGCATCAAAAAATGCAAGATTTGAATTAATTGGCATATAATTTATAAACGAAGAAATATCATCTCTTACAACTTCTAAATTTGTTCCAACTTCATAATGCTCTCCAATAGTTTTATCATTTTCCTGTACTATATTTGTTTCAGGACCACAAAAATATCTAAACATTCTAAGTTGATTAAACTTAGCTGAAGCCATAGAAGCAGAAATAGATACTATTTTTTGAACTTGATTTTTAAATAATGGTTGAGCACTATCAGAACCAACAGTAGTTATAAAAATAGAAATTTCATCAGATTGAACGTAAGCAAACTTAGCGCCCTGAAGATTCTCACACAAAAACCTTGCTGTCTCATCCATATCAGATGAAAATGCCTCATCAAATGGCCTTTTTAAACCTTTAGTGTAAGTGTGAAATGCCTTTCCATCTAGTCGAATTACTAAATAACTCCTAGGTCCCAAATAAGACCTGCTACTAAACTCATAATTTTTCATTCTATCCCCTAAATCATCTTTCATATTTTATGTTTTTTTAATATTATACGTAAATTAAAAATAAATGTTTCAACTTCATTGTAGAGAAAATGATGTATTTATAAAATTTTACATATTTATATAAAAACAAAAATATGAAACAATTAGAAGATGGTATTGAAAATCAGATAATAAAATTATACAAAGAAGGTATGAGTAATAAAAATCTATCAATTAAATTTAATTTACATAGAACTACGATTCAAAGATTGTTAAAAAAAGAAAAAATAAAATTACATAAAAGAAAAAGCGATTTAGTATGTAATAAAAGTTTCTTCATGTCTTATACAAAAGAAAGCTGTTACTGGGCTGGGTTTATATTAGCCGATGGATATATTAGAAAAAACAGCAGTAATCTACACATTAAACTACATAAAAGAGATTCTAATCATCTAATTAATTTTTTGAGATGTTTGGATATATTGGAATCAGATATTTTAAACATGGTTAAATACAGAGAAAATGATAAAGAAAACTATTGTTATATAGATTTACATATTGATGAATTTATTATTGGATTGAGAGATTTGTTTTCAATAGTTAATAAAAAATCTTTAACTGCTAAAATAGATAATAAAATTCCAGAAAATATGCTAAAACATTTTATTAGAGGTTACTTTGATGGAGATGGGAGTATAAGTTCTGTGAGAAAAATATATCCTGTAATATCTTTTACTGGAACTCTGGAAGTTTTAAATAGTATTATTGATTTTTGTTCTAAAAACAAATTAAAAGAAAACCATAAACCTAAAATTTATATTAGGTATCACAATATAGTGGGTTCATTCGCTTACTATGGTAAGGATTTTATAAAAAAATATTATAATTTATTATATGAAGATTCTAATGAAAAAATTGAATTAAAAAGGAAAAAGGAAAAAATAATATCTTTTTTATAATAATAATTTACACCAATCACCCATTGTTTCAAATTTCATATTAATTCTTATTTTGTATAGTCAATTTGTTATACGCAATAAAAACAAAAATGTTCTAAAAAAAACGCCCTCATTTCTGAAAGCGTTTTTATTTTTATTAAAATTAAGTAATTTATGTAGATGAATCAGCAATAACGCTTCCAGCTCCAAGATTAACAGAATTAATATTTCCTTCTTGTTGCAGTAACAATTATTTCACCAAAAACTTTAGATAAATAATCACTTGAATTGTTGTTAACTAATTCTATATAAGCATTAAAAACAGCAGCAGCCTTTGTATCAAACGCATCTTTACCAATTCTTTTAGAATCATATGCAGACTTTAATCCAGCTATTGTATCTGTTGCTTTTTCTGCCAAAGCATTAATACCATCAATATAACCTTTTATCTCGATATCTTGAAGGATGGTGTCATAAGAATCAGCAGCCTCTTTAGAGAGTTCTAAAATAGCATCTTTAGACACACTCTTTACTTCTGCAAAAGTAGCGTTTGTAGTTGTGTTAAACCCACTTCTAATAAAGGCAACCTTTTCTCCAAATGGAGGCGTACTTCTCCATAGTGAAGCATATACTTCTCCTCCAGAGTTTAAAACTTCTTGTTTGTTTAGAACTAAGTTTGGATTATTTATATCTTCTATAACAGTCCATACTCCAGGTTCTATGTTTAAGATTATATTTTCTCCTTTTTTATTAAGAGTTGAAATCTTCGATATTCTTCTTGTTTTTATAGCTACTAACATGATTTGTTTTTATTATAAATAAAAAACAAATTAATTAAACTCTAACTATTACTAAACAAACATCATCAACTTGTTCGTTCACCCCCATCCAAGCATCAAAGTTTTTTTCTAAAATTTCCTTTTGAACTTCTACTGGCTGGTCAATGTTTTTTTGTATTTCTTTTTTTAAGTTTGCTGTTTTATACTTCTTGTTTTTATCTCCACCAAACTGGTCAACATAACCATCACTCATAATATAAATACAATCACCCTCTTCTAATTGAAGTTTATGGTTAGTATAGACAGAATCAATGTCTCCAATATAATTTTTATCAGACTTAACTTCTATTAAATCTCCACTTTTCTTAAAAAGATATAAAGAGTTAAATGCTCCAGAGTATTCTAACTCTTTTGTTTCTAAGTCAAGAGAACAAAGAGCTATGTCCATACCATTCTTTGTATCGTTGTCAGAGAATGCATCATAAACATACTTGCTTAAGTGGTCTAAAATTTCAGAAGGTTTTGTCATCCCTTTGACTTTAACAGAATCATTTAGAGAATTGTTTCCAATCATACTCATCATTGCTCCTGGAACTCCGTGACCAGTACAATCTGCTGCAGTAAATAAAAATTTGTTTTCATTTTTATGGAACCAATAGAAATCTCCAGACACAATATCTTTTGGCTTAAACAAAATGCTTGAGTTTTCATAAACATCTTTAATAGTCTCCTTTTTTCCAAAAATAGAATCCTGTATTATTTTAGCATAATTAATGCTATCTGTAATTTCTACTTGTTGGTGAGTTATTTCTTCTGTAAGTCTAATCTGCTTTTTTCTTGAACGCTGTACTAAAAACAACATCGAAAGGACTATAGCAGCAATAATTGCTGTTAAGAATATTGCAATGTTTCTTTTCTTAATTTCAGACTCCTTCAAAAGGTTTTCGGTATTAAGAATTTGAATCTCTTTTTCCTTTTCGTTTGTTCTAAATTTAGTTTCTGCTTCCAGTATATCCTGGTCATTACCCTGCTTGTTTAAAGAGTCTGAAATAACCTGATACTTTTCAAAGAACTCTAAAGACTTTTTATAGTCTCCAGTTTTCTTATATAAATCATGAGCGTTATCAAATAAGTTTTGAGATAAAATAATATAATTAGCCTCCTTCTCTTTAGCTAAAGCAAGAGTTAAATACTTTTCAGACTTACTGTAATCTTCAGTTAAATTATAGAAGTCTGAAAGCTCCATTTCTATATATGCAATTAACAAGAAGTATTCAATTTCTTTCGCCAACTCATACGCTTTGAAAAAGTGTTTCTCAGCATTTTTATAGTCTTTTTTATTTTGATATACGAGACCTATATTATTGAAGATTTGAGCAGAAACTTTTTTGTTATCAGTTTTGTTCGACTTTTCTAAAGCTAAATAATAATTCTCAAGAGCCAATTCTAATTCTTCAATTTCAAGATACACATTTGCTAAAAATCTTAACGAAGAACAAATCAACTCATCATCTCCCATGTTGTTAGAAATATCTAAAGAGTACTTTGCATAGTCAAGAGCTTTTACAAAATCTCCTTTGTGCTGAAATGTAATAGACAAAGAAATAAATAAATCATGCTTTTCTCTCTCTACATTTACTTCATTCTTAAGCAAATCTTGCGAGCTCATATATAACTCAACAGCTTTATCATAAAGACCTAAGTCACTTTGTAGGTCAGCAAATTTATTTATAACACAAACTTCATCTTTTTTGTTACCACTGTTCTGAGCTAATTTAACCCCTAACTCGAAATATTCATAACCTAAATCAATATCTTTTTTAGAATAGGCAAAGTCTAAAATGCTCTTAACATTCTCAATCTTCTGAGAATAAGTAGTAGAACTATTCAAATCAGACTTCATTTCTTCTAAACCCTTTGAAAAGGTGATTATAGAAATAAAAACAAGCATTAATGTTAATAGAGTTTTCATATTATAAATTTATTGGTTCTATCTTGTTATACGCAATAAATTCAAAAATGTTCTATATAATCATAAATATCTTATTGAGCTACAATGAAATTTAATTCAAAATTCTCCTTCTCTACATTGAATTTCTCAAGTTCAAATAATCTAAATCCGTTGATGCGGATGTCAGTAGGAAAGAAGCACTTCCAACCTTGACTCATACCTTTATGAATATAATAGAAGAACGCAATTTCTCTTTTTCCTTCCTCATTCTTATATCTAATTGCAGCAGTATCATTTGTCATGAAAACATGCTCACTAAATTTAAAGCCTGGCTTTTTACCAATTGATTCAGTTGCTTTTTCTCTAAAGTTATCAATATCTAAAACATCATCAACTACATTCCATGTTTGACCAGTTATCTTGATTATCTCGAAACATCTAAATCCAAATATGTGATTATCTGTAGGAAAAAAATATTTCCAGTAATCCTCATCATATTAAAATAGAGCCAGAGCATCTTTTGTGCTTGTTTTATTGAACCTTACAAAAGCTGAATGGTCAGACAGAGCATATCTACTTTTTATCGTGAAATCTTCTCCATTCACATTTCCTACTCTATTCTTTTTAGAGAAATTCTCAGCTACCTTCTGAATTCTCTTATCTAAATCTGTTGCTAATTTTTTCTGCATATTACGTTAGTGGCAATTCTCTTCTTGCTCTTTTTATATTGTTTTTAATCATAGGGACTCCAGACTGAACTGCTTCAAAGAAAGTTTCCTTATCTTCCAATACTGGCATAATTACATTATTGTAAATTGCTGCCTCTGCATTGAAAAACCAATATACACTCATAAGTGGAGATACGAATACATCCGCTTTCTTTTCATCTGGAAACATATGGTAATCACCAAACTCTCCTTCAGCTGCAGGAATTATTCTTGTTTGAACGTGAGACTTTCTATGTCCTGGTTGATTCCAGACATGTTCACAAGCCTGCTTGTACTGTTGGAAGCAATCCATGAAAGAAACAAGACTACAGCTTCCATAGAAACCTCCTTGCTTTGTTATCTGTGCCATATTCTCAAGAGCAAGATAATGACTTAACTTTTCTTCAGTCTCAGTTCCAAACCCAACACAAGATAAAATCTTTGTTGGTACGTCAGCATTCTTAACAGCAGCTAACGTTAATGTATCTTCTAACATTGTTCCACTTCCATCTTCATTCCCTTTCATTATAGAACTCATACCCGCTTCAACAAGAAGTATAGCATCTATCTCAAGATGCTTTATAAGCATATTAAGTGAATTAGAATATTCTTTCACACTCTGGTCTCTCTTAAACATCCATATTGGAACGTCTTGATTTCTTGCATCTCTAAACCAACTTGAAAGATATGCTTCTGGTAAATTTTCAGAAGGAGTTTTTAAATTCCCACTAACTCCTACACAACCAAGTGCTATAGGAATTGTTTCAACATGTTGATTTATTTCCACCCAATTGGATTGGGTATAATTTGCCAAATGTAATCCCATTTTCATTTTTTCAAGAGTAAAATAGATTGGAAGACTTGAAAACACATCAACTCCTCCTCCAGCTCCAAGTATTAATATATTTTTAGACTTTTGTAACTGCATCACTACAGGAATAGGTAAATTCAACATAATAATTTATTTTATACAAAAATATTGATTTAATATCAATTTTCAAAATTTTAACATATTTATATATGTATTAAAATATGTATTATGAAAAAAAGAAAACTAATATCTATAACTCTTGATGAGTCTACTATTAATATTTTAGAAATTTTATCAAAAAAAGAAAATATTAATAAGTCAAGATTTATAGAAAATCTGATTTTAAATAAAACGTCTTCTGATGAAAATTACATTTACGCTTCAAATTCTGCGGGGCCAATAGCAATTCCAATATCAGAAATTATTAGCAAAGTAAAAAAGGCAATGAAAGATGAATAATTTTAAAAAAACAATAAAAGAAAAGATAGATTCTGGAAATCACCGATTTTTAACTAAAGAGATTCAAAGAGATAATGAATTTTTAAAATTTATAAATTTAGAAACAAAGTTTTTAGATGAAAAATTATCTTATACTCCAACAATACAACAAAGAGTATGGCATGTATATAATAATTCAACAAATATAAACACTTGTAGAGAGTGTGAAGGTGAAGTTAATTTTATAAAACTGTCAAGAGGATATTCATTAACATGTTCAATAATTTGTAAAAATGGTCCAAAAACTCAAGAAAATATTAAAAATTCATTAATTGAAAAATATGGATTTGAAAATGTTGGGCAAATTCCAAAAGTGAAAGAGAAGATAAAAAACACATTAAACGAAAAATATGGAGTTAATAATGTTATGGATATTAATGATGTTAAAATTTCTCATAAAAAATCAATAAACAAATCAATATCA